TGACGTAGTGGACAAGGATGTTAATATAGAGAATGAAGTTGTGAGTAATGATATTGTATGTCAAGTATACAAGTATATTGAAGATAACGTGAAGGATTGGAAAAAGAGGGAAATTTGCAGGAGATATATAGATAGCATTGTTAATGGCGATAAGTGGAAGGGAGCAGAGGTGGCTAAGGACTTAGGGATAAGTAAGCAGTGGGTAAGTGCGGTGGTAAATGGATTGATTGATGAATTAAAGGGTGTGATAAAATGCTAGGAGCAATGATAAAAGCGGTGATAAGCGGAGCTTACATAATAGTAGGTGCTTACTTGATACGTTCTGTAAAGGAAGACCAGAATAGACCGGGAAAGTCTATTAATGACGTACAGCAGAATCACTGTGACGTATGTTCTGGATGGACATTGATAGCCATGGGCATTATGATGTTGACAGCGATATAAGGAGGACATATGATAGGAGATATGCAGAGAGAGCTTATGAAACGGCATATACAGTTTGCCAAGGGCGATAATTATAAGTCTATGATACACCGTAGCCTGATTAATACTGAGAGAGATGAGATTAAGTATGATATGGTAGATGAGTACTATGATTGTACTAAGTCAACATCTACAGGTGAAAGATTGGGGTAAGTTTTTATCAAAAAGTACTTGACAAGGATGAGTTTCTGTGGTATAATAGGTGTACAACAACAAAGGAGATTGACAAATGATATCTAAGAAAGATATGAAGATGTTGGAGCACGCTAAGGATATTGCAGAGTTGTCTGATTATCCTACATATCACGTTGGTTGCGTTATAGCGTTAAAGAATAAGATACTTAATGCTTCATTTAACACAACCAAAACTCATCCTTTACAAAAGATATATAATATTGAAAGGTTTCAATCAGATACAACACCACATAGTCTACACGCAGAGATTCATGCCTTAGCTCCGCTGATAGGTGCGGACATTGATTGGAAGAATGTTACTGTATACGTAGCAAGGAAACGAAAGTGTGATGGTAAAAATGGGCTGGCAATGCCTTGTAAAAGCTGTATGAAAGCTATTAAAGATATAGGCATAAAAAACATAGTATACACTACTGATTTTGGTGTAGCTCATGAAGTGATTAGTTAATCTACATATATAAGGAGATATGATATGTTTCATAAGTTTGTGATGAATACAATATATATAGTATTTGTGTTAGTAATCTGCTACTTAACCTTTTATGGTTTACCCGTTTGATTGAAAGGGGAGTAACATAATGGACATAAGGGTAGAGTTATCTGTAGTATTGGAGGACATTAAGTGTAGAGATTTAGTAAGTATCAATGATGAGGTACATAACATTCTTGATGATACTTGTAGCATAAGTCATGTATCGCTAGAAGAATTTACAGTTAAATCCAATGATAAAGGGACGGAGTGTGTATTCGTTTTTATAATGAGCAGTAGCGAAGCTGAATGCTTGGCAGATAATGCAGTATCAGATTTACTATGTCGTTTTATAGATGATATGTGTAATGTTCATAACTTAAAACCAGTACAGTTTGAATGGCGCAGAGTCTAAAGTAATTACAACAAGGAGGACATTCAATGTTTGAGCGGGAAAGAAATATATTAAAAAGTGCATTGGGTGCGAGATATGAAATCTTAAAACAATACGATATTATAATAGCTGGTGGTGCTATTACTTCTGTATTCACTAACAGACCCATTAATGACTTTGATATGTACTTTAGGGATGCAGAGACTGTGAAACGATTTTATATTACTGAGGTTATCAATTGTCACAACTTTGTCCCACAATATCTTACTCATAGAGCTGTGACAATGATGTCACCTAATGCAGATGGTGTGTATCAAATGGTGTGTTGTGGGTTGTATGAAACGCCAGAAGATGCATTTAAGAATTTTGATTTTACGCTTAATATGGGTGCGTATGATTTCAAGACTGAGGAATTTGTTTTGCATCCTGAGTTCTTGTTGCATAACGCGCAGCGTATGATAAGTATAAACAAAGATACAAAATATCCGATAGCTTCCTTGGTACGTGTACATAAATACTTAGCGCGTGGCTATCAAATGATACCTACTGAATGGTTCAAGATGGCAATTATGTTACATCAGTATAACATAGATTCTTGGGATATGTTTGAGGATGGTCTTTCGGGGCTGTATGGTGAAGAAGTTCATATTGCCAATCAAGATGATAATACTCCATTCAGTTGGGAAGAGGCTATGAAACGTATATGTAAATTACAAGAAACAGAGTTGCCAAACAATAGAGTAAATTCTGCTGATTTTGTGGGAGCATCTTGTTATGAGCAATTGAGGATGATAATGTCCAACTTTGATTATCAAGTCAACTGCATTAGGTTAGCTAGTAGCCGTAATATGCATTTTGCGCTAAATAGGTATGATATTCTACAAGATGAAGATGGGAGAATCTTCTTACAAGATATTAATGGTAATTATGATGGATTAAATATCACAGACGCGCCAGAAGAAACATACCCTATTCATGTTTTCAAGGTGGTACGTAAAACTGAACGTGGAGAATATGTTAGCCTTCCCCATGGTAGCATTAGGTTTACACCCGGAGAAATACTCAATACTGAAAGGTATAGTGATTATTTAGCGGTATTTGATGTATGTAACTTGAATACGGGGGCTGTTTCAGAAACAGGTAGGTCAAGAAATGTTATCCTGCATATGTTAATAAATTCACCAGATTGGTTTGCATATCAGCGGTCTAGTAGACCACCTGCTATATTAATAAAGAAAGCGCTAATCGTAGGTGAGATATCCTTGAATGAGTTTAGGGTGATATTTAAACATGAAGCCCTAGACGAATCAGAATCAGAAGAGAATGATAATTTTGATTTAATATTAAATACTCCATTGACTGTTCATCACACAACACACTTTACACCAGAAAATTTAACGGCGTGGGAGGCTTGAAATGGTAATAACAGAATGCCCGGTTTGTGGCGGTGAAATGTATAAATTGAAAAGAGGCGGTCATGATTACTTTATTTGTTGCAGACCATCATGTACTTGTACGTATGACGAAATAGGAGGATATTATATTCCTTCTACTGCCTTACCCAATGTTAGTCAGCTTTTGAGCATTGACTTTATTAATAGTAATCTCCATGCTGACTTTCGTCCGCTGACAGCTTTGGAAGCGTACAAGATTATTGAAGAATGTGGAGACATAGCAAGCGAAATCTACAATGCAGAAGACAACGTGCCGTTTTAACAGAAAGGAGAAATTAATATGATAGCCATATATACTTCTTACTTTGGGAATATGAAAAAATTACCGCCTGACGAAATAATACCAGTGTCTATTGCTGGTAAGTCTCCCGACTGGTTTACTGGTTATAAGTATAAACCCTTAGTTTCACAATACGATTGGTGGAGTCAGTGGAAGAATCATCCCGATAGGGATGGAGTGGAGGGTAGGCAGTTCTATATAGAATCTTATTATAACAATGTACTTACAAAGCTTGACCCATTTAAAGTTTATTTTGATTTGATAGATATTTCAAGGCAAGATTTTGATGGAGGATATAAGGATATTGCTCTTGTATGTTATGAAAAACCGGAACAATTTTGTCATAGGCATATCGTAGGGCGCTGGTTATATCACTACTTAGGGGACTACTTCTTAGGAGAGTGGGGGACTAAAGATTGACTATAAGGTATAATGTAATGATTTGCCCATTCAAATTGTGGGGACGTACTATACAGAATCCCTTAACCATTATACGTGAACGTATGTTTGAAGGTGTATCAATCACACACTATAGCAGTACTATAGGTCATGTCATAGGTAATAGTGTTAGAGTAGGTTCAGACGGATTTTATGCAGACATAGGTATAGTGAATTATTATGGAAATACAAAATTTGAATTTAAGGATATAAATTGGAATGGTTTTACGTGCAACGAAAATAAATTGGTGATAGAATCTATATTGCGGATAATAATGAGGGAAAGGACATAGTAGGAGGTATATATGGCTTGTTTGAATGTGGTAGACCACTGAGAGAAAATAAGTGACTGTCAACAATTTTATATGACATAATAATAACGACTGTTGTACAAAATGGAAACCAGTCGTTATTATTATTTAAATGCGTTTGGCATATAAATCCTTAACGAAACTTTTTGTAAAAATTCACTTGACGAAATGAAAAAATGTGCGTATAATATAGGTAGAAGGAAAAATAATTTTAAACACAAAAATATAAAGGAGTGCGATTAAAATTGTATAGGATTATTGGTTCTAAAGGTTGTACTCGTTGTGAAATGATAAAAAACCTTTTTGATTCTAAAGGTATTAAATATCAGTACGACCTAATTAATGAAACGCCTGATAGGGATATAATCTTACAGCTAGCAAGTGCGCATAAGATTACTAGCTATCCTATCGTACTAGATGAAAGTAATTCTATAGTAACTGATTTCAGCAAAATCTAACAGGAGTTGATAGCATATGCCTTATTTTAAAACTTCATATGAACAAGAGTTTGATGACCTATATATGTACCTTAAATCTAAATATCCTAAAGAAGTATGGAATCAAGAGGGCATTGGGGAACAAACTGATTTAGGTAAGTTCAGTAAAAAATTTTTTGAAACAGAAATTACAACTACCGCTGACGTGTCTGTAGACGCTAATAGTAATGTGGATGATATGACGGTAGTAGCTTATGAGAATGAGCTTGCAAAACCTTCCACACGTCTTAATTCTCTTTATCTACTATGGAAATATGCTCGTAAGTTATATGATACTAAAGTAGCAAATGATATTGTAGAACGTGAGCTTGCGGGTGATTATTACATCAATGATATGTCAAATGTACAAAAACCTTACTCCTATGATGGAGATACACTGATTTGTGTTAAGTGTGAAGGTAAAATTCAGTACATGACAATGAGAGAACTATTTGAAAAATATCAAAGTAGAGTAATAAAGTTAGAGGATAGAGAACAAATTAATCTACGAGACGTAGAAATATCAGTAATGGATTCTGGTAAGTTTGTTAGTCTATTGTACTCTATACGCCATAAGACAAATAAGTATATGGTTTGTATAGAAACAGGAGATGGACGTTTTTTGTATGTCACCTCTGACCATCCTGTAATTCTTGCAGATGGCACTGAGGTTGAAGCTAGACATATTAAAGTTGGCGATACATTAGCTACAGGGTATACAGGATTCGAGTTTGATACTAAATCTGTAGATAAGGTGATTTACTCATTAATCAATGCTTGTAGTACAGGCGCAGATACAGAAGCGCTTTGTAGTTTACTTGTTCCAATCTACGACAAGCTTCTTAAGGCTGTAACTACAGTAGTTGGTGAAGGTGAAGAAGAAGTTGTACTAGACCTTGATGTTGCATCATATAAGTTTGCACAACAGATTTGTGAGGCATTTAATATATGTGGGGTAAGTTGCGGTATTTATGTAAATAATGCAGGTGACGGATATAATGTAAAAGCTACATTTAATACCCCTGTTGATAATAAAGTTAAAGCTATAAACACTCGTGTTTGTACAGATGAGTTTGTATATGATATTACAACATCTACAGGAACGTTTTATAGCAATGGTTTGAAATGCCATAACTGTTATAACTTTAGTACATATGATGTAATGACCAAAGGACTTCCTTTTGTTAATAAGATTGCTTCACGTCCACCTAAACATCTATCTTCATTCTGTGGGCAAATGGTTCACTTTACAAGCTATGCAAGCAATCAGGTTATGGGTGCTGTAGGGCTTGCAGATTTGCTAATAGTAATGAGCTATTATGTAAAGAAAGAACTTGATACGTTACCTACTAATCCTGATTATGTATGGACATTCGTTAAGCAAGAGTTGCAGAATCTTATCTACTCAATGAATCAGCCGTTTAGGGGTGGTCTACAGAGTGGTTTCTATAACGTGAGTGTGTATGATAGTTACTTCCTTGACACACTAATTCCTGATTATATCTTTCCTGATGGAACTACACCAGATAAGGCATTGGTACAGAAGATACAAGATATTTTCCTCGACCTTATGAATGAGACGATGAGGATATCGCCAATTACATTCCCTGTAACAACTGCTAACTTCTGTATTGATGAAGATAATAATATACTTGATAAAGACTTCCTTGAGTATATTGCAAAGAAGAATCAGGAATGGTGCTTCATAAACATCTACGCAGGAAATACAGCAACACTAAGCTCATGCTGCTTTGAAGGCAGTCAGCCTGCTATCATTCGTGTTAATGGTACAGTACATTATATGCCTCTCAAAGAAATATTTGATATGGTAGACGATAGTGATATGGAAACACTATACGATGGTAGATGGGTTAAAGCACGTCATACACAAGCGTCTACAAAAAGTAATCTGTATAAGATTACATTAGTGAATGGTAAAACAATGACTGTAACAAAAGACCACCTTCACCCAACAATAAATGGTGTTTTGCCTTCTTCTGAATTAACTACAGATGATTATATTGAGGTAAATACTAAATCAGTTGAGGGGACACAAAGCAATGGCGTTAAATTGGATTATGAGTCGGGTTATAATCTCGCAACTTGTGTAGCAAAGAATTTGAACTATTGCTTGATGGATAAATATACTGTGAAGGATAGTAATGGGCAGCGTTGTTTTGCTCCTTCTTGTCTCAATGAAAGCATTATTTTTAGAAGCGCTATTGTAGATGTTATTAATCAGTCTGGTAATGATAAACGTAAATATGTTCGTACATATTCTAAACAATATGTAGAATCTATTGAGATGTTACTTACTTCACTAGGTAGAATATCCTTTATTGAAAAAGATGGTGAAGAGTATGTCATAACATGGGACAAGACTGATTATGACGGTGAGATTCGCAAGTGCGACAACAAAACCTATATTAAAATCCAGTCTATAGAGCAAGTAGAGAACAACGAAAAAATGTTTGTGTATTGCTTTGAGATGGACGATAAAGATAAACCATACTTTGTATTGCCCAACGGTATTGTGACGCACAATTGCCGTCTACGTTCAAATAAAGACAACATGTACCTTGGTTATTCAAATAGCTTTGGTTCTGGTGGCACACAGATTGGTAGTTTTGGCGTAGTTACTGTAAATCTTCCTCGTATAGCTATTAAGGCTAAAGGCAACTATGACAAGTTTATGGAGCTACTTGATGATACTGTAGAACTTGCTATTAAGATTAACCACGTAAAACGCTATATACTTAAGAAACGAATTGATTGCGGAGCATTACCACTGTATACACATGGTTTTATGAATCTACAAAAACAATACGCAACGGTGAACCGTATCACTCGCCGTCATATTACTTTACCATCTCGTCAATGGGGTCACAAGTGTGGCTAACGGGGAAGGCTAAGTTATCTAAATAATATGCTAATCCCGTGGGAAGGGGTCTAATAAGGCTCAACCTGTATCGACTAGTTACGTTGAGTAACGTAGGGCTATTATTGACACATAGCTCGAAAAGGTAATAGTATCATTAAAGATGATATTAAGAGATAGTCAGTACCATGAGAAATCATAGGTTTCCCTTACAACATAGGGGTGTTAACGGTATCAAAGAATGTATTGACTTCATGGGAATGTCAATACTCAATAAGGACGGGCAGGACTTCTGTAAGAAGGTTTTACAGGCAATTAATAAAAATAACGACAAAGCGGATGCCAAATATAAGTACGCACACAACCTAGAGCAAACGCCTAGACAGTTGGGCAATAGTGACATAAACCTATAAATCACTATTCAAAATCCCTTTTAATTGACTTGGAGTGCCAGAGATGGCTAACAGGGCGCAAGTTTAAATACAGCGTGAACGACTAAATAAAGGGACTTCATTAGGTAAATAATATGAAGGTGCGATAGTCTGACCTCGTGATATAATCTAAAAATGAAACACGAGAGGGAATGTCGAAGAACTTCCCCGCCAATATAATATGTTGGTCATATAAGTAACAGAGTGAGCGAAAACAGTGCGATTAAACTTGCAACTAAAGATAAGTTGCTTAAATATCAGGACACTTATGAACTATATTCAAATCAATTCATACCACTTATTACAGAAGCAGACCTATTAGACCGTCTACGTCTACAAGGAATGTTTGATTCTGAGTTTAGTGGTGGTAGTATTCTACACTGCAACGTAGATTCACCTGTAGAAGATTATCACGATATCATGAGAATGATTGAGTGTGCAGTTAAGATGGGTGTTGTGTATCACGCGATTAACTATAATCTACAAAAGTGTGAAGATGGTCATATGAGTGTAGGTAGGCATGAGGTATGTCCTGTATGCGGTAAGCCAATCACTGATAACTATATCAGGGTTGTGGGCTTTATCGTGAATGTGAAGAACTTTCACAAGGTACGTAGGGACGTAGATTATGCTAACAGACAGTTCTATGAAGGTTCTGACGTAGGTAAACTTAAACAGTAATATGAATTAGGGGTTGGCGCAAGTCAGCCCCTACATATACTTATAACGGAGGTAATTAAAATGGCAATTAGAATTAATACTACTGAGATTTTAGCTAATCTTTTAGGTAGTGATAATATGTTTCCCGGTGCTCGTATTTCAGACCATATATTAAAGAAATTTGAATATAACCTTGATTTCTTAATTCCCGGTCATATCTATTATGAAGATGACGACAAAGAGAGGGAAAAAGCAGTCAATAAGTTCGATTTCTGTTGTAGATGGATAGATTGTGATGGCGAAAAGGTAATACAGGTTACGACTACTGATAGCAAACCAAACCGCAACTATTACAATGACAGGTTGGCAAAATTTGTAGGGGAGATACTTCCTAAATTTGCTGATGATTTCATAGAAAAATATCTGTAAAAACTTTTCCAAAACCCCTTGACAAACTTGCCTGATTGTGGTATAATGATATCACAATCAGAAAGGAGGTAGTACAATGTCACGATATAAGATTGGAGCAACAGATGGAGGGGACGCAGGACTTGATTTATCTTGGGTTTATAGGCTGAATGATGTAGATGGAGCAGTCGTTATTACTAAAAATATTACTCCATTATTTCAAGAAGCAGTCTTAGCAAATAAAGATAAGCTCATTGTTCATGCAACAATAACAGGTTTTGGTGGAACAAAGATAGAACCTAACGTACCCAAGGTGGATGATAATTTTGATGCTCTTGCTACATTAATCAGCAATGGGTTTCCACAAGCTAAAATAACTATCCGTATCGACCCTATTATACCAACACCAAAAGGAATACAAAGAGCGTTCAGCATATTTAAAAAAGGCATTGACAATGGGTTCTCAAGGTTTAGAGTAAGTATTATTGATATGTACCCACACGTTAGAGAGCGTTTTAAAGCCGCAGGCTTACCGTTACCGTATGGCGATGAGGGATTTTCTCCAAGCACAGAACAAATTAAGGCTGTAGATGATATGTTAACGGCTGTACTTACATACTGTAAAACAAAAAGTAATACGCCTAGAATTGAGTGTTGTGCCGAGCCAAAGTTAAAAAATGCGATTCAGTGTGGATGTATCGGTGGATTTGATTTAATGCTTTTAGGGCTTAATCCGTATGAGAGTAACGATGTTGGGTATCAGCGTAAACATTGTATGTGTTATTCTGGTAAGACAGAGTTGTTAAAATCTAAAATTCCATGTTCTCATGGTTGTATATATTGCTTTTGGAAAGGAGTAACAAAATGATTATGGTGCAATATGACAATTTGTATGAAAAAGGTGACGTTGTAATCTTTGAGAAGAACGAAAGGCTCATGGTAGGCATTGTTACTGGATATTATGTAGATACTTCTGCCGGAGATTCAATCTGGTACAACATTGCTGTCAATAAAGAGTTTACATATACTTATCTGAATGGTGGAGATGTTGCAGAGTTTAATATTCTTTGCAAGTTACAAGACGCAGATTCGGTAGATAAGGTTAATAATTTTATCATAGGTGAACAAGGATGAAAAGATGATACAATCTACAAAATCAAGAAAATATATTCGTAAATGCGGTGTATGCGGTGTACGATATGAACAATCAGAAATGCAAAGGAATAAAGATTCACCAAACGGTTGGATTTGTCAAGATTGTATTGTAGATAATAACCCAGAGCAATATTATGATTGGGGGTTATACCCAAACTTTTAAGGGGAGATACATAATGTTTCGTGTTATTATTGCTGGTGGAAGAGATTTTGATAACTATGACCTTTTAAAATCTACAATGGATAAGTTACTCTCAAACAAAGCCACGAATGATATTTGTATTGTTTGTGGTAAAGCTAAAGGTGCTGATACATTGGGTGAGTATTATGCTAAAGAGCGCGGTTATCAAATCGACTATTATCCAGCTAAATGGGATAAGTACGGTACATCGGCAGGGTACTTGCGTAACTGTGAAATGGCGCGTGAATCAGATGCTTTAGTTGCTTTTTGGGACGGCATGAGCAAGGGTACAAAACACATGATAGACGTGGCAAGGAGATACCATCTACAAGTAAGAGTCAAGAGGTATATAAAATGAGTGGTTTAGAATTGGGAGTTGCTTTTCTTATTTGCTTTGGTATGATAGGCATAATCATATGGTTAATGATTACAACTCGATGACAAAGGAGAAATTATATGACATTCTACATAAGCGGTGATGAAGTTGTTGCTTGTGCTTTAGTGCTCAAGATGAGAGGGGAACATACTAACATTGTTTCATTGGAAGAAGCACGTTCGATAGCACAAACAATGAGGAATAATTTTATTAAACATAAGGTTGATGCGATTGTGACGGATTACCAACTGGAACACGCAGTATATAATAATCCCGGATGGTTTGAGTTTATAAATATTGGTTCAACTCCGTGTATTAAGTGCAAAGACAACAGAACAGCAAATGAACTAGAAGGTAGATTTTTATGCTATGTGCCCATTAGCTTATTACATTATGCTATGGAGTGATTGATATGACATGTTTTAAAATGTTAACTGAATCTCTTTTGGCTACATTAGCATATGTAGCACCAGAAACATACTTTACAGAGCGAGACATTTGCAATTACTATTTGTACCTATTGGGGAATATGCCTGTATACATTCCTACTAACCTGAGTGTAGAAATGATTGAATATACTGTTGAGGAATATCCAGACGTGTTTAAGATTAAACATGAAGGTGATTCAATCGCGATTAGTGGAGATACCACTGATTGTCTAAACTATTTTCTTAGGTGCAGTAATGAAATGCAACAATTAATTTTACGCCTAACAGAAAGATGGATAAAGGAGAATAAACGATGAAGATTGGCTTTCTTACATATCCGCATTGTCCAGAGTGTGGATGTGGTAATTGGAAAAATGAGCAATGCGAATTTGCTCACATGTGCTACAGAGAAACGATAATCGACAAAAATGCGTATATTATGCTGGAAGGTATACCGTCTGAATGGGTTGAGCCTGATAAGCTCAAATATCCACCAGAACCAATGCAGATTATCAATCTTGACTCTGACTTTTTAAAAGAAGTGCATTCGATTTTTCAAGACTGTGGATATGGCGAGATAGCTTGTAAAGAGCTTGGGTTCGTACTTGCCAATTACTTTATGGACGCATTGGTAGAAGCTCATAAGAAGATGAGTCTTGATACCTTTACGCATATAGATAGCATCGAAGCTACTCAAACATCACAAAGGAGATAATCATGACTAAAACATTTCCTATGGCATATATTGAAGAAAGGGTTAGGGATTTAACTAACGTTGAGTATTCTAGCGCAGTTGAAGATGATGATGGCGTTATTGAATATATCATTATCTTTTCTGATGTAGATGGTAGGTTCTACAAAATGCAATATAAAATTGACCTTACCGGAAAGAAATACCCTAACCCTTGGCGCACATTAGAAGAAATGACATGTGTTGAAGTATATAAAGAAGAACACATTAAATATCGTCTTGACCAAAAGTTTGACAAATATTGGGAATATAGACAAGAGGATTGGAGGGAAAAATCTTGAATATATTAGGTACACAGTATACACTGAACAATCATGCGTTTGAAATATATATAGCTGGTTGTTCTGGTAAACCACATTGTTATGGTTGTCATAATCCTGAGTCATGGGACTTTAGTGCGGGGCATGTAGATAATGAGTTTTTCCGAATAGCCATTGCTGAGAAAATAGAAGCCTTTGACCCTATGATTGATAACATCATGATTTTTGGTGGCGAACCTAATGACCAAAAACTTGATGAGTTGGAAGACTTCTTGAAGTATTTGAAACGATTCAACAAGCCTATTTGGTTATTCACACGCTATGGCATTGAAGAAGTGCCAGCATTTGAAAAAACATTATGTGACTATATTAAATGCGGTGCGTATTTAGCTAATATGGTTACTGATGATAACATACAATATGGCATTAGACTAGCCACATCGAACCAGAAAATCTACAAGAAGGGAATTGATTACTAATGATTTGCAAACTAAATCCTAATAAACAAGTGGTTGATAAGATTAAACAAGCAATAAAGGATAACGATGGTTATTGCCCTTGTGTAATTGCAAGAACACCGGAAACACTCTGTATGTGCAAAGACTTCATTGAAAATGTCAAAGTGGGTGATAAGTGTAAGTGCGGTTTGTATATTAAGACTGGCGAATAAGGAGGATGTTATGTCAACAGAAGATTGGAAAGACCGTGGAGAAGAAATAATGGGTGCATTAAGACATAATGTAATGCTAACAGAAAAGAATGACAAAAAAGAAAGAAAGGAAGGTTCAGATTGCTAGTCAATGCTTACTTACATGAAGACGCAATTAAGAAAGAGTTTTATAAAGTCTGGTATGACCCTAAATATCAATACTATTCTGGTTGTGGTTGTTTTGGGGAATTTAGTTTAGCGCATAACAATGATGGGAATTACAATGAACATTGTTTTGCCTCTATTAGTAAAAGTGGCGAGCTATTAGGTGTTATATCTTATCATGTAGATAGGATGGTGCGCAGTACTCGTAGTTTTGGTGCTATTTGCTTCAAAGATTGTTCTGTAGAATTTGCTAAAGATTTGATTCAAGCTGTAGATGATATCTTTTGCAAGTTTGGAATGAATCGCATGGAATTTTGTGTTATTAGAGGTAATCCTGTTGAAGACGCATATGATAGATTAGTTGACCGCGCTGGTGGACGTATTTTATGTGTGCGTCATGAAACGGCTGTTAATTTACAAGGGGATTTATGTGATGATAAAATGTATGAAATAATGGCTGTAGACTATTTTACAACAAAGTTAGCACGAGAAATAAGGAAAAAGGAGCACAGAAATCATGACAAAGAAGTTCAGTAAAGAATATCTTATGGAAGAGCTTGGTCTGCCGTATAATAGCGTAGAAAAAACCTTGGTTGATTCTGGAAGATGGGCGCTTACATATGAGATTGTCTTCCAAGATGTGGATGGTAAGTATTGGCAGACCTATTATAACACAGGTGCAACAGAAATGCAGTATGAACCACCATGGGAATACGAGGATGAAGTTGAGTGTACTGAGGTAGAAAAGCGTCAGGTGACAGTTGAGAAATGGATGCCGATTGGTGAACCATGAGCGACTTAAGTGCGATTTGTCTCATACTATTAATGGTTGCAGGCGGGTTCATAGGATTAGCTTTAGCACAGATTGCTACTAGTGATTTGTACCTTAATTTCAAAAAGAGAAGTCGTAGAAAGTTATCTACGATTCACCTAAAGAAAAAGCGCGATGAAGAGCTTGAGAGAACGCTATGGCTTAACCATATGGAATATCGTCTGCAACATGAATACAACGTTGATGTACTCTATGAGGTATACAAGGAACACAACTCTAATCCTAATTATGACGAGATAAGCGTGATATTGGTAGACCGTGATACAAATAAAATGGTGTGGAATAAGTTAACGCGATGGTTAGACGTTCCTCCCGTTATCATGGATGTTCTTGACCAGTTGGACAAAGGGGACGCATGGAATATGATTTGGTAAATGAAGGGAGAATGATATATGTTTGATTTACTTCTATTTCCCATGAGCTTTTGTATTGTACTTGCGTTTTATAAGTACATAGAATGGCAAACCTGTGTTCAAAGAGAAGTATTGCCTGATAAAAACTCTGATGCTAGTGCAAACATCGTAAAACTTACTGTCACCAATAACAATTATGATTCACTAAGTGATGCGCTTGATGAACTAAATCGGGGTGAAGCTCAAATTATTTTAGGTGAACCTTTACATGTCAACATGAGAGACTATATGCAATAATATCTATTAGGATGTGATTCGGTGATTCATTTAGGTGACATAACAAAAATAAAAGGTGATGCCATTCCTGTTGTAGATTGCATAATAAATGGCTCACCTTGTCAAACATTTTCAATAGCTGGCTTGCGTACAGGATTAAATGGTGAAAGTGGGCTATTTTTAGAAGCAGTTAGAGTTATAAAGGAGATGAGAGAGTGTGACAAAGCAACTGGAAGGGCAAACGGATTTATTCGACCAAGATTCATGGTGTGGGAAAACCCAACAGGGGTCTTTTCATGTCACAAAGGAGAAGATTTCAGAACCGTCCTTGAAGAAACAGCAAAAATTGCAGACCCAAATGCCGTTATTCCTCGACCTCCGAAAAACAAATGGACAAACGCAGGATGTGTCATGGGAGATGGGTGGAGTATTGCTTGGAGAGTATTCGATGCACAGTTTTGGGGAGTCCCCCAGCGTCGCCGTAGAATCGCACTTGTCGCAGATTTTGGAGGACAATGTGCCCCAGAAATACTATTTGAGCGCAAAAGCAGTTGCGGGAATATTACGCAGAGCGGAGAAACGCAACAAGCCATTACCAGAAATACTAAAGCAAGCATTAATCAATCAGTCGAAAACGTAAAGCCATCATTCTGTATTGCTGGTAATATTATAGGCAGAGGGGATAAGGCGGGTGGCAATGGTTACGGCTTTCAAGAAGATATATCATATACACTAACGGCTACAGACCATCATGCAGTTTATTGTTATGATGCAAGAGGTAATGGTAATGGTGATATATCATCTACAATAACTGGCGACCATGAAAATAGAATTACTGATTATACTACAGTTGTATGTATGCCATATAATTCATCCGTAAGACGATTAACACCATTAGAATGTGAAAGATTACAAGGATATCCTGACCAATACACTGATATTGACAGTTGGACAGATAATAGAGGCAGAGTACATAAATGTAGTGATACGGCACGTTATAAAGCGTTGGGTAATTCAATAGCGTTGCCGTCATGGACTTGGTTACTTAGTCGTTTATGTAAATACTTAGGTGATAAACCTACAATGGGCAGTTTATTTGATGGCATAGGTGGCTTCCCATTGATATGGGAACATATTAATGGACAAGGGTCTTGTTTATGGGCTTCTGAAATCGACTCATTTTGTATAGCTGTAACCAAAAAGCATTTTAAGACAGAATAAAAAAATAAAAAAAAATTGAAAAACCTCTTGACAAGCTCTTTCATCTGTGATATAATGATATCACAATGAAGGAGGGGACAAGATGAAGCACAAAAGAATCGAACTTACCTATACAGATGGATTCAAAAATGGATATGAACAAGCGATAAAAGATTTTAACACACCGAAGTTTCCAATCATGGAAAGATATGATAATTCAAAGTGCCCTCGATGTGGAAGATATTTTGACGAGTACGAAACAAACGAGGATAGTGTTATTTGGAGAGCAGTAACATTAGAACGTTGCCCATGGTGTGGACAGAAGTTAAAATGGAGGTAATGCAAAGTGATAGTAGGTAAACTTATAGTATCGTTCGTAGCAGCGATTATCATATGTCATACATATGGAGTATACCGAGATTGTGATAATTTCACCATGAGTGAACTTAAAAGATACTTAAAACGTTCAACTATCGGAGATATCGTCATTACAATGTGCGTCGCATTATTGTTTCTAATGTATTTACTCTGATAGTATGGAGGTAATAAATATGACAACTGGTGAAATCCTTGGAGTAACAATGATAGTAGTTACATTGTTCGCTATATTGATTTACTTGATAATAACATATTAGGAGGAACAAAAGATAATGACAATGGTGAGTTTTATTACGTTAGTAGCATCAATATATTTGATATACATATTATGTCAACGGCGTAAACGCAAAAACAAGTTAACACGTCAAGAGCAAAAACTATATTCTGGAAAAATAATTGTTTGTGACATAGTTGTTATCACCGGTATCATAATGCAAATCGTATTAAGTTGGATGGCTGTATAAGGAGGACATAATGGCAAAGTTAAATGAAGTAATAGAGCTACAATTAAAGAGCATAGAAAAACTCTCTGAAATTATGAGTAGTGTATTAGATAGGCAACAAGACCTAGATTTACGTTTGCGACAGTTAGAGACTAGATTAAATAAGTCTGACGATATGAACCGCAAGGCAATGTTATCTCTTGCGCAATCATCATAAAACACACTATGTGTTTCATATAGATATCTTACAAAAGAAAGTGGTGATATCAATGTGAATCTACAAAAAGAAAGGAGACAAATTGACAAAAGAGTAAAGGAGTAAGAATATGTTTTCATTTATTGGTATGTTATTAATCATCGTGGGTATTGTGGAGTTTGTTGCAACAACGCTTGTAATTAAATCCAAAAAAGGGCTATCGCTCATCGGGCTATTACTTATTGTATTCGGTATATTGCTTTCAATGTTGGTAATCACACCAGCAGGACATACGGGTGTTAAAGTGCGGTTAGGCAATGTAAGTACTACGAATCTCTCTAGTGGGCCGCATATTAAACTGCCTCTCGTTGAAAAGATAGTCAACATGAGCATTCAGACACAACGCCAGGATGTAGATGGTTCAGCGGCAAGCAAAGACCTACAGGACGTTGGTTATAATGTGTCAATCAACTTCAACGTTATTGATTCTAAAGCACCAACCCTTTACAGGGATGTAGGCGAAGACGCAGTAACAACCATCATTCGCCCAGCAGTACAAGAGTGCGTAAAATCCAATATCGCTAAGTACACTGCCGAGGAACTTATCACTAAGCGTACAGCAGTTTCATCAGGTATGAAGGACGATATCACTAATAGGTTGATTGCTTATGGTATTAATACCAGCGAGATTAACATTATCAATATGACATTCTCCGCTGAATTTAACGCGGCGATTGAAGCAAAGAGTACAGCTTCACAGAAGGCTCTACAAGCTAAAGAAGACCTAGAGCGTATTAAAGTTGAAGCAGAGCAGAAAGTTGTGCAGGCGCAAGCAGAAGCAAACGCCAACAAGCTCAAAAGCCAATCCATGACAGATGAGATTATGATGAACAAATTTATTGAAAAATGGGACGGCAAGTTACCTACTATTATAAGTGGTGACGGGAGTGGTATGATGTTTGACATCAACAGTCTCATGCAAGCGTCAGCGGCACAGCCTGCTAAATAAGTTTTAGTTGTAGATTGTAAGAGGGGCTTTTGCCCCTCAAGCATCTACATAAGGAGGGAAATGTAATGGTTGAACCAATTTCATTATTTCCAAATCAATTACCTAAAGAGCCTACAGTAAGTTTAATATTTACAAGCTCATTTGATTGTCCAAACAATGGCATATATAAAGCGGCGCGTAGGCAGAATTACAGTCGTTATGAAGAAGGGCGCGACCGTTTGCTGTTAATAAAGACAGAGGAAGGTATCGCAGGAGCATTAAAGCGGTTGTAAGTTAAGAGGTATGTTAAATGTTTAATTTTCGTTCATTATTTTGTGCGCATGAGTATAAACTTATATGTGAAAGCACAACAAGAGTTGATGATGCTACTTTTAGGAAGTTTTTTCTTACAGATGGTTATACAGAATGGAACGCACCTGTACAATATTATATGTGTAATAAGTGCGGCAAGATAAAAAGAGTAGTCATTAAATAAATAGTGTTTGGTTCTATCACATAAGAACCTTAATCCTTTATCTAGGAGCGCAGAACGAAAATAAAAGTGTAGTAATACACTTGAAGCTAAGTTTCAAGCAACGAAATAAGGAGGATTTTTAAATGATTAATCGTAGTTTAAAAAGTGTTATTTCTATGGCAGTAATTGCAACTTTATGTACTGGTGCAGCTGGTGCGACATCAGCAGATACGAAAACTCTAATGGATAAAAAACTTGAAGATATTGAGCTACATACCGACCTTAAGGGCGCGGCTCATAATATGGCAGAAGAAGCTCGTAAGTTAAACCAGCCTGATAGTCATATTATCATTTACATGGCTAAGAGACATTGGGAAGTGTTTAATAATAAGCAGTTAGAGTTAATAAAAGAATATAAGCAACTTGAAGCTCAATATAATCAGGAGTTAGCAGAAGAAGAAGCCGAGCGTAAACGTATTGAGGAAGAACAGCGAAGAGCGGAAGAAGAGCGTAAGCGTCAAGCCGCTAAAGGTAGATTCTTAGGGAGTTTCCGTATTTCAGCGTACACACCATCACCTTCTGAGAATGGCGGTTATGCAGTGACGGCTACAGGTAGACCATTGGCAGGGAATGAGTGGAGTATTTGTGCTGTAGACCCTAGTGTAATCCCTCTAGGTTCTACAATCTACATAGAAGGTGTAGGTAACGTAGTGGCTTGCGACACAGGTGGTGCAATTAAAGGTAATAGAATTGACTTGCTTGTAGGCTACGGTCAAGCAAACAGTTGGGGAATACAATACAGAAACGTTTACATAAAGTAAAGGTATATGGAATGAATGAGAGGTGTAAGAATGTCTGTGTCAAGTAATACACGCGCAAACAAAGGAACGCATTTAGCTAGGATGGTTGCTAACTTGCATCAAGTACCCATAGGCGACCTTAGCACTGAAATTATTAAAATACTCAACTATATTAATAATCTCAATATAGTTTACGATGAAAATAACAATCATAAAGCTGTAATATTAGCTGGTCATAGTGTAATAGACCATTGGATTCTGTTGTCAACTGTAATTGAAGGTCAACAGATAGATGAGTTGATGGACAAAGACCTAAAATGTGTTGAAGAATTTTTCAGAGAATATGGGTTGGCAAGTGATTCAGTTATTATGTATGATGGTACTGACAAGTCTATAGCACCACTAGTAACAGGATTGCAGTTTGATGGATTCAATTTATGTGACGTAGGTGCGAACTTTATATATACGGTATAAGGAGGAACTATTATAATGTGGAATGTTGTCATGAAAGGTCTTAATGTAAAGATTAAGTATTTCAACGATGTTTATGGAGAGGAAGGTATTCGTCCTATTGACGGAGATAAATCAGACTGGATTGACCTGCGGTGTGCTGAAACCGTTACACTTAAAGCAGGGGAATCTAAGTTAATCCCTCTCGGTGTGGCTATGGAATTGCCCGGTTCGTATGAAGCTCATGTAGTCCCACGCTCATCTACGTTTAAAAACTTTGGTGTTATTCAAACCAATTCTTTTGGCGTAATAGACAATTCATATAAAGGAGCTAATGACCAGTGGCATATGCCTGTACTAGCAACACGGGATGTAACGATTAACGCTGGCGATAGAATAGCGCAATTCCGTATTATGCTCAAGCAGCCCCAGTTTGACTTTGTAGAATCTACACTAGAGGAAAATGAAAGTCGTGGTGGGTTTGGTTCTACAGGGGTAAACTAATACATAAATACAAAGACAACGGGAGGTATGACAAGATGGATATTCATGAACTTTTAGGTTGGATAGGTGTAGGTTTAGCTGGTGTACTAGCTTACATGAGCCATAGGAGTATCTTTAAAGCACAGAATAAAAAAGATTAATTTTTTAACAAAAAGTGCTTGACAATTTCCCTTGATTGTGATATAATAATATCATAATCAAGGGAGGTGATAAGTATGGTAAAACAAAGATGGGTAACAAAAAGACGCTTTAAGAAACAAGACGAGTATGACGTAGCGTGTAAAATACAACAACGTAGATTACAGATACTAATCCATAGCTACATATATTACAGAATGGACGACAACATTGTATCTGATTATCAGTGGTCTGCATGGGCTAAAGAATTATGTGAGTTACAGGCGACACACCCTGAGATTGCAGATAAGGTAGTCTACGCAGAAGATTTTAAGAGTTTCGATGGTTCAACCGGATTTGACCTTCCGCTCGATGATGAGTATGTAATTGTTAAAGCAACAGAATTATATCGACTTCACAAGGAGAGAACAAAATAATGTATTATATTGACAAAATGCAAGAACAACTGAAAATGGCTAAAAAGCATCGTTACTGTATGAAAAAAGGCATGGCAGTCTATGAGAAAGTGTGTCAGGATTATGAGCACTTGATTGAATCCTACAAATACAATGCGGCGCAGGGAGCAAAAATACTTGCTGGGTTACGTGACGCACGAATCCGGCGCAGATTTTATAAAGACAACATTCATGTCATGGATAGTGTTATTGATAATCTGCAAAGGATGATAAGTAATATCAATGCTTCACAAAGACGCGCTGATACTCATTCGGGGTGGACGATTGATTATGGTGAAGATATTAAAGCCATAATTCGTATGCGTGAAAAAAAATAAAAATATTTTTCATTTTTCACTTGACAAATCGCATTTTTTATCGTATAATATAGGTGTAAATAAAAATTATTTCAAAGGAGAGTTCGACATGATAGGCACTGAAACAAAGGTAAGCACAGAAGCTACAGTTGCTCCATCCGTTAAGGTATTTGAGAGGGACTTCGCTCCGCACCGTAGAGTATCAATCCGTATCTGTAAGACGTGCGGCAATACCTACATTCTCAACGATTCTGATGCAAAGTATTTCATTGAAAACTTTGGTTCTCTTCCTCTTCGTTGTGAGAATTGTAGAGAGAAGCGTAGGAAAGAGAATCCCTTCCCTAAGACCGAAACCACTGATGAAGTTGTAGTAGCCGAGTAAAAGCAAAATTGTCAACATTAAAAATCAATGGAGAAAGGATTTAGACATATGGCATTAAATTTTGCGACAAAAAAAGCAGTAAGAGACAACGTTTATGTTAAAATCATGCTTACAGGTGTAAGCGGTAGCGGCAAGTCGTATAGTGCTCTAAGGCTTGCTGTAGGCATGGCAGATGAGATTAAGAAAATCAAAGGTACACGTCCTGATATTGTAATGCTCAATTCTGAAGGCAGTCGTGGTAGTTATTACGCAGAGGAATTTGAGTACGACATATGGCCCACAGACGAGATGGAGGAAGTTACTCAAGACCAGCTTACGCCGGAGACATATTGCAATTGGATAGATTTCCAAGTCAAAGAGCATACAAAAGATGGAGTAGCTCCAATTCTCATTCTTGACGGCGTAACCCCCGAATGGAAGACAATGTTGGCAGCTCATTCACAGGCTGGTGGACAGTTCAAGGATTGGGCAAGAGTTGACCCTAGGCACAATGCTTTCAAGGACAAGATTGTACTTAGTAAAGCACATATCATAGCTACAGCACGAGCTAAATCACAATATGTTGTAGAGAACGATGGACGTAAATCAACCGTTCGTAAGGTAGGACTTGGGGCTGAGATGCGTGAGGGATTTGATTATGAGTGCACATTATCCTTCATTATTGACCAAAAGACGCATACAGCCGGAGTAGAAAAAGACAATACACACATCTTTGATTCACGTCAGACAGAATTAATGCTAACTGAAGACGATGGGCGTAAAATTGCTCAATGGTCATTCTCTGACGCAGCGCAGAAACAAGCAAAAGAAATGTCTCTCAAGACTGCGCAAGCTACACCAAAGAACGAAACAGAAGAAACTCCCACTCTTTCTGCTAACCTCCCTGAGATTAAGCAAGATATTAAAGCTCTAATTGCTCAATATCTTGATAATACCCCCGATGATGAACAGAAAAAACAAATGCGTGGTCTTATCTCATCTACAATCAAGCAGTATGTCAAAAATGATAACGGCACTCCGGTTGCGGACTACCGTATTATTAAAGATAAAAACGTTGCACAATCAGTGTATAATGCACTGACAGAACTTACAAAGTAAAGTGACATTCAGTATATCAACATATAATATGGAAAGGATTTGATTTTAATATGGCAGCAGGAAATAATTTTACTTTTATCGGCAGAATGGTTCGTGACCCAGAGGTGCGTCATGTAGGCGATACGCAGGTGTGTAACTTCACACTAGCTGGTGATAAGCTGGTTAAGGGTGAGAAAGTTGGTATCTTCCCCGATTTTGAAGCATGGGGCAAGACGGCAGAGCTTATCGCAACTCATGTACATAAAGGCGGTCAGTTGGCAGTAGAAGCCCGGTACGACGAGCGGTATTGGGAGGATAAGAACGGCAGTAAGCGTAAGTCAGTCAGCTTTGTAGTGACTAACATTATGTTTGTGGGCAGTAAGTCAGATTCAGCGGCTACACCAACAGGAACAACACCAGCACGAGCACCAGCCCCCGCACCTGACAATTATGAAATTATGACTGGTGCAGACGATGATGATGTACCATTCTAAGTTATAATAAGAATACAGTAAGCTAAGGCGAAGGGGGTAGGTGTTATGCCTATCCCCTTAATTGTTTCTATTATTAAGGAGGGTAGTATGGAAACATATTCATATAGTAGACTAACACATTTTGAAGAATGTCCTTTATCGTATATGAGAGAGTATCTAAATGGAGAAAGACCAGCGTCACACGGAGTTACAGAAAGTGGAACATTTATGCACAATGTCATGGAAAAATACTTTAAAGGTGAGCTAAAGCAAGATGAGTTGGTAGAATATTTCATAGCAAACTTTGATAAAGAAGTGCCTAGCACCATGTCTCTACAAATGACCGATACTTTCTCAAAAGATATGTATGGTTTATACTATCAAGGGTACTTAAAATATCTACAAGAATTTAAAGGTATACCAAATTTAAAACAGATTGTAGATATTGAAAAATGGTTTGAGCTTCCACATAAAGATTATATTCTCAATGGTAGAATTGACTTAGTATATAGAGATAATGACGACAACCTTTATGTATTAGACCATAAGTCTAAAAGCAAGTTTAAAAGCAAAAAAGATAGAGCACAATACGCTCGTCAATTATATTTATATGCGGCGGCGGCAAAAGTGTTGTATGGCGAATACCCCAAACAATTAGTGTTCAACCTCATGCGCGGCGAATTTGTTTATATAGATTTCAATGAGAAAGACTTAGAGGCTACTTTAGCATGGGTTGAAAAGACTGTAGAAGATATCAGGGATGTTATTACATATGATGCCAAACCTGATACTTTCTTCTGTAGAAACTGGTGTGGATTAGAGCCATGTGAATTATGTAATAAATAAATCAAGGGAGTGCTGTAAGTGGCAAAGGATTTAATAGAGCTAATACAATCAGCAAAAGACGTTATTGGTGACGATGCAATACCCGTTATTGAAGAACATTTAGGTATCAAGTTTAATAATCAACATAGAGCGTGTTGCCCATTCCATCAAGAAAAGACACCTAGTTTTGTTTGGAATCCTAAAACATTTACGGCAAAATGCTTTGGCTGTTCTAAAACATACTCTATACTCGATTATTATGTAGATATCAAAGGCTCATATAAAGAAGCTGTCAATACACTATTTAGAGAAGCTCATATTGATTATGATTTATATGGGTATCGTCCATTTGAAGGAGACAGGATAGACTGGTTCGCAAATTATGTTTATCCTTCACCGGAAGGTGCACCGACACCTCAAGTCATAGATTATCTACAAAAAAGAGGAATTAGTCTGAGCACACTTGAATACGCAGAAATCAAAAGTGATAAAATAGGAAATATCGCATTTGAATACCGTGACTTAGACAATAAACTACTTGCTGTGAAATATCGTCCTTCACATAAAGTTAAACATGGGGAATCTAAGATGTGGTTTCAGAAGAACGCTTCTTCTGTGCCTATTTTATGGAATGTTAAAAAGCTTGATTATACTAGACCATTGCTTATTACAGAAGGAGAAATTGACGCTTTATCTGCTATAGAAGCAGGATGGACTAATGTAGCGTCTGTTCCAAATGGGGCTAATAGTCATTCATTTATTGAATTTAACTATGATTTCTTACAAAACTTTGAGAAGATTATCTTGTGGTTTGATAACGATACTCCGGGCAAAGAAGGATTGGATAAGATAATTCCGCGACTTGGGGAATATAGATGTAAAATAGTTAAACCTACTCCACAAGATGAACAGATGGTTATTGACTTCTATGAACAGTTTGGTAGAAAGAATGTCAATAAAACGGACGCTAATAACATACTCTTAGCGTGTGGTGCACAACGTGTAATGGAATTAATCAACAGAGCAGAAGAAATACCCGTAAAGAATCTAAAGTATCTCATGGATTGTGAGGTGACGAACATAAAAGACATAGAGAAGATTACTATGGGTGTAGATGCTCTTGACAACATTCTCTATGGCAACCTTATGTCAACGCTTACTATCTATTCTGGTTTAGCTGGTTCGGGTAAATCTTCACTGTGTAATCTAACGTCTGTTATATCGCCCGTAGAGCAGGGTGAGAAAGTGTTTATATTCAGTGGCGAACTATCAGAGGGGCAACTGTTAGACTGGATTATAAGCCCTCTAGCTGGCATTAATCATACTATCGTTTGGGATAATAATGGAGGACGTAAATCCTTTTCTACAACACAAGAAGCAGAGCAGGCTATTAAACGATATTATCATGATAATATTATTCTATATAGTGCAGAGGATGAGCTTGAAACCTCGGAAGATGGTTTGTTAGGAGCTATGGAAGTAGCTTTTAAGAAATATGGTTGTAAAGTCTTCCTTGTAGATAATCTATTGTGCGTACCATTTGAAGGTAACGGTACTGATGATAAATGGACTTCTCAAAAGAAATTTATCATTAAGTTAATGAATTTCACTAAAATTCATGGAGTATCTGTGAACCTTGTAGTACATCCTCGTAAACCAAGTGCAGGAGAAAAAGATTTAGGTATTTATTCTCTACATGGTGCTAGTGAGTTGTCTAACCTTTGCCATAGATTGATAACTGTAAAGAGATTAGATGATGATGAAGAAGGGTATTCAATGGAAGTTAGTATTGTTAAGGATAGACCTTCTCAATCTGCTGGTAAAAAATGTAAACTTATGTATGACTTTCATACCCGTAGAATCTATTCCACAGATAAGGAATTTGAGCACGAATATAATTGGGAAAGTGGATTTACACCACAATATAGCGAGAATATTACAAATAAACTCATGATAAATCGTCCTGATGTTATGCGTGAGATAAAGAAAATAAGTGAACTAAATATTGATAGCAGTGGTGCTTTCTAAATAAAATTTCTGTCAAGATTTTTGAAAAAAGGTCTTGACAAATTTTTTAAGTTGTGGTATAATAGTACTGAAAGGAGTTGACAAGAGTGACAGACAACTATGTACTAACCCATCTACACAGTCAATATAGCTTATTGGATTCAGTGACGCCATTTGAGGCTTATGTAGATTGGGCTGTTGAACATGGGCAGACTGCTATAGCAAGTACAGAACATGGCGTAATCTACAACTGGACTAACAAAAAAGCATATTGCGACAAAAAAGGAATTAAGTATATTCATGGTGTAGAACTTTACCTGACTGCACAGTTGTATCACCCACGAATGAAGGTTACAGGTGATGATTACGAATGCATCAATCAAAAGTTCAGAGACAATTATCACGTTGTGTTATTGGCTAAGAATCTACAAGGAATATATGAGATAAACCAGTTAGTTAGTATAGCTAATGACAGTGACCATTTTTACTTTAAACCTCGTATTACGTTTGAGGAAATGCTTAACATATCCGATAACGTGATTATATGCTCTGCTTGTATGAAAAGTCCACTGTGGTCTTATCAATTTGTTATCAAACAATACGAATCTGAAATAGAAGAGATAAAGATTGATACAACCAATCTACAAACACAGTTACTATGTCTACAACAAGAGCTTGAGGGCACAACAACCATTCGTAAAAAGAAACGTAAACCAGAAGTAATACAAGCTGAGATTGACGAGGTGAGAAATGGAATACAGTGTAACGATAGGAATATTGAGCTTATTACGGCTGATATCGAGTATCTTCATAGCATTCTTGGTTCACTACTTCGTAAGTATACCTATCTTGAGGTACAGCCGCACGTCAATTCAGATGAGCAAAAGGTGTTTAATAAACAACTTTTGCAATGGTCAAATGACTTTGGTATTCCTATTATATGTGGTACTGATACCCATAGTCTTGATAAATATTTGGCTGAGTGCAGGACAATTCTTCAAACAGCTAAACGCATTGAGTTTGATAATGAGGACACATTTGATTTAACCGTTAAGACCTATGAAGAAATATATCAAATGTTCAAGAAACAAGGCGTACTTACTGATGAACAGATTAAAGAAGCACTTCATAATACTGTTGTATTAGCTGATAGTGTAGAGAGTTTTGAATTGGATAAGTCTTTTAAATATCCAATATTCAAGAATCCAGAAGAGGACGCTTTGATGTTCAGAGAGAAATGCCGTAAAGGATATATTGAGAAATGCAAGTCTGGCGCTATCCAAGCCAACCGGAGACAGGAGTATGTAGACCGAGTTAAGACTGAGCTTGTTGCACTTGAACAAGTTGGTATGATGGGTTTCATGCTTTCAATGTCAGAGTTTATAGGTAAACTACGTGCTCAAGGCATACCGTTTGGGCCTGCTCGTGGTAGTGCTGGTGGCTCTCTTGTAGCGTACTTAACTGACATTACTGACTGTGACCCTATTGTGTGGGATTTGTCATTTGAGCGGTTTTGTAACAAGGACAGAATATCATTAGGAGATTAACCACTAGTCGTTTATACTGGAAACAGTGTGAATTACGATGCGTTAAAATGCTGGAAAGCCCTAAAGCCCGTTTGCCTATATGGAGCGAAAGCAGAAACAAGTAACGGGATTGCATAAGGTGAAATAAAAGCGTAGTTTTACGCCCTAAGTGTGAATGAATGGGTAATCAGCAACCAGCACAACATTAGTTGTGAGGTTCAACGAGTATAAGCGCACACCTAAGTACTTATTGTATATGGTGAAGGTGTACTCTACTCCGACACTTGAAATAAAGTGTGTTAAAGTATAGTGAAAACTACGGTATTAAGGATTGATATTGACTGTTCTGACCTTGACGAGCAATACATTATTCAGAATATCATTGATACAATAGGTGCAGATAAGGTAGCTCATGTATTTGCATTGGGTACTAATCAGTCATTAGGTGCTATTGATGATATAGGTAGAGCATTATCTATCCGATGGGTTAAAGAGCATGGTAAAAGCACAAAAGAACTTAAGCAAAAGAAACGTGCTTTACAACATGTCGCTATGGATAAAGATGAAAAGAAGAAACAAGTTGACGCTATAACTGCTGAGATTAAGAAGATTGACGATTATAACGCTAAGTTAAACAATCCTTGGTCTTTGGCTACAGTAGCACGTATCAAAAAAGAATGGCAAGAAGATAGGGCAAAATGTGAACAGAAGTATCCTGAGTTATTCTATTACTACAAGGGCATGAAAGACGTAACTATATCAGCGTCTATGCACCCGGCAGGAATAGTTGTTAGTCCTATTACTTTAGCTGACAACTATGGTATTATGTACAACGAAGGTAAAGCGGTTCTACAGCTTGATATGGATGCGGCACACGATGTGAATTTAGTCAAGTATGATATACTTAAGCTTAAGTCTGTCAAAGTGCTAAATCAAGTATGTAAATATCTTGGAATGCCATATCCTAAATGCTATGAAGTAGATTGGGATGACCAAGCGGTATGGGCTGACATTGCGGAAGATAACTTAACTATTCCCCAATATGAAAGTAACTTTGCGGCACAATTGATTAAGACTATGAAACCCACTAACATTACTGAGTTAGCCATCATCAATGCCGCCATACGTCCTGCTGGTACTTCTTATCGTGATAAACTAACACAACGTATCTCCAATAAAACCTCTAATCCTGATGTAGATGAGTTTCTCAAAGAGACTTATTCATACTGTGTATTCCAAGAACAGATTATGGGATTTTTGCAGAGGTTTTGCGGGTACAGTGGTTCAGAAGCAGATACCATAAGGCGTATTATAAGTGATAAGAACCATGCCAAGTTGGACGCTATGACACCTGACATACTTAATCGGTATATAGAAAGACGTGTAGCTCAAGGCATAACACGAACGCAAGCGACAGATGAAGCTAATGAATACTTCAAAGTTATTCATGATGCTGGTTCATATGCGTTTAATAAGAGCCACGCTGTAGCTTACTCATTGTTGGGTTATATGTTTGGCTATATGCGTTATTATCATTTCCCTGAGTATATTTGTGCTTTTCTTAACTATGCAGATAACGAATCTGATATCATTAACGGTACACGATTAGCTACTAGCCGAGGGTACAAGATAGAAGAACCAAAGTTCCGTTATGGTAGCTCTCTTTATTCTTATGACAAAGAGAATAAACTAATCTACAAAGGGATGGGTAGTATTAAGTATCTTAATGATACGGTAGCAGACCAGTTATACGCATTAAGAAATAATCAATACAATAACTTCTTTGATGTGCTAGTTGACCTTACACAAAAAACTTCAATTAACAGCAGACAGTTACAAATACTTATCAAACTTGACTTCTTTGCTGAGTTTGGTAATTCAAGGTTATTGCTTGAATATGTAGATTGGTTTAACAAATTCCGTTCTAAAGGGTCAGGTGACTTATTCCTTAAATCTGTTGCAAACAAAGATATATTCCCTGATATTGTCTATAAAATTATTGAACGTCATGCAAAGAAAACTAACACGAGGTATATGTTAACAGACGTACCAAGTATTTTAAATGAGTTAAGTGAACTTCTACAAAGTGTAGGATATAAAGATATTCCTATGAAAGAAAAGATACTCACTCAAAAAGAGTACTTAGGTTATATCAGTATAAAAACTGGTAAAGAGGAAGATAGACCAACATGTCTAATTACTGCTGTACAACCCTTGATAGCGCGTAGAGGTAAGAGTGCTGGTAAAGTGTGGGCAAGAGTGTTTAAAACGCACTCTATAGGCAGTGGCAAGAATAGTGAATTATGGATTAAGGAGAGTGATTATCAAAGACAAGACCATTTTGTTGTAGATGATATTATTACTATCGACTACAAAAAGATGAAGCGTGAGGATTATCAAGGCAGAACACAATGGTGGATAACAGATTATCTCACGTATATTGATGTTTAAGGAGGTTATATTGTGTTTGATGGTAAAAAAGTTAAAATAAACGCTGAATGGACAACAGCATATAGAGCTAATCCTGTATTCCTTAAATTTGTTAAAGCAAACAAAGATAAAGTGTTCACGGCTCATCTTGCATGGGGGTATACTACATTGTATACCCTCGATGAAGATGATTCGCCTGTAAAGTGGCTATTTAGTGAACAAAGTCTGATTGGAGTTGAGGATTAAATGCAAAACTTTTTTCTTATTGTAGGTAAATCTGGTTCTGGCAAAGATACTTTAGTAAATAGTATGACATCTCATGGATTTAATAAACTCATATCATATACTACCAGAAACAGACGCAAGAATGAGAAGGACGCACATATTTTTGTAACAGATGAACAATTTGACGAGTTACAAGATACTATGGTGGCTTTCACTAACTTCAATGGACATAGATATTGTGCTACACAGAATCAAGTTGAAAATGCTGATATGTTCATTACTGACCCTGATGGTATAGAATATTTTCATGACCATTATGAAGGGGATAAAAACCCTATTGTTGTTTACATTGATGTTCCATGGTTCAAACGTTTTGCACGTATGATAAAACGTGGAGATAGTATCACACAAGCAGTAAGTAGGATAATCAATGATTGCAAAGCTTTTTCCTTAATGAATGGATTAAGACTATTTCATGAATATCCTGTGTTTCATATTCATAATGATAGCTTTGCTAAAGCTATAGCGCAATTATATAATTTAATGGTGCATTATTAATAAGAGGTGATTATATGCAAGGAAATACAAAAGAGATTGAGATTGAAATAAAGATACCAACTAAGAGGTGATGTTATGGAGGTGACTATAAATACTAACAAGCTCAAGATTGAATTTGATAAATCTGAGCTTATTAGTATGTTTAAGAATCACGAGGCGAACTATTTGAACTACATAAGGCGTGGTAAACGTGAAGCGTTCTTTGAAGCGATTGCTAAAATGCTACAAGACGAAAACTTCTATCCAACCTATCATAGATATGAAGGGATGAACCCTCTTGTATCTATGATTAATGAAATTATTGATGAAATGATTGTTGGTGATGAATATGGTATGATAATCGGTGATAAAAGAGAAAGTGGTGATGACCAAGGTGAAGCTGACACCTCCCCGTAGTTATTAGAAACATACCCTCATAAATAGTCGTAGAAGCCCTGTAGCCCCGTCATACCTGTATCTGATATTTTATATTATCGCGTTGCTAAAGTCGTTTTAAACGGCTCTGAGCGGCTTACAGGGGCATGTATGAATATCTAAGAGTAATGATAAACAAAAAAACAGAAAACGGCAAAAAATTAGGGAAGTCTGTGCGCTTCCCTAATTTTTTATATTTATTTACCCAATTACAATAACAGTAACAGAACTACTTGCAGGTGCAGTATCAAATGTTATTGTGGCTTGTGTTGTACTAGTAAGTGTATAATTGAGCCATAAGTTCCTGCCACTTGAATCTACAGCGGTGATTTGTACATACTTATTACCTATTCCATGAGTAATAGTAAATGTTTTAGTTGAACCATCACCAATTGTAGTTGTATATTTAATAGGAGCTTTATTAAGCTTAGTTACCTGAGTAGTAGTCATATAACCATTAACACTAGTTGTGGCGGCAGGTATACTCAAGGTAGTACCACTAAATGATAATGGTGAGCTAATGGTACGTATGTCCTTCATATTGGTAAGTTTAGTTTTATCCGTACTTGACATTAGACCATTGGCGCTCGTAGTAGCCGTTGCTGTAGATGCTTTATTATTCCAAGTACTCTTTTCGGTGTCTGTTACAAAACGATGGCTAGCGTCCTGAGTAATCATTGTAGCAGCGTGTGAGCTTGGGTGTGTATAATTGTTAGCATTTGCCGCAACTCCATCTAGTTTAACTTTATCAGCGGCGCTCATAAGACCATTATCTTTATCAGTAACTACCGCATATGTAGTATTAGTAGTAGGTGGAGTATAACCAAGTGCATTAGTCACATCCTCCTTGGTTAATTCACTACGGATAGTGGCAGAGCTTTTATTCTCTACATTACCTAGACCCACTTGTGACTTAGTAACCGAATGAGGATTAGCTGTATCAGAAGTGTGTGCTGTAAGGTCAGATGCTTTAGCTTTAGTGCCGACAGCTTCATTTAATGCTTCTACTACAGTTTCATTGGTTTTAATAGCTGTAGCAATTTCACCGAGAGTGTCAAGTGTTTCGGGAGCACTGTTTATTAAATCAGCAATTTTAGTATCAGTATAAGACTTAGCAGAACCTAATGCAGTACTAATATTTGTATCTGATTCTGCTTTAGTATATGAGCCTACTTGTGCTGCGGTGACAGAGTGAGGGTTTTCTGTATTGTTTTTATGTGTCTTAATATTTAAATCAATGCTATAAACAATACTATTAGTTACGGGGTTTGTGCTATCTTTGTCTAATACTTCATCAACTATAATCTTATTAGCACCAACGTCAACTCCATCGAGTTTGTCTTTATCCTCTTTACTCATTAAACCATTAACCGCTTTTGTAGCAGTATCGGCAGTAGGTGGTGTATACCCAAGTGCAGTAGATATATTTTCTGCCGTTATTTCACTTCTAATTGTTGCAGATGATTTATCTTCTACATTACCAAGCCCCACTTGCGCTTTAGTTACAGCGTGGGGGTTTGTAGTGCTGTCAGTGTGTGCATTAAAATCAGTAGTATTGGTTTTTTTATCAAGTGCCGCCTGTTGTGCAGTACTAACTGGTTTATCCATATCAGACGTATTATCTACATTAGGTAAACCAATTTGTTCCTTAGAAACATCATCGAGAAATGCAATACGTTTTCTGCTTCCAGTAGCCATAATTTACGATACCTCCTGTAAGAATAATTCGCCATTGTCGAGGACTAATTGATATGAAGTGCCAAGAGCACCATCAGTTAGTGTGGGGACAATAGGTTCTGATAAGTCTGGTGCTTCCACTAGTTCAAGTGCGCCATTCGTTACTGATAATAGATATTTTTTATTGGTGCTTTCATCTTGTAATACAATACTACCGTCATTGTGGTATGTAGTACTTAACCAATCCTTTTCCTCTTGAGTTAAGTGAATATTTTCATTATTAATATGCTCATCCAGATTGGTTTTGTCCGTCTTACTCATTAGACCATCAGTAGCAGTAGTTGCGTTATTTATAGACAATGTTCCATTTCCGTCTACAGTAGCAGGATATGTTACACCTTTTATATAATTGGCTTCGCCTACGATAGTACGTTTTTCACCATCGTCTAGGAGTATTTGTCCTACGTCTTTTACTACAGATAACGCACCGTCTTCTATTGGCGTATTTTGAACGTTAGATAAATCACCTCGTTGCAACTTAATATTTGCCATATGTTTCACCTTTCTTATTCGCATTATTCACATAATAAGGTAGTATTATCTACATAATAACACTTTATTATGTAAATACTACTCATAATAAATGTGTAAAACAAGATAATTAAAATAAGGGGAGGGTAATCCCTCCCCATTATTCATTAATTAAAGTTCAACCCATGCAAGATTAATAGCTGCTTTCTTATCAGTAATGGCAACGTCAGTACCATTGAAGGAGATAGTTTCAATTACGTTTGCTTGAGCGCCAGTTTCTACGCCATCAATCTTAGAGAAAGTCTCTTTAGAGATGATACCGTCATGAGTATCATCAGCAGTAGCAATAGAAAGAACGCCTGTATCGCTAACAGAAAGAGCACCTTCTACAGATTTAACAACGTTTACTTCCGCACCTTCTGCAATACCATCGAGCTTAGTTTTATCCTCGGCAGACATTGTACCAGCGGCGGTAGTGGAAGCTGCACCAATTGTGAGCTTGCCATCACCATCTACAGCAAGAGCACCGTCAACGGCTTTGATATAGTTTACTTCTGCACCAGCGGCAATACCGTCAAGTTTGGTCTTGTCAGCGGCAGACATAGCACCAGCAGTACCAGCTACAGTAGCGCCACCTTCACCAGTGGTATCAGCAGTAGCAGTAGCTAGAGCAATCTTATTGTCAGTAACAGAAAGACCATTCTTAGCGTCTACATTAACACTGATTTCATTTGTGTCGCTAACAGTGATAGCAGTACCAGCAGTGTAAACGTCTACAAGGTCAGTAACATTAAGGTAGATGTGGGATTCATTACCAGTACCATCTACGCTATTGATAACAAAATCAATATACTTCTGACCAGCAGTGAAACCAGCAGGAGTGCCGTCAGCCGCGCAAGTGTTAATGGTTGCGGACTTTACAAGATAGTCCTTCGGAATGTTGATTTTATCGCCTACAGCAGTATCATCTTTGTAAAGCTGATATGTAGCGATAAAGCCATCTTCCGCTGTAGTTTCTTTCTTAACAGTATATTCAGCGGCAGTAGGAATAGTAACGATTAGACCATTTTCATCTAGCTTAAGAGCATTGCCTTCTGTAGTGCTAATAGTAACACCAACAGTAGGCTCTGTAGCAGTGCCACCAACAGTAACAGACTTGTCAGCGGCAGTAACACTAGCTACCTTAGAATCAGCAAGAGCCTTTACACCGTATACAGTAGCCTTATCAGAAGTGTCAGCCTCTTCACCAAGTACCTTAGCGGCTTCGCCAGCAGCGTCAAAATCTTCTACAGCCTTAAAAGCAGCAGTACCAAGACCAGCAACAGCTACCTCTGTACCATTGACTTTGAGAGTACCATTGGTTTCACCAGTCTCAATAGTAGACTGAGCGTTAACCTGAGTCCATTTAGTTCCATCGCTGATAGCAAGGATATTAGAACCAGTTACATAATAGAATTTATTAGCAATGGCGCTAGCAACAGCAGGAAGAGAATCTACGTGGATAACTTCTGCAATCTCGATACGGGAATCGCTATTGTCAAGGAATAGCTGTTTAGAGTCAGTTGCAAAGAGTAGCTGACCGTTGGCTACGGTTCTAGCGTTTACCTTATCAAGAGTACCACATAGAAAAGTAATGTTAGCCATAATTTTACCTCCAAGTAATTATATATAATAACAAAATTATTATTAACTATGTTTAATTTTTGCTAGTTTATTAGTTGAATCATAATCAACTATATAACCAGCTTGAACGAAATCGCGTAATCTTATATAATTTTCACCTTTATACATGATTGAGGTAACTGTATACCTCTTATCATCTATTGATATTTCCTTTGTAGATAAAGTATATTCTTTAGCATTTGTATTGGTAGGCGTTGACGGTTGAGGCGCAGGTTTTATATCTTCTACAAGATAATCGCCAGATACATAACCGCTTAACCCATCTACATAAACCTTATACCAACCACTATTCTTACTGTAGATATATACTTTTGTGCCATTTCCAAGAGTAGTAATTACTCCGCAAGAAGTGTTTGGTTGAGTACGTAGATTTACACAAGTAGTACATTTAATATGACCTGTAGACATTTTACTTATATCTACATTAGTACTTATAGTGTTAGTAGTTAGTTTCGCTTTAAAGTTATTCCAATTAGCGTTGTTATTCCCTGTAAAACCACCGGGACAAGATTTTGAGGTAACATCCCAATGGCGAATAACCCTACTAGCTGGAATATTGTATTTATTCATAAGAGTTTTTGTTAGCTCAATCGCATTATTAACAGTGCCTTGCCTAATATTACCGTTTTTATCATTGAGACACATTTCAATACCAATACTATTACTATTGGTGCACTTCTGATAAAAGGAAGCCCCGCCACTACCTTGTAGACCTCCACCACAATGCCAAGCTGTATCAGTGTCCTTTACAGATTGCCATACATTAGATTCATCTACAAAGTAGTGAGCAGAAGCGTTTAGTCCACCTTCACGAGCAAAATAGTCTGCATTATTCTTTGCCGTGTCTCCGCGATTGGCTGTGTAATGAATAACAATATATTGAATAGATGCTAAACGTCCAGCACGATAGTTACGTGAATTGCATTGCTTAAAATTAATATTCATCACAACCACCTTATTTATATTAACCGATTATAACAACAGTGATAGAGTTATATGCTGGTGCACTATTGAATGTAATTTGTACCTGAGTGGAGTTGAGTATTTTATAGTTGAGCCATACTCCTTCACCCAAGTTATTAAATGCACTAACCATAACATGAGGTTGATTAAGATTATGAGTAAGTGTAAAAGTTGTAGTAGAACCATTACCTATAGTTGTAGAATACTTTTGCACTTTGCTACTAGCTAAATTATCAAGCGCTTTCTTATCAGCAGCGCTCATAGCACCAGCGGCAGATTGAGTAGCTAACGTCATTCCAAGTGAATGGTCTGCATTAACAGCAAGTCCATTGCCGGGTGTATATAAAAAGCTAAGTTCATTGTTAGTGCCTAATGATAAACACTCTTGCTTAACACTAAATGGAATGGAGGCTTGTTTATTATTAATAGGTATTGTTTTACCAGCGAATGATATATTCTCAAGTACATTAACCTGAGCACCAGCGGCTATGCCATCTAACTTTGTAGCTTGAGTAGAAGTCATGTAGCCGTTAGCGCTTGAAGTTGCCGCAGGCATACTTAGTGTATTACCACTAAATGAAAGCGGAGCACTTACTGTATAAATTGGCTTTAAGTTGTCAATTTTAGTCTTGTCTCCGCTACTCATTGCGCCACTTTCAGTCTGAGACGCAAGAGCTAAACCTAAATGCCCAGAAGCATTCATGCTTAAACCATTGCCGGGAACGTACTGGAATGAAATCTCATTATTATCACCTAGTGCTAAACCATTAGAATTGACACTAAGCGGTATAGTAGCTTTCTTTCCAGATATTTCAGCATTAGTATTACCCACTTGAATGCTCTCAATTATATTAACTTGTGCGCCTGCTTCAATGCCTTCAAGTTTTTTAGCATAAGCGGCTGTCATATAACCGTCTGTGCCATGTTCAGACGTGCCCTCTGACGCAGGCATAGTCAACACTTTGTTCTCTGTAAGTTTAACAGCACCAGTAGCAATGTCGGGGGCATATGCTTTATCTATATCAGTAAGAGATGCATCTTTGTCTGACAGAATTTGGAAAGGATGAGCGATAGCGTTAATATCCATCTGCCCCATAATCTTAGTCTTATCAGCACCGCTTAATGCACCATTAGTAGCTGCTTGCCCTTCTTTAGTAGGTTTAGCTAAGGATAACGCGAACTGCCCATCAGCATTATATTCAATGCCATTACCGGGTACAAGCTTAAGCCCTATCTCGTTATTATCTCCGAGAGATAAGCCTTGATTACTAACACTAAAGGTTAAATCAATATTCTTATCTGGGTCAATAGTACCAGCTACGCCATTCAAAGAAGCGCTTTCAATAATGTTAACTTGAGAGCCATCCTCAATCTTAGCAAGTTTGTCCTTTTCGGAATATGTAATAGCACCGTTACGATTTTTGGTTACATCAGCAACTTGCAATGCGAATTGCCCTTCTGAGTTGTACTCAATACCGTTACCGGGAACTAATTTTAGACTAATCTCGTTATTATCACCAATTGCAAGACCCTGCTTATTAACAGTGAGAGGAATATCTACAGTCTTAGTTTCGGCGTTTAATGGAGCTTCTACACCATTAAGAGTAATATGTTCAATGTCGTTGACTTGAGAGCCATCTTCAATACCATCTAATTTAGTTTTATCAGCCATTGACATAGCGCCATTACGTGTAGTTGGAGTAACTAGCTGTAAACCAAATTGTCCATTAGCATTATACTCAAGCCCATTGCCGGGTACTAATTTAAGACCAATTTCATTATCCTCACCAAGTGATAATCCTTGATTGTTTACACTAAATGTAAGATTTGCATTTTTATTTTCGTCAATAGTGCAAGCTACTCCATTTAATGAAGTACTTTCAATGATGTTGACTTGTGCAGTTGCTTCTATGTTATTTAATTTGTCTTTCTCGCTAAATGTAAATGCACCATTACGTTTCTTATCTACATCGGCAGTTTGTAAAGTAAACTGCCCCTGAGCATTATATTCAATACCATTACCGGGAACTAACTTTAATCCTATTTCATTGTTATCACCAAGAGATAAGCCTTGATTATTTACGCTAAAAGTTAGATTAGCGTTTTTATTTTCATCTATAGTACAAGGAACTCCATTAAGAGAGGTGCTTTCGATGATATTAACTTGTGACCCTTCTTCAATGGTATCTAATTTAGCTTTATCACTAAACGTCATAGCACCGTGGGTCTTTTTAGTAGCATTAACAATCTGCATACCAAATTGCCCAGAGGCGTTATATTCGATACCGTTGCCCGGTACAAGTTTAAGCCCTATCTCATTATCGTCACCTAAAGAAAGACCTCTATCATTAACACTGAATATTAAATTAACATTTTTATTTTCGTCAATGACACCTGCAACGCCATTAAGTGAAGCACCTTCAACAATATTAACTTGTGAGCCGCCTTCAATAGCATCAACTTTAGCTTTATCTTCTGCACTCATAGCACCGTTAGAAGTTGGAGTGGCTAAATCAAGAGCAATATTGCCCATATCATCAAAGTGAATACCATTTTCCTCTTTAAGAAGGATAGTAACATTGTTTTCATCAATGCTAATACCATCACCGGGCATGGGTAATTCACAATATATATGAATTTCATTAGACGTTTGTAGATAGTTCTGTACAGTAATGTCAAGATAGGGTTTGCCTTTCTCAATTCTACCAACTCTACCATTACCAATAGCGAATACTACATTAGAAATAACGTAGTCGTCTGGTATATTAATTGGGTCGCCAAGAGCCACATTATCTTCATAAAGAACATATGTAGCTGAATAACCTAGATTAGGTAGGCGTTGTTTGAGTAAGGTGTACTCCTTATTGACTTGTGCTCCGGTTTCAATACCGTCTAGCTTTTTCTTATCTACAGCAAGCATAGCACCATTGGCTTCTTGCGTTACCTCGTTCATGACTAGCTTGTCATTTTTAAAATCAAAGCCGTTTCCCGGTTCTATATTAATGCTAACGATGTTGTTGTAGTCAATATTGATGCCGTCACCAGCTTCATAAACATCTACTAAATCATTAACATTAAGATAGACGTGTGACTCATTACCATCTTCATTTGCAGAATTGATAACAAAATCAATATATTGGTCGCCTGTCTCAAATCCGGGAGGATTATTCCTCTTCTTGCAAATTTTAAGTTCAGCATACTTGACCAGATAATCTTTTGGTATGTTAATTTGTTCACCAACAGGATTACCGTCCTTATATAGTGAATAACTTGCTACTGAATCGTCAGCGGCTTCTGTTAACTTCTGAATAGTGTACTGTCCTGTTGAAGCTATAACATCGTTAAGACTATCAGATAGTTCACTAATCTTTTGGTCAACAGTATTGTTCACATTAGTAATTTCAGTTTTGATTGTCTTATTTACTTCTGTGACTGTATTATCAATAGTAGTGTTTAATGTAGATACGCTACTATCTATTTTCGTATTTAATGTAGATACACTATCGTCTATCTTAGTATCGAGCCTTGAAATATCTGTATCATGTTTAACGGTAATATCTTTTACAGCTTTATCTACACGGTTTCTAACACCTAGGATAGTATGTGCGTCTACGCTATCATCTGTACTGCCAATCATTGCACCAGCCGCACCAGCAGGGTCAAATTCATCCTTAGAAGCATAAGCGGCAGTCCCTAGTCCGTTAACTGGAATATCAATACCAGATACAGATATAGTACCGGGTACACTACCAGTAGTAATCTTTTGCTGTGCATTAATCTGTACCCACTTATATCCATCGTAAATAGCAAGGATATTATCTCCATCTACATAATAAAGTTTGTTGACAATAACACTATCTGTTGGAAGGCTATCTACAACAAGAATATCTGTAATCTGAATACGATTGTAACCTTGGTCTACGAATAGCTGTCTTGAATCAGTTGCGTATAATATCTGTCCATCTTTTATCGCTTCTGCCGCAATCTTATATGCTGGGCCACGAGTAAATGATACATTAGTTGCCATATGCTCATCTCACCTTCTTATAACAGATATATAAAAATATAATGAGAGAGTAGACATACTACTCTCTCATTATTTTATGTTATTGCTTTAAATTAAAGAGTTTTCCAAGAAAGAGCTTCATCAATAGCGTCTTGGATGTTAGCATCGGTTTCTTCCTTCGTATAAGCATTAATAGCTTCAGGAGTAACAGTTACATCGGCAGAGCCATCATATTTCTGCGCGCCGATAGTAAGAGTATGAGGCATTTTAGCAACAGAGATAGTACCATCTACAATAGTAATGGTGCTACCGTCAACCTTAACAGCGCCGGGCTTTGCGTCAGAAGCAGTTGGGAGTGATTCGCCAGTAGCAATACCATCAATGGCGGCTTTATCAGCAGGAGTCATTAGACCAGCCTTAGTGCTATCAGCCGCACCAATTATAATATTACTAACTACAGGAGTACCAAAACCAGATTCGCCCTTAGTAGCAGTCTTAACGCTAAGAGTAATACCAGAAGCGTCTTCTGAAATCTTACCCACTTCTGTTACCATAGTGGTAGGCATAGTGGTAACGACAGTAGAGATAGGAGCAAGTTCATCCTTAGTTACATAGTTCGTAAGGTCAAGATTACCACCCTGATATTCATTCCACTGCGTACCGTCATAGATATAAGTCTTGTGTTCCTCTGTTACTTGATAAATATCACCGGTAGAAGGATTCTCAATGTTTTCAAGGTCAGTCTTAGTAGCAACATCGCCCTTGTACTGCATGGTACTATTAACAAGTGCGTCTACTTCTGACTTGGTATAAGTATCAGACTTGTCTGCTTTACCAGTCTTGAGTGCGGCTACTTCTGTAGAAAGGTCGTCTACAGTAGGCTTAAGCTCGTTGACAGTGTTAGTAATGTTCTCAACATTAGTAACGATTTCAGCGGCTTTCTCTTCGGTAAGAGAAGGTGTGAAGAACTCAACGGTATTTACGCCGTTAACGGTTTTAACGCGAATCTGCTGACCAGTAGTAGCGGCTTTAATACCTTTGATTTCAAGCTTATTATCAGTAGTCTTGTCGATGGAAGCATCGTCTACACCAACATTAGCCTCGGAGTTAGCAATAGCTTCCTGTACAACATTCTGTACTGCACCAACATTAGGAATAGCAGTAGCGGCTGTTTCATCGTCTACAGTAGAAACAGTGGGATATACAACAGTAGTCCAGTTAGCACCGTCAAATACCTTAGCTTCGCCTGTAGGAAGTACATAAAGGATGTTCTGTCCAGCTACATCATTAGCAGGGAGCGTATTGACTGCAACACAACCAGTAGCTACACGAGTAGAACCGCGATAAAGTTCGCCATTAGTTAAGAAATATAGACCATTGGGGTCTTTTGCGGCGGCTGTATAAGCCTTTTTGTCACCAAAGTAAAGTTCAATTCTTGCTGCCATAAATTATCAATCCTTTCAAATAAAATTATTTAATAGGCTTCCATTCCAAAAACCCTTCGGCACTAGGAGCACTTAAGGTTGGTTTAACAGTTGAACCACTCTGTGTAGAACCTACTGTATAAATAGTATATTTATCTCCGTCCTTCACAGATATCGGCTCTCCATAAGGAACAGTTTTTCTATCCGCTAACCAAGCGTTAGCTAATTGTAAATTATCAAATTTTCTAATGTTACCTGCTACTTTAACCTGTTGCCCCTTATCATCAATAATAACAAGTGAACCATAAGAAGTACCGGGTTCAGTGACAAGAACCATATCGCCAGTATCAATTCTGCCTTGTTTAAGAGCAGTAGCTATACGCGATTCATCAGTTGTATAGGCAACCTGAAAATCCATAATGTAAGTCACCTCCTAGTTTCGTTAGTTTCCGATGTTTATGGCTATCTTAATAGGCGTACCAACAGGTTTCCCATGGGATAGCAACTCTATTTGATTATTCTCATTAACTTGAATATCGTCAGCTTTAACTTCATCTAGTGTGCCAACTCTAGTATCAAGTTCTTGTTGTGCTTCTTTAAGACCATTAATATCATCGTTGATTTTGTCTATATTAGTTGCCATATCTTTCACTGTGTCCATATCAGATGATAGACCATCAATAACGTCTTTAATATTGCCAACGTCTGTAATAATACCGCCTACAGTATTTGTTAAGTTACTCATATCAGCATCAATACTATCAATCCTAGCGTCAAGAGTTTCTACATCAGTAGTCAAGTCATTAACTCTATCGTTAGTATCAGTAACTTCTGTAATTAGACTATCTACATTAGACTTAATGCCACCTATTATAGCGTCTTGAGTAGCTATATCATCTACAACTTCATCAATTCTAGCTGATTGATTATCTAATTCAGCTTCTAATTCTGATTGTTTAGTTTCCTGTGTAGCTACAGTATTATTCAAGACACCGATATTAGTTTCTAATTCGTTGAGTTTGTTTTCTTGTGTAGATATATTAGACTCTATCGTCTCGATTCTTGATTGTTGAATTGAAATATTTTCTTGAAGTTGTCTTATAGTCTCTGCGTCTTGTACTACTTCAGATTCATCCATACGAGCACCTAAATCATCTACTTCCTTTTGTAGTTCGCCTAGTTCTCTATTTAATGCGTCAACTACGTCTTTCTGCTCTTGTAATAGAGCACTAGCAGTATCTTTGTCCATTTTATTGTTATCCAACTCTATGCAAATTTGTTCTAAAGTATCCACTCTTGAAGTTAAATCAGTTATTTGTTTAGCAGTTTCCTCTTGTAGATTTTGAATTTCATTCAGACGTTCATCTAAATCGCCTTCACCATTCTGGCCATATGTTACATCAATACATTCAACAACATCAAAATAACTCTGTGAAGTTTTTAATATTACTGATTCTTCATTTTTTAGTAGAGTTAACCAAAATATAACTCTACCAGCGAAATGAGTAAATATAGTTGTTATAGTGAAGTGATATAATGAGAAGTTATCGTAATCGTCTTCGTCTTTATTTAGTAATGTATAACCAGAAACACCATTAGGTAATAAATAGTCTAATCGAACAAGCGCTTCTGAAATGTCACTATTATTATATTCTTTGGGAATAAAGAAGTCGATTGTATCACCGTTATTTTCTCCTTGATAAATCGGCTTACTTTTCGTCACTAAGAGCGACTTGTCCTTGCACATTTTTATTATATACATTCGCTCCAACCCCACCTGATGTTAGGCTAGTTACGCCTAAGATTTTCATTAAGTTTGTAGTTGCTTTACCAACATATAATACTACTGCTGCATTCATTATTAAGTCTGGTGTAACACCTATTTCACTAAGATTAGTATTGTCAAAACAGAACGCTAGTCCAATGAATGATATGGCAATAATACCAGCTTTAGCAACACCCGTTAAGAATGTCTTTTTGTTAAAGCAACACTCATCTAAATTAATATTATAATATGTACCTAATAGAAGGTTTACAAGCATAGCTACTGCAAGAGCAGCTAACGGTTTAAGTATGAGTTGTAACATGAAGTTCACCTCTAATCTTTTTCTTTTGAGTATACTTGCGGCATATGTTCTTTATGAGTAAACAAGGTATAATGTGGCATATAATCTCCAAATATTAAACATCGCAAGTAATCGTCTATAATAATAGCCAATATAGCAACTACAATCCATAGTAAAAAGAATTGAGGACATATTTGTCCCATAATATTGAAGGGCATATTAGAATAATCCCACACTCCCCAACCTAGTTTGATATTGATAATATAACCACAAATAAACTCTAATGCTGTTATATCAACAGCACCAATTAGACCTTGCCTCAACAAGCCCATATTCCAAGGAATAACTTCATTTATCATACCTATACTAATAAATAGTATTGCTCCAAGCAGTACCATTGTCCAGTGGCTTCTACCTCTGAATAAGACTTCTAGCGTACAGTATGTACTACCACCAAACCAAAATAAGAGTAGATTCTTACTTAGCAGGTTTAGTGACTGCTTCATTATAATCTACCGTAATACCTAGTGCTTCTTCAATAGTGGTAGCATTACGAATAGCAACTTCTTTAGATTGCTGATAAGATACCATTGGTTCTACATAAGCTGCAATAGAAAGGGCTAGTGCAGTAATTTCCTCAAAGGTAAATTCTACACATTCATCACCTGTAGTATTCCATTTAAGCGTTTTAGGAACACCAGCGGCTACTGAAAGCTGATATGTAGCAATAGCATTGGCAAGTAGAGATTGCTTTTCAAATGTAACAGAATAAGTCTTATTATTAGTAGCATCTACATAAGGATTATTAGCTAGGAACGATTCAAGGAGAGCTTTACTCTTTAGTATTTGTGCAGTCTTAACACCTTCAAGAGCTTTAGTCTCATCTTTGATAAGTTCAACATATTGTTCAACAGTGATAAAACCCTTAATAAGTGCATTACCTAGTTGTTCATCTGTACAAATACCATTTTCTCTTAATACAGAGATATTATTATAAAAATTTACTGCTGTAGGCATAAAACAAACACACTCCTTTTATTCAAAAAATCATTAAAAAACACTTGACAAAAATTTATCATCATGTTATACTTATAACATAATTTAATACGAAAGGGGTCGCAAAATAATGACACAAACGGAAGTTCGTCAGAAGAAGATTTATGGTTATTGCCGTGTATCTACAAAGGAACAAAACCTCGACCGACAACTTATCGCAATGAAAGCAGAAAACATCCCTGAAAGTAATATCTACTGCGACAAACAATCTGGTAAAGACTTTGAACGTAAGAACTTTAAAAAGTTAGTACGAAAGTTAAAATCAGGCGACACCTTAGTAATTATGTCAATAGACCGATTAGGAAGAGACTATGATGCTATAGGACAAATGTGGCGGCATTTAGTACTTGAAAAGAATGTATGTATCAAAGTACTTGATATGCCTATACTTACTACTACAGATAATAGCCTTATTAATCGTCTGTTGTCGGATATCATTTTGCAACTGCTTGCTTATGTTGCTCAAACCGAAAGAGAGAACTTACTTAAAAGACAAGCTCAAGGCATTGAAGCTGCTCGTGCAAGAGGTGTACAATTCGGTAGACCTAAGATTGAAGTCTGTGATGATTTTAAGCAAATCGTCATTGATTACAAAATGCGCAAATATACATTAAAAGAAGCGGTTGCGAAATCCGGTATGTCCCAAAGAACATTTTATAGACGTTCTAATGAACTTTGGGCTGAGATAGGTTCAGAATATGAATCGTGTGAGGGGGTTTAACCCCCTCTTTTTTTATATACAATAATTATTTTATAATTACCAACGTGATATCAAGGATGGTTAATCATAGCTAAATTCTCTTTAGCATTATAATCTACGGTGTAACCTGCTTGAAAAAAATCACGTAGTCTTATATAATTCTCACCTTGATACATAATTGTCGTAACTGTATAATCTTTATTATCTATAGATATAATCTTGGTAGTTAAAGTAAACTCTTTATCATTGGTTGTTGAAGGTACATCTACCTTGGGCGCTACTTCCGTTGTAACTCTTTCGATATACTGTAGGCTCACCCAACCTTTACCAGTATAGCCCCAACCGTTGTCTTCCTTAGTTATATGAACCTTTTCCCCATTGTTATAAACTAAGACTATACTACCACTCACAGGATATTCACGACAATTAAGTGCGCTAGCTGTAACCTTACCTTCGTAGTCTATTGCTTTTGTTGTAGATTGTACTACGTTTGTATCTCCTACTAAATCCCATCTTGGTCTACCATAACCCTGTATGCTCGGATAAGTAAGAGCATATGATTTATCTCTTACAGCACCACCATTAGCCACAACGCCTGCCGCACTAGAAGTGTTACCTTCTATCGTATATACTCTACCACCCTCAACCTTAACTACAAGCCCTGTATGTGTCATATTAGACTGACTTGTACCAAAGAATATCTGGTCGCCCGGTTGTGGATTACCTGTGTAGAACCGTCCCATACTCTTATAATATCCTGCTGAATATGTACAACCTGCACCAGCAGACTCTTTTGGTTGCCCCGTCAGCTTCATTGCTACCTCAAGACCAAAGGTCTTATAGAAACACCAGTCAACAAACACATCACACCAGGCCAGTCCTTGCTTTGCACCATTGTAAAGACTTGTTCTATCTAAATCTCTAGCATACTTAGTATAATTATTATAGCCTGCATTAGCCGTTTTATCGTCTAGTTGACTATTCGTTCTCTTTTCAAGATAACCGATTTCATTCTTAGCTGTTTGGATTAATTTTTCTATTGCTGTCATTTGTATCACTCCTTTCTTATGTAGATAATATATTTTGCCGTACTCTAATATTCAGAGTGTTGTGCAAGAGACTGTATTTTCTATTGCAACGCCCAAAATATTACAATTTGGGAAGCTAATTATACATAATAATACTCTATATTTTGGTAATTCTAGTAATGTTCCAACCAAAGTATCTTCTGATACAGTACCCTCTCACACTCATTCAGCAAATAACATAACCAGTGGTGTACTTCCAATAGAAAGAGGTGGAACAGGCTATTCTTCTTTATCCTCATTGAAAAGCGCACTTGGTATTACAAACAGTTGTACAATAGTAACAGGTAGCTTCACAACTAATTCTAGTTATTCAATGGGCACTAACATAACATTGGGATTTCAACCTAAGTTATTGATTACGATAGCAGATAAGTACGCAGATACTGTTGATAATAGAAATATTGCATTAATTGATAATGGACAAGCCATCATAGGATTCTATTGGCTGAATAATAGTGGTAGTTTAAATTTAGCTACTACAAAACTTACTTCAACAGGAATAGGTAAATATAGTAATCTACTTCCAAGTACTACTTATTATTATGTAGCATTTAGTTAAGATATTATATAATAAATTGCACTTACAATACCTCATAACTAGTTTGTCGCATTGCAATGTTTTGGCTCATAAATTGCAACGCCCAAAATATTACAATCAGGTAAGATAATTATATGGAATAATACCCTATACTTTGGTAATTCTAGCAATGTTCCTACTAAAGTTTCGTCTGACGCAGTACCTTCTCATACTCATTCAGCTAGCGATATAACTAGCGGAACGCTCCCTATCACTAGAGGTGGTACGGGTAATACTACTGGATTAGCCGCAAGTGCTACAAAGTTAGCAACTGCTCGAACTATACGAGTAAACTTAGGTTCTACAAGTAGTGTTAGCTTTGATGGCACAGCGAATATTACCCCCGGTATAACTGGCACACTCTCTGCTTCATATGGGGGGACAGGTTGTACTTCTTTGTCTTCATTAAAGAGTGCGTTAGGAATTACAGATGGTTGTACAATTACTACAGGCACTTTTACTACTACTTCTGGGGGTAGTAGTGGTAAAGTAACTCTAGGTTTTCGACCTAAGCTTCTTATTGCTGTATGTAATCAAGATGGCAACAATCAAAACGGTAAGATTTTTTTATCTATTGATATTGGTAATACTATTGTAGGTATAAGATGGGTAAACGATTATGCTGGTGCATCTTGCGGGTCATCAGTACTTACTTCTACAGGGTTTAATAGTATAAATTATTTGTGGACTAATGAAACCTATTCTTACCTTGTATTAAGTTAATAGTATCAGATTGCATTCACAACCTTACATAATTAATTTGCCGCATTGCAACGTCTTGGTCTGTAGATTGTATCGCCCAAAATATTACAATTCGGAAAGGTTATTGTGTGGAATAACCAACTTTATTTTGGCAATTCAAGTAACATACCCACTAAAGTATCTTCTGATACAGTGCCTGCACATTATCACTCAGCAAGTGATATAACCAGTGGTATATTATCTACTAGTCGGGGTGGGACAGGCAATGCTAATGGATTAGCTACTAGTGCCACCAAATTGGCGACTGCTAGGAATATAAGGGTTAATTTGGATAGTACTAGCTATGGAAGCTTCGATGGGACTGCGGACGTAGCTCCCGGAATTACTGGAACGTTATCTGCTAGTCATGGCGGTACAGGTTATACATCACTATCTTCACTTAAAAGTGCTTTAGGTATCTCAAGTAGTGGACAATGGACATATGGAACATTTACATGGTCAAAATCAACTGCCAAGACAGTCACTTTAGGCTATAGACCGGGATTAGTATTCTTAGTAATGGATAGAATATATCCTTGGGTTATCATCTCTAATTATGGACAATGCAGTTATTTTTACACGTTATCTAGTAGCACACCAAATATAGGAGGAAGTGATATAACTAGCACAGGATTCACCTTAGATGCCAATAGTAGTCTAATCTCAACGACATATGTAGACTATGTAGCCTTTGAAAGTTAATCACAATTTAAGAATATTTGCACTCATTTTATCCCGTATGATTAGTTTGTCACATTGCAATATCATAACTCACAAAAATCATAACCTAAAATATTACAATTCGGTAAGTTAATTATTTACAACAACCAACTATATTTTGGCAATAGTAGCAACCAACCAGTGACCGTCTCACCTACAAGCATATCAGCAAGCAACATTACTTCCGGTACATTTTCTACCGACAGATTGCCTACTGTCCCTATTGCAAAAGGCGGGACTGGTGCTACTGTTGCGTCTACGGCATTAAGCAATCTCGGTGGATTTTCTAGCGCCGGAGGTACTATTTCTGGTGCTGTAAATATCTCAGGCAAACTTGATGTACAAAATAATGCTATGCACATTGGGTCAGGAAGTAATGGGGCAAAGTTGAACTTTGGCGACGGTGATTATGTTTATTTATATGAAAGTACCGACGACCATCTATATATAAAAGCTGATAAAGGATTACACTTACAGTGTGGTTCAAATAGCAGTTATGATATTACTGTTCAACATGGAAGTGACCCTGCTATATCACTACTTGGTGGTGGAGGCAGTAGTAAAATGGCTACTGGTAGTTTTTATTATAGTGGTTCAACTCAATCTGTAAATGTTGGGTTTCAACCAGTATTAGTTATATTTACAGGCGCTGGGCAGTCTCTCTTAATAGGCATATTAAACAATGACGAAATACGAGCATGTAAAAATGGCAGTTGGCAAACCGCGTCAGTAGATACATATACAAGTAGTACTGGATTTAAAATAACATCAGGGGCTGTATCTGGCACTCAAACTATAAAGTATGCTGCTTTTGGCTAATAGAAATTGCATTCACGGTTGCCCTTCTTGCGTATACCAATATCTTACAACATGGCAAAGTAATTATATGGAACAATAACCTGTATTTTGGCAACAGTAGCAATATCCCACAATCTATTTCTGTAGATTTATCTTCTTATGCTACTACTAGCTATGTAAGTAATAATTATGCCGCTAAGTCTCATACACATTCTGATTATGCCACAAAGAACAATCCCACTTTGACAGGAACTATACACTTAAATAGCACTGATATAAGGTTAGGTGCAAATAGTAGTAGTTCAAATGTTAAAGTCAAATTCGGAGATGGTGAATATATCTATATAAATGAAGATGTAGACGACCATCTTGTATTTTATTCTAAAAAAGGTATAGACTTTACCAGTCAAAGTAACTCTGGTACTTTTACCTTCAATGGTAATGCTATAGGCGGCGCTTCTGTACAAGTAGTAACTGGATATGGACGAGCCGCGCAGAGCGGAGGTATTAATTTAGGATTCAAACCTAAAGTAGTTGTTCTTGCAACTGCTAATAACAATGAAACAAATGTTATTGGTGGCATATTATCTCAAGGATATTCTGTGTTATTCGGAATGGATAATAGGGTTAGCCAAGGTACTAGTAATGTTAATTCTAGTGGATTTACTGTTTATGGTAGGGCTAGTGATTCAAATAGTTATTATTATTATGTAGCATTCTCATAATTGAGCAATCACTTCTGACAAGTTGCAACATTGCAAGATTGTAAAGTCCTTTCCCATAATCTTACAACATGGCAAACTCATAATATGGAATAACACTCTATATTTTGGCAATTCCTCTAATATCCCAACACAAGTTACACAAGATTTATCCACTTATGCTACCACTACATGGGTTAATAATAATTTTGCGGCTACAAGTCATACTCATTCTACATATGCGCCTAAAGATAGCCCTACACTAACAGGTAATATTCATCTAAATAGTGCATCAATACGATTAGGCGCAAATAGTTCTAATTCTTTATGTAAAATAAATATAGGAGATGGGGATTATATTCATTTTTACGAATACGAAGATGATAAATTAGAAATTAAAGGTAGCACAATTAATATGGCTACTTCTAATTTTTTAATTAATGGTACAGCTTTAGGTAGCGACAAGCAAGCAGTCAGTGGAACTATAACTAGTACAGGTTCAACCATGACAGTTAATGTAGGCTTTCAACCAACGTTGGCATTCGTTGTATGCCGTGGTGGAGCTTCGGGAAGATTGGGCTGGATAATTTATGAATCAGGTAGTACATATTGTACCTATTTAAAGACTTCCTTGTCTCAAGGTCTTTCCAGTACGTCTGCGTCAGGTCGTCCGTCTAATGGTTTTTATATACCACAAAATTCTTTTGATGATGGTTGGCCATTGTATTATACAGCTTTTAAATAAACAATCTTAATTTATCAAGTTGCAATATTATAGCGTATAAAACCCATCTCCCAAAATATTACAACATGGCAAAATCATAATTTGGAATAATACGCTGTACTTTGGCAATTCCAGTAATCAACCTAAAGCTATATCTGTAGATTTATCCAGCTATGCAACAACAACATGGGTAAATAATAATTTTGCTACCACTAGTCACACTCATTCAACCTACGCGCCTATAAACAATCCTACACTAACAGGCACTATCCATCTTAATAGCGCATCTATACGATTAGGAGCTAATAGTTCTAACTCTGCTTGTAAAGTTAATATAGGCGACGGCGATTATATTCATTTATATGAGTATGAGGATGATAAGCTAGAGATTAAGGGAAGTACTATTAATATGGCTACTTCTAATTTTTTGGTTAATGGGTCTTCATTAAGTAGCGGTGGCAAGATAGTTACTGGAACTGCTTCTGGTTCTACAATAAGAAGCCCCGGTATTAATGTAGGTTTTCAACCAACAATTGTTATTTTAATGGCTAAAACAGAAGCTACAAATAATAACACATTTTGTATGGTCTTTAATGATTACACTGTCTTAATGTTTAGTAACTCAACCCCTGTACCTTCATTTACAAACACTGGGACAAATTTTATAACAAGCACTGGATTTAAAGTATCTAGCTGGTTACAGTCTAGCTATAATTGGAGTTATGTTGCTTTCGGTTAATATGAGGTTGTGAACACACGATTAATCTCATCATTCATTATCCAAAGTCTTACCTTTTGGCAAGTTGCTCACCTATCAGAACGCACTGTATATGGGCAACTCATCTAATCTTCCCCAAGCTGTTGGTGGAGGTGGTAAAAAGTATGCTAGTGTTGTGATAGGAACTTCCACAGCTGGATGGAAAAAGGAAGATTGTGATTACCTTTGTGATGGAACAAACGACCAAGAAGAGTTTAATACTGCCATATCAACCTTTGATAAAACGATTGGTGGCTCTATATTTGTACTGCCGGGGACTTATAATATAACTGCTAGGATAACTAACAGACCGGGTAATGAATGGGATAATGCACCTGTAGAAATATATGGGACTCCTCAGACTATATTAAAACGTTATTTTAATGACGTTAACCAGTATCAAGACAATGGACTTATAAGATTAACTACTGCTAGCATAACCTCATATTGTAGTGTCCATGACTTATGTATAGATGGTAATAACGGCACTTACAATAGTGCCTATAATAGAGCCATAAACATATCATATAATGGGTGGGTATATAATACTTATATATTTAATACTGCTAAGGGAATAAATGCAGGACAATATGGAGCAGTTTATGGTAATGTATTGGAAGATGTTACACAAGAAGGCATACAAGCTGGTCCATTAACCAGCGTTATAGGGAATACCTTTAATGCTAATGGCGCGAATGCATACGGTGCTGACAGTTTTGGCATTTATAGTCCAAGATTCGCAGTCGTAATAGGAAATACAATCAGTGCAGAATATAAAACAGGCATTCTTGTTGAGGATGCCGCGGTATGCATTGGTAATCATGTAGACAGGTTTGGTCAATATGGTATTAAAATTACTATTGCCAACAGTAGTCTTGTAGCAGGTAATATTGTAGATACTTGTGGCGAAACTGATAAAGAAGCTAATACATATCAGTGTTATATAGATGGAACAAATACGACTTATAAAAACGATGGAAATCTAATTATTGGGAATGTTTTTAATCAAAGCAAAAGATATAATAGCGATACGGTTTCATATCCAAATAATGCATATTCTATTTATATAACATCTGGAGCTACTAACAATCTCATTGCGTGCAACAACATTTATGGTAAAAACTATACAAACCAGGGTGGCTCCACTAATACCTTTTATAATAATAAATATAACTAAGGAGGTATAATAATGCAATATCTTTTTAGAATGTATGGTAATGAAATACAGGTTATTCGATATATGACAACCCATACAGAGATTGAATATATATATAATGAAGAAACACATATGCGTGAACCTCATGAATATGAAGCAAAATATTATTTTACCACATTAGAACAAGCTCAAAAGGACGGCGAGCCTATAAAACTCGACTATGAACCTTTTGAATGGCTCGATGGTATTTTAACAAAAGATACTGAAAATACCTATGCAGAAGCTATAAAAATTTATGAAATGGGTGAAGAAGCGTATAAAAAATCACTTTTACAAGAAAATGCTCAAACAAATGAGCAGTTGTATTCTGACGTATCTCAATGTATATTGAGTATGATTAGCTAATTTGAGATAATATGAGATTGTCTGTAACCGTTGGTTCGTAAACAAATGGTTCGGGAGGTGGAATAAGGTCAGGACGTGGAGTTACTTTAGTGATGGTAACTCCATCTTCTGCAAATTCTACATCAAGATAAGGAGCATTATCTATAATATCACGTTCAAATTCTGGTGGTACTGGAACCCATTCTGTGGTAGTACCATCTTCTAGCGTTTCATTTTCATTCCAAACTGTTGGATATACACGATGGGATTGACTTTCAGCCCATTTATGATTCTTTTCAAAAATTGCACTCATAATTATGCAAACCCTCCTTAAATTTATCATTATAATAATTATAAAAATACATGGCAAACTATTAAGGTCTAAATGCTATATAATAATAAGATTGTCCAGTTTTTACCAACTGTAACCCATTAAGATTAAATCCGCTAGAAGTAATCTTCTTAGATGAAGTCCCCACAGGGTCGCCAATTCCAACTGTTGCGCCGCGTGTAAGTATTAATGAGTTTCTACATGGCGAATCGTCCATCAAAGAAATAGCACCAATTAATACTAACACTGGTTGAAATCCTAATGATACATTAGCTTGACCACTGAATGTCCCAGTAACATATATATAATCAGATATATTACTAGAAGTTAGATATTCACTATGAGTATGATTAATAGACGCATAATTACTATGTGTATGAGAAGCAGTAGCGTATACTCCATTATGATTATGCGTAGTTAAAGCATAATTATTCAACTTAGTCGTCAAGGCAGAAGTCGTTACATAATTGCTTAAATCTACATTTGGGGCAACAGTAGTTGGTGTATTGCTGGAATTTCCGAAGTAGAGTTGATTATTGTAAATAATTAACTTGCCATACTGTAAAATATTAGTAAATGCAAGTCTGCAAGTATATTGCTTATTTATTCGAATGCGGCGTACACCACAGAAATAGTTCCTCCACCTGTATAGCAACCTGATGCTAAATAGAAACCATTGGTTCCTGTAGCAGCACTATACGAAGCAATATTACCGCCCATCATTAATGCTTCAGTACCATTTTTTGTTATGGTATTAATAGCGGCATTACCAGATGAGTACGATTGAGCAATAACAAATGTTGGTGTGAAATCTAAACTGACCCATCTATTAGACGACAATTTGCTTAAGCTCAATGACCCTGTAGTAAAGTTTTTACTGCTACCGCCTATAGCTTTACCATTAATGGTGACATCACCGCTACTCTTTAGATTTATGCCACCAGAGGCATAGATTTCAAGATGGTCGTCAGAACTTTCAGTAAAATGTACTCTATCACCATCACCTATCTTAATAACAGAGAAGGATGATGTAGATGTAGTACCGAGTCTAATATCAGCATTGTTTAGATGTACTGCTCCATTGACCGTCAGAGCACCTGTAATCGTTCCTCCGCTGGTGGGTAGTGCCCCTATATTACTACAGGCACTAGACGCGCTTGTAGCCCCTGTACCGCCTCTAGCAAGGGATAATGTACCGCTGGTGATATCAGAAGCGGAATGAGTATGAGACGGAACAGTAGTAGGGGTGACAGTTGTAGGCACATTTGAAGAATTGCCAAAATATAATTGATTGTTCCATATTATGAGTTTGCCATGTTGTAAGGTTGTTGGCAAGGCTGCTGCTGTGCAAGTTTCGGGTAGCTTGGCTTGCAAAATCGTTTGCAAATTGTTCATTTTTCCGTTGAGGTCGCTTGCAACTTGGGCGCTTGATTCGCCATTCACAATGTCTAATTTATAAGTGCCGCCACTAGTAATATCAATGCTAGTTGTAAAAGCTGCCATTAGAACATCAATCCTTTCTTAGAAAATTAATGGAGCCATACATAATATAGCATGGCTCATCGTATATATTCAATATTAACATTTTAAGCACGTAACATTTGGTCATGTTCTGCCAACAAATCTATAATTGACTTTGAGAATGAAGCACCACCAAATACCTTAGTGCCCTTCGCAAGTTGAGGTTGTACAACATCGTACAATTCTTGTACATCTAACTCTAGTACGGTTAAATCAGGTAGACTATCTAATACATCAGACAATTGTGATATTTGACTTTCCAAACTACTCAATCTTGATTTAATACTATTTAATTGAGATGTGACAGAAGAGTCGATAGTATTTTGTAATTCATTCATAGAATTATTTGTTTCGGTGCGTAAATTACTTATCGCTGTTGTGTTCCCTTCTATCTTTGTATTTAGTTCGGTAATATCGCCATCTATGCGGTCTACGTTTCTTAGTACCTCTTGCCTTAGTTCGTTTAATTCAGAGTTAAGACCTGTCATGAAAACATTTGGGAAACCCATAACTGCTATAACAAATCCTCCGGTTGGACTAATACCACCTGTTGTTAAAATAAGTACTCCTTGCCCAACTACAGGATTATATCCAGAATAGTTAGGGAATGTCATTACTTTTGAAGTGTTACATACAACCTGCATGATTTTCCCGTTACTATCTACTTTGGTAGCTTCTACATCTTGTGGGAATACTGCTTTTACTGCATTGTTTTCAGTGTGCCCATAACATACCATAGTATAAATACGAGGAAGATTAATACAGTTGTCTATTTTTTTTTGCGCAATATCTTGTATTAAATTATGTAATGCAACTAGTTCACTAGCTCTTTGGTCTGCTATAGGCACATCGGGCTGTTGCATTAAATTATCATACGCTACTGTTCTTTGTTCTGGCATTAATATCCCTCCTTACGTACTGCTTGTAGAACCTTCACGAAGTTCATAGTATGGTAAATCACTAACATTACTTGCCGTAATCGACATGGTACTTGAAGCGTCTAATGGTAAAGTAATAGATTGTATGATAAATCTCTCTCTCGTATAACCAAAATATTCATCTTCAATAGTTATGATTTTATTTACATCTAAATGAGGCAGTAATGAACACTCAAACGTAATCGCAGATTGTAATATAGACTTCTGATTAAGCAAATATTCTGCATAGTCTTTAGCATTTTCTTCTGAACCTAGATTTGAAGATTCTTCATAATATGCCTTTCTTCCTATATTCTCTATTGATGTAGATGAAATAGGATTATGATTTTCTGCTGTATAGCTATAGATATCAGTATCATTTGAATTACTGCTACTCACTGTAACACAATTAATTACTTCTGCTGGGGATAATGTAAGTACAGGATTTATATATTCAGCAGTCTTGTCTGTAAAATCCCACAATGAATCTTGTGTAGAATAAGATAAGTCTAAAGTACCATTGTCGTATCGTAAATGACCATCAGTATCATAATAAGTGTCCGCGCCCATAATGTTTCCTACTTCTATAAAAATTTCAGAAGCATAAGTGCTAGGAGATTTATCAATCTCATATGGACATTTCCATGAGAGTAATTCATTATCTACAATAGGTGTAGACCTATCCATTATATTAGCATTTCCCATATCAGCCCATAATGTTTGTTCAATAATCTCCACTATAGATGTGCCTTCTGGTATGACATGGGTATAACTATATTGGTTGTACCCTGTCTCTGCACCTAAAAATCCGTATTTGTCTACACCATTAAGCGTTACTGTCTTTTGTGTTCTATCTATACTAGGGTCAAGCATACAAAATACACCTTGTGAAAACCAATATACATCATCGGTATATATATCCTTTAACCCTACAAATAACTTAAATCTCCTATTTATCCATATTAAACCATCTATCTTAGGAATGAATATACCATCATTATCTATAAGAGTAAAAGTACAAGTGCGTCTAACTCCTTGCTGATAGTTGATAGATATCGAACCAGCATTATCAGCAGTAATATAGTCGGTAATATCTAATATTACATTTTCATAATGGTCTAATAATTCTATACGATACATAGGATAAATCTCAGGTCTTGACGCAATTTCTCTATATTTAGAGTCTGCTACATTCATGTATTCAACAGCCAAAACCTATCACCCCTTTACTCCTTTAAATACACAGCACAATTATCTACAGAACCGACTTCCGTAAATGTAAACTCGATAGTAGTAGGTGATGTTTGTGAAAATATTTCAATTGTTGCATTGTTACTATCAATCTGTGCTCTCCATATGTGTCCTTTAATATCACGAATAACTACTTCTTTACCACTAGCCACTAATTTATTCCATTCAATTAACTTATCGGCAGGTTCCCAATATATATCAGAATTAATTCTGTATGGTGAGTACACAGGGAACCTATCTATAATAGCCTGTCTATTATAGATATCATTGTTTGACATATTAGCTAAATAAGCAGTAAGCCCACCAGTAATATAATTACGCTTTTGTATAGTAAATCGCGGATATTGCGCAACACTTTCTAATTTATTCTTTAATATATTCTGTGTCAAATCTTGCCCTTCTGCATTAAGACCAAATTTCCATATACTCCCCTTATCTACATAATAAATATCTTTTTCATTAGGGTCTGGTTCATAAGTGGCGATTGTCCATTCATCAAACCTAACCATAAGTTCTTTAGTCTCTATTGAAACACCATATTCTTGCGTAGATATAGGTATAATCTCCCATTTGTAGATATTGTCATTTGTGACCATAAAGTCTTCAATATATTTAACACCTAAGTCTATAATACCAACTCTGTGTTTAATTCCTTCCCCAATCTTTTCTCGATAAACAAGATAGCCATTCAGGTCTTCTGCAACACCTTCTAAGTTCGTAGATAAAAGTGACCCATTAGTAAATGGTGTAAATATTCTAGTATTTGGAAATGATTTATATTTAGGCACAAAGTTATCATCGTGTAACCATTCAAGTATCTTTTCTTCTTTAACTTCATCTTCCACTAATATGTTGTAATCGTAAAATACATCAGCGTACAGTCTTAAACAATGATACGCAGCGTCTCCTATATCTACATCAATAATAGGATAATCCTTTTTAGCACCCACTGCATATAGATACGCCTTCTTAGGTGTTAATGCCAATTTAAATGTGTCACCCAAATTGCCACTATCATTCATTATAAAGAATTGTTCTTCTGTATTAAATGTATCAAGATATACTCCGGGGTCATTACTATCAGCTTCCCATATCCAACCTTTCTCCGGGTCATTAACGTAATTCATTGTGCCGGGCCACACATATTCATATAAATCAAAATCATCAGGATTGCGCGTAGGTTGAAAACATGGTTTTTCACCTTGTTTAGTACAAAAATATTTATATTTTACTATATCATAACCATCTTTAATTAAGTGTAACATAAAATCTTTTATGCCTGTAGGTTTACTCTCTGCGTCTGTTTCTGCGTCAACAGATACATAATAAGCGTCTCTAAGTATATCATTAACAGGGTCAAACAGCAATGATATAATAGGGCCTACTTTTTCAACACTCATATAAAATTTAGAAAATAAAGTAAACTTATTTAAATTAAGGTCTGCTTTAACAAACTTAGTATAATCTATAGTGCCTTTCTTAATATGAAGTATACCTTTGTCTGTACCTAAAAATTCATATTCACAATCAGGGCTTAATGTAGGACGTGAAAACTCAATATCTTGCACGTCTATTCTTGCAGCATTATGGTCTGGGTTCCATGATAGCGAAACAATATCATCACCCATTAATGGTCTATCATAATATACTTTAAAAGCTAAACCATCGTCATTTCCAGCGTTTTGTCCTTCTTGTGTTACTACATTTAAGTATAATTCATATTTCTCATTAGCTACAAAACCGTCAAAATGAAACTCAAGCCTAGAATTATATGTATTATCAGTTTGTGTAATTAATTCCCTTTCTCTTCCTAAAATACGATATAATTGCCAATAATGATACTTGATAGGTACACCTTCGTGTTGTTCATACATTCCTACAAAGTCTGCTAATCTATATCGTAATCTACCCTCTGAATCTAAATCTGTTTCTTCGTTTTTAAATCTTACAGCAACTTGAGGTGTAGTTCTAGCTCTAAAATAGAATCCATTGATTGTAGCTGAACCAGCAGTATATATAGAATAAGGTTGTCCTTCTTGTGGAATAGAGTTAAATGAATCTTCTACAATAACCTTCATTTCCGTATCGTCACGTTCTACATCTTGAGTAGTACCACCATTGACTTTACAAATAGATATTATACGTCTTTTATCATTACCTATAATTAAATAACATTCTGTGTTGTTATTAAACCACAAGTGCATATCATTTTGTAGAATAATCTCTGTGTTGGTATTTGTTTTTTGTACTCTGCCTGATTTAACAAACATAGTAGGCTCGTCTTCGTATTGTACGACCTTCCACAAATATTCAGTGCCATTCTTAAGTGATTTACTCGCACGTTTATTTGGCTTCGCTAATTCTTCATCCCATGCAATCCTAACCATATCGTCACCGTAGACTATTTTAGGATTACCGTCAGTATCTTGGAAGGTATATGGTAATTCAATCGCACCAGCGTCCATATCATTTATGTCCCATATAAATATATTACAATGTGTCATATAGTTTCCATGAAATTGCCATTCAAAATATAATGGGTGTCTATCATCTGCATTTATAACATCTACAGTAGTATTGTTTGGATAAGCATTTATTGGCTGATATATCACTAACCAACACCTCCTTTATAATAAAGAAGGAGTAGTCATAAAGACTACCCCTTTCTATTAAGTGATACAGTCTTAAGTCTACGTACAAAATCATTAGGTTGTTGTACGGATGGTAGATTAACAGTAGATATGTTAATAACAGTACCTTCGTCATGAACCTTGTTATCCATACCTCTAATTACGCCATTCATTTTATTATAAAGTGCATTTGTATTTTCTGCTAAAGCATAGTCTGGATTATACGTGTGAATCATACTCCACAATTTCTTTGCGTCTTCTGCATTAAATACGACCTCTGAATGACGGTCGGAACCGTGAACCTCCGCGTCACCTGTATAATCTACAACACCGCCATTAGCATATTTAGATTTAGGAACGCTGTAGGTTGAACCGTCAGAACGTGTTATAATTGTATAACCACTTGAGCCATATGTTTGATTACGATTAGCAGTTAAACTACTACTTGAGCTACTAGTTGTCTTACTAGAACTGCTACTTGAGCTACTGGTCTTTTTACTAGAACTACCACTAAGAAACGACCCTATAGCACCGACTAAGCCACCTACTACTGTACCAATAGCACTACCACCAGTTACAGCAGAGCCTACTTTAGCTCCTGTAGATATAGCAGAACTACTACTAGATTTCTTAGAGCTACTAGAGCTACTACTAGTCTTTGAGCTAGATGAGCTAGATGAAGAAGATGAACTGGTTCTACCATAGTACCAGTCACTTGTGTCTGAACCGGGAGGGGCATAACTAGCCCTATTATCCCATTTTTCACTTTGATAAGTCCCGTCACTATTTACACCTGTAATTACATATGAACCGCCATGGGTTGTAACTATATCTCCTTTATGTAATCCGGGTTGCGCATGACCATTTGATTGAACTTGTACTACTCTATGTGGGCCAGTATATTTATCAGAACTATTAGAATTATTGTTGGAAGATGTAGAAGTTGCAGGTTTACCATAAGTACCAGTATTATAATTATAATTCTTACCAGTCTCATAGTCACTTTTTGCCATTTCTTGTGCCTTCTTGACCATTTCAACGGCTCTGTTAGCTTGTGCTTCTACATTGTCTAATGCACGAGTAAGAGCTTCTTCCCAAGCATCAATATTAGTTAATTCAATTTCTTTTATAGACTCCGCTGTAGATACATAACTATCTCTAAGCTGTCCTAGATATCCTGTTGCATTTTGTATGGTAAGGTTGAGATTATCTTCCATGTCTTTATGGATGATAGCTTGTACCTCTTTAGCATATGTAGTATCAGCGGCTAGTTGCCCATAAGCCTTTTTGCCTTCTGTTACACCTAGCCATGCAGCAGCATTCATTCTATTAATATGGTCTTCATATTGTTTAGATACTTGACTTAATTTTTGAATATAGTCATTATATGATTCTATTTTTTTATTGTTAGCTTCAATTTCTTTTTTCCAAGCATCAATTTGCTGTTGTTTGTAGAAGTCCTCAAGCGCTTTCTTAGCATCTTCATATGCTTCCTTCGAATCATCAAGTGCGTCATTAGCATCTTCTATAGCTTCTTTATCAGCTTCCCATACCCAACCACGTTCGGCATAAAAGACACGTTTAACTTTATTCTTTTTAGTTTTCTCTAGTGCTTCTTTCTTTTTCTCTAAATCTAAAGTTGCTTCTTCAAGTTTCTTCTTTAATTCTTGCTCCTTGAGCATTTCATCTTCTTTGTCCATTTCTTCTTCAAGCAAATCTATCTTTTCTTGTATTAAATCATTTTGTTCTTCTAAATCATCAATCATGTCTTGCGTAAAGCTCTGTAATCCTGCAATGATGCTTTCTTGATGAGTTTGAATTGCCTGTTGCTCTTCAAGAGCGGCTTGTTTCATTTTCTCTGCTTCTTGTCGTATAGTATTGGCTATACTCCTTGCTTGGTCTTCGAGTTGTTGAATCCTATCTTTATTAGCATCTGCGTTTTCTGCTGCTAATCTATCAATCTCGTACATAATACTAATATATTGTGTTTTATATGCTGTTAGTATCTTTCTCTCTGTCTCTAATCTCTCTTTATTTGTTGCATTAACGCGCTTCACATAATCATCAAGAGTTTCGCCTAATCCACCTTGCTCAAGCTCAATCCTGTCATATTTGTCATTAAGCTCATCTATCGAACGAGAGATTTCATTCATTTGATTGTCAAAAGCCTGATTATATAAATCTTCTATTTGGTCGGCATAACCCCAAATCTCTTCTGCCAACTCCATCATTTCATCACTAGTTTCAGTAAACCCTTGTTTACGTAAATATTGTGCTTTAGCCTCAGCTAGATTTTGCATAGCCATTAACTCAAGTATTTGAGTGCCTTCTGATTTTCCTTCACGTTCTGCTTCAGTTATTGTATGTTGGTGACGCTTTAATTGGTTTTGATACATTTTCTCATAGAGAGCTTCCATTGCTTCTAAGTTACTAACCTGCTCGTCCATAAGACTTTGTATTTGCTCACTTTCTTCTGTATATCCACGTCTTTTCAGTGCCATTATACGATTGTTTACTTCTTCTTGCATTTCAGCGTACCTTTGTAATTGTGCTTGTTCCGTACCTGACTTAGTTGCAAGCATATCTATTTCATGCTGTCTGTCAGTCATGAAGTTGTCATGAATAGAAGCCTCTATATCGCGTTGTTGTTCTTCATAATCCCACCAGTCATTTTGTAACTGACGAATAGCTTCACTTTCATCAGAATATCCTTCAGCACGTAATTCTTCGGCACGTTGATGAGCTTTTTGTTTCATTTCTTCTAATATCGCCATTTGACGATATTCTGTATTTTCATGATGAGATATTTGGTCAATTTCATGCTGTTTATTATCTATATAGAAATCATATAATTCTTCTTTTATATCTAAGATATCAGCTTGGTCGTCCCACCATTTATCAGAATCTTCCATGGATTTTTCAGTATCTTTGCCGTTGTTCCCTGCTCTCTGTTTTTCTGCATCAATATGTAATAATCCTTGATGCTCTTTTAATTTTGCTATCTTTTGGGCGGCTACTGATTCCATATTACTGCCTTTTCGAGCTTGAACATCAAGTTTAGACATTAATACTTCTACAGACATTCCAGCTTCATCAGCGGCTTTTTGTACTTGTTTTAACGCTTGAGCTACTAAACCAAACTCGCCAGACATTTCCATAGCCCTAGCAGTCTTATCTGCTTGTGAACCTATATCTACAAGAATATTCTGAATTTTCTTGCCGTCTACTTCTAAGCCTTGACGGTCTAGGTCGAGCAATACATCAGCAGTCCAACCTTCACCTGCATTACTGATAAGTTGATTTATGTATTTATTTACTGTGGATTTAGAAAGTACTTCTGCTCCATTGTCAGTTTGTAGAATAGCCGTATAAGATATTTCTACATCATTATACATATCAGAAGCACCTAGGGCTTGAGATGTAGTACCTTTTATAGCATTTAAATCTTTACCCCATGATAAGAGTGCGTCTTTGTATTGTGCTATAGTTTCGTCTGTCCATTCCAATACTTTTGCTGAATTAAGATTTACGTTTCCATAGATAGTTTGATTTAAATTCGCCCCTAGATTAGTAGCTTCATCTACAAGTTTAGTGTAATTATTGTAAATATCTTTATATTTATTATATAGTTCAGTGCCTGTTCTATCTACTCTTTCTTTCTGTTGGTCAAGAAGATTGATTTGATGCTCCATACGGGTTTCGTAATCATCCATCATTTCTTCTTCTATATCTTCAATATCTTTTTGTAATTTCCACCACTCTTCTGCGGCGGCACGACTATCATCCGTTTCCGCTCCGTCAGCCCTTGCACGAGATTCTTCTGCTATTTTATGTTGAAGAGCTTGTTGTTTCTTGATTATCCCTATTCTTTCTTCATAACTAGCATTATGATATTCAGCCATGGTAAGTTCATGTTCAAGTAAATCTACTTGTTTCTCAAGAGCTTCCTTCTGCATATCAAAGACTTTCTCTTGCATCTCCCAGTCTTTATCTCGATATTGACCTATATCTTTATAATATTGTTTCCATATTTCTTCATATTTTTTTGCATATTCTTCTTGTGTAATTTCTTCCATTGCAAGTCGATGTTCTAAGACTTTTAATGCTTCCTCTGCGGCTGGATTGGTCGTTTCTTCCTTTGTAGAACTACTATCAGTCTTATTAGATGTAGAGCTATTAGACGAACGATTGCTACTTGAATTACTTCCACTGCTACTACGACTGCTTGAACTTCCACTACTCTTTGAGCTACTAGAACTAGAGCTTTTGCCCCCAGAAGAACTAGAAGAGTCGCTTCCAGTTTGTTGAGCATAATAATCGGTTGTTTTAATCTTAGTATGTATCGGTTTTAAACCATTACTATGTTGTTCAATTTTACCTTTTGTAATCATATCTGTAACATTATGAGGAACAATAGTATCTCCGGGTTTAACATGAATTAATTCAGGGCCATTCATGCCAACCATACTTTGTTGACCGTCTTTATCTATCTTAAGCTCTGGCCCTTCTTCGCCTACCATAGCGTTGATGTACTCTGACGCTCTCATTGGTGTGGTCATACCGTCTGATTTACGTTTACCTACAGCATAACCGGGAATAAAACCTGTTGCTCCACCACCTTTAGTGACTGTCACTGAACCACTTGATACAGCGGCGGGCTTATTCTTTTCCACATAGCTAACGGTAATAGTAATATTTTTGCTTTGTAGAGTGTCAATCGTAGAACGTAAGTTTACAACTTTACCATTAGAATCATCAGCGGCAGTACCAATATTAGATAAGGATAATTGACAAGCGGCAGTACTACAACCGTTAATAGTATTTATAGCTTCTTGAATACTATTAACAACAGTCGTTTTTGTAGTTTCTGCTGTTGTTCCTACTGCTTTTAAGTTAGCTTGTAATCCATCGGTATTAAATGCTACTTCTTCCATAGATATCTGCATACCAGATACAGAGTTTTCTATTTGAGTTTTTAATTCTGCACTAAAGTCTTTAACTTGAACATTATCTCCAAATTCAAAAGTGATGCTTTCATCACCATTGTTCATAGCGGCATTAAGAATACTCCCTACATTAATACCTTTGAATCTTTCTTGTAATGCTTCTTCAAATGCCTTTGCCGCTCCATCCGTATTGAATGTAACCTTATTGCCATCAACAGTAATAGCATTGCTACCGAAATCATCATTAACACTTTCTGCTACACTTGTAACGACATCAACATTAAGTTTATTGCCTTCAAACAAAGATTCAACTTGAGTTTGTACATTTTCAACAAGTTCATATCCATTTCTAAGTTCCATATCAGTACAAGTAGCGTTAAGAGTTGGTAAAGTTAATTCGATACCCGAAGTGCCTAAGTGAGAATTAATTTCTTCTACAGCCTTATTTACAGCCTCGATTATACGTCCTCTTTCACTATCAGTAAACTCTACACGTCCAGCACCAATAGGGATGTCTATTTTACTCATATCAATGTCTGATAGTGATTCTTTTAAAGTTGACCAAGTATCACTAGCGGTGTTTTTCAAGTCTCTAAATGCTTGCTGTAATTTGTTAATCGGAGGGTCAAGGTCAATTTCGAGATACTTCTGTGCATCTTGTAATAAAGCTGAGAATTGATTATCATTGAGCTTAGGTAACTGTTCTACTCCTGTTCGATATTGATTGAATGCGTCCATCAATTCTCTTTCAGTCATGTTGGAGACTTTCATTATTTTTTTATCAAAGTTGTCAACATATTTTTCGTTATTTTGTAGTGACTTAACTAAATCTCCCGCGAATTTACTTATGTTCATTTGTTGGTCATTAATATTTTGTACAGTACCTACAATACATTCTTCTGACACATTGTACAAATCTTCGATACCAGCTTTATAATTACTTAAACTCGCTTCCCAATTAGCGTCATTGACAATTCCCAGACCTTCAAGGGCTTTAGCATGAGAAGTTCTATCTACAATACCATTTTCTGCTTCTGAATCGAGATATTTTATCATATCTGCAATTCCGGTCATTTCAGTAGTATAATCAGCTTCAACAGCCTTTTTAAATTCGTCATACGCCGCTGTACAATCTTCTACAATGCCATTAAATTCTTTGAACTTATCACTAATAAATTCAATCTGTGTATTTGAATCCATAGTAGATAATAGAGTTACAAATTCATCTGCACTATCGCCCAAATTATCTAATATAAATTGAAGTTCTTCTACAGTATCAGCGTCCAATGAACGTAAATATTCGCCCATATCTTCAAATTCAGAATTGACAGGCGTAATATCTTCTCCGAGTTTTTCAATAGTACTTTGTAATGTTTCTACAGGAGATATAATATTTTCGACAGCCTCAGCATTGCGTTCCATTTTATCCCCAAATGTTACAATGCCATCACCAGCCATTGATTCATCAAACAAGGCTACTCTATTCATAGCGTCGTCTATTTGGTCAGCGAACCGTGTATTATCCCTATCTAAACTATCATAATTACTATGTAGTTTTTCGTGCATTTCCAATAACAAAGATTCACTTTCAGCTTGTTCTTCAATGGCAGTATTCATTTCTTTTTCTGCCGCTTCTCGTTCTGCAATAGTACTGTTACCATCTTCGCATACTTCTAGGTAATGTTCTTGTGCCTGTATTGCTTCGTCAACAGCTCTATTATGTGCATCAATAATGATATTATATCCGTTTAATGCTCTCTCAAAACCAGTATCTCCTTCTATAGAAGTCTGGTCTAATGACACATATCCCTGTGCAGAGGATTCTATTTCTGCAACCGTTCTATCAAATTCCTCATTCGCTCCTTGAGATAACTTCATTCGTTCAATTTCCATTTTGCGTTCTTCGAGAGCAATTTTCTTTTCTAATATTGCATTTTGTCTTTCTAATTCAGCAGATTCTTGTGCTAGCTCAGGTGTCCAATTTGAAGTCCCTTTTAGTGTATTAAGTTCTTCAAGTCTTTGTTTATTCTCGTCTAGTGTTTGGTTATATCCATCAATAGCCGCTTGCGTTTCATCTATTCCATCTTTAGCAGCGTCTATGTATTCCTGTAGTCCTTCATCTGTCATGTGCTCTACACTACTATTATGCCATGCGTCTATCGCTTTTGAAACGCCCCATATAACCGCCCCTATAGTAGCTATGATAGCTATATATGGAGCTAAAGTAGCTAACGCCGCACCTAATGTAGTTACACCGCCTGCGGCGGCAGTAGATGCAGTCCCAACTCCAAAGATACCACGAGATAATGCCCCAAGTATACTACCGCCATTTCTAAACGCATTTATACCATTAGCTATACTAATTAACCCTTTACTTAGTCCAGCTAATTTTATAGCCGCAAAATGTGTTAGAGCTAAACCTAAAGCAGTAAGTAACATAGTGCCAACAGGGAGTTTATTAATTAATATATCAAGCACAGAAACAAGTCCTGTGATAGCACTAATAAATCCACTAGCAACACCAGACACATTTAGATTAACTAAAAATTCTGACCATGTTGTTTTTAACTGATTCATTTTAGCTTCAAATGAATCCATATATGCTTCGTATTTTTGGGCTGTAGAACCAGCGCTATTTACTGCCACTTCCATGGCTTCGCCAACTTCATTCCAGTTTTCAAATATGGACATGAGGGTATTACGTTGATAAGTACCACCTAAAGCAGTAGCGATAGCGCTTTTATCTATGTCGGTAAGGTTGTCCCACATTTCACCAACATCTTGAAGAATTTGCATTGGTTCGCGCCATTCAGTAGCACTAGTACGTAAAGTGACTCCTAAATGATTCAGTACCTTTTCAGTATCGTTCAATGCTTCGTTATTATCGTCAAGATACTTACCTACCTTTATATTCTGTAGGCGTGAAAGCAATGATTTAATACCGTTACCAATAGTTTCTGCACTCAAACGAGTGTTACTTGAAACTACAGTAATAACAGAAGCTAGTTCTTGAAAATCCATTCCTGCCGTTTTAGCAACAGAAGAAACACGTTGCATAGCAGTTGCTAGTTCTTCTGCGCTGGTAGCATATTTAAGGTCAAGCTGATTTAAAGTATCTATAACCATAGTGGCTTGTGATGCTTCCATATTAAAACCATTAAGAATACTAGTCAAACTCTCTGTTGCTTGAGCGGCTTCCATGTTACCAACAGTAGACAACATCGTAGATGCTCTTAGCAGTTCCTCGGTTTGTGCTTCACTAAAACCTTGTCTTAACCACTCTTCACTACCTTCCATGACTGATTGTAGAGTAACACCTAATTCTTTAGCCATGTTAGAATAATTATGAACCATATTAGTAATAGAGGTATTAGATTTTTCAGTGACTATTTGCAAACTAGTCATAGCTGAATCTAATTCTTTGACTGTAGTAATAGAACCATAAATAGCCCTTTGTAGATTCATAAAGATTAAATAGCTACTAGCCATTCGTACAAATTTACCTGCTAAATTTTCTACATAACCATTTAATGTTCTAACTCCACCACCAGCACCACTCGCCGCCGCTTTAGTCCTAGACAATTCATTATTGTATTTACTCGTCGCATCTGCGGCGCGTTGCATAGCTTGCGCTGATTCACCAACTGTCTTTCCTGTTGAGTCTCCTTGAAGTTTAACCTTGTTTAGTTGCTCATATTCTTGCGTTAATCGTTGTACATCTCTTTCTAATTGTTGAATAGTGTTATTAGAATCCCCATTTAATTGCGCCCTAGTTAATTCAAGCTTCTTTCTATGTAACTCTTCAAGTTTATTAATAGCTGAATCTATAGCTTGTTGATTAAAAGTATCATCACGTTTAGCGCTCATTGATTTTTCCGTTGTTTGCAATTCTTTTAATTTTGCAATAAGTTTGTCAACGTCTGTAACAGTCATATTCAAAGATTTAGCTAAATCACTCGTATTCAGTTTAGTTAAATCCCCTACTGTAAACATTTGCTTTACTTTATCATATGATACACCAAATTGACTTAATTTTTGCGTTAATTGTTCAAGTTGTTGACCATAGACACCGAGTTGATTGCCAGTCTCAGTCTTTGTTCCTTTAGCTCTTAATGCTTCAATTTTAGCTTGTAACTGCTCTACTTGTTTAATCTGAGCTTCATATCCTTTTAATGTAGCATTACTTTGTGCATCAGTCTGTTTAGCATTGATAAGACTCATTTCTTTATTAAAATCGCCTTGTATTTGTTTTAATCTCTGTACATCTTTGATTGTAGACGCTACACCACTTGCATAGTTTTTAAGCGCAGTAACCTGTGTTTGTATTTCATTAGCATATGTAGTATTACCGGAATTTTGAGCACGATATAACTCTTTGGTCTTTGCTATAATTTGATTATATGTTTCAATTAACGTTTGAGCATTATAAGTTTGCCTTGCGTCTATTTGTTTATTATTACCTTCTGTCATCGCCTTATTTATGTCTTGTACAGCATTACGTATTGCGTCAGCGCCTTCTTTGGTTTGAGTAACGACATTCGTACTTATCAAAGGTTTAGTAAAGGTATTAGTGGTTTTATCATATGTTGTTGCGGCTTGCCCTAGAGAGGTAAGTATGGTCTGTATCTCTCCTTGTAAACGAGCAACTTCATCCCCAGTACCCATCTTAAATCTAAGTTGTCCAATACGGTCTTGTAGTTTAAACAACTCCTGATACTTATTGATAACACCGTCTATATTTTTTAAATCAGTTGCAATATCATTTTGTTTACCAACTAAACTCATTTTATCTTTAAAACTAGCTTGTAATGTTTGCAATTCAGTCAAAGCAGTTTTTCTTGCTTCTATATTTTTGACTAAGGTGTCAGTCTCGGAATTAAGAGCATTAATCTCTGCTTGTATACCGCTTGCCGTAGATGTATTATTGTTTAACTTAGCCGCATTTAATTCTTGTGTCTTTTGAATAATTTTATCATATAATGTTGCTAATTGATTTAGTTCACTGTTATCTTTAAATGCCGCTGTTTGAGCATTAGCTACGTCTTTTATAGATTGAGAGTATTTAGTGTTATTCTGTATAGCCTCATTGGTTTTCATCGCAACCTTTTCTAAGGCTTCTGCTTGTGCTAGATATTCTGTAGCCGAATCTTCATGCCCCATCTTTCTAGCGTTATTATATTCTTGATACTTCTTAGTAGCTTGGTCTAATTGAGAATTGAGCTTCTCTAAATCTTTCATGCCTGCAATATCGTTAGTCTTTGCAGACTGTTTATCTATTACATTCTGTAACTCTGTAAACTTATTTTTAACTTTATCAATTTGTTCAGTAGTTTGCATTATACCTTCTGGACGAGCAGTATACATTGTGAATGAGTTCATATCTTTCTGATACTCAATTACAGTCTCACCCATCTTTTGGTTAATAGCATCACAACTTTGTACAATCTGGTCTTTTAACAGAGCAATCTGTTGTTCGTTTCCACCTTTTAATTGTAGATTACTAACTTCTTGATATGCTTTCTTTATTTTGTCTACCTGTTCTGTAATTTGTTTTGCTAATGCCATATCATTACTTTTTGTAGCAGCATCACCAAACTTAGCTGATACGGTAGCCATCTTTTGATTATAATCGGCAACAGCTTTCCCTAATTCATTATAACCTTGTAAGTTCTTTTCTAATCTTGCTCTTTCTGTTTCTAACTGAGTTACACGGTCAAGTGCCACTTGCTGAGATTGCCCATCGCTTTTGCTTGTTGCAGTATATAGTTCAGTATAAGCCTGAGTTAGTTGTTTAAAAACGCTTTGCAATTCTTGTAGTTGTTGTTTGTTGTTGGTAATAGTAGCGTCCATACCTTCAAATAATAATAATCTATTACCAGTACCATCAGTAGTTCCTTTAAAGTTAAACGCGGCTTTTACACCATTAACCATAGTTTCTACTTTAGCTTTAACTGCGCCAGTCGCATTATCTATCCTCGTAGAAAAGCTAGTAATGTACTTAGTTAAGTCTTCACCCTTAAGAGTAACACCCAACTTTTTATACTGTTGTTCCATTTCAGTAAACAACTCTGACTTTTGTTTACCAGAAAAGTTACTAAATGCTTTGGCGGCTTCTTCAGCAACCGTAAAAGAATTTCCAAGTTGTTGTAAGGTTTGTGTAGTTTTTTTGCCGTTCTGGTCAAATGTTTGAACAGATGTAGCTATGCCATTTATACTTTGTGTAAATCGTAATGAACCATCACCCAACGTTTGCATTTGTAATCCTGCTGTACGTGCATAATCAGAAATACGTTGCATTGCAGTGATAACATATTCAGTGTCATTTTTAGGCATATCAAACTTTGGTATGCTCATCTGTCTCATGGTTTCAGATAACATATTACGTTGACGCGCCAAAGCGTCACTCAACGCTTTTGTCATTCTGTCTATCTGTATACCACGACTTTCAAAAGCACGACTATTAGCCCCTAGTATACTTTTACTATCTAGCCCCATAACAGCTGCCGCTTTTAACTGTTGAAACATCTTCTGTATTTCTGTAAGTTGTTGCTTAAAATTATTTTTATCTAAATTAATCTTAATATTAGCACCAGAGAGTCTCTTGACGGTTGTTTCTACATCACGTAGTGCTTGCTGTGCTGTAGCGGTATCTATCTTGTATGATGGATTCTGTCTAAACATTTCTTGTAGACTCTCTAGTCTACTTTCTAACTTACTTAAATTACCATCATCTATAACAACCTTAATTGGTATTTCAAATCCACCAGCCATATGCTCACCACCTTCCGTTACTTCATACGAATATTACCAAATGCTATACCTAACGCTTGAGGAATATATGACTTTAAATATGCTTCCGTTGCATCAAGAGCTTCTGCCGCATCTCCATTACGAGGACTAAGACCACCATTAGTACCCTTTTCAAGAACACTAAGTATATCTTCTCCAACAAATGGTGTACCATCAAGACTAGCATGTTGCCCCCATCCGCTATTACTAGGATTAGCTGAAAAAGCCCCAGGGTCTTCTTCGATAATTGCAGAATTACCCTCAACTCGTGATTTAACTGAATTATAAAAATCCATAGTACGACTATATGAACCGGGGGAATAAGCATTGTACCAATTGTTCATAATATATTCTTTTAGCTTTTTCTCACCTTCCTTAGCAATAAGCTGTAAACACTTATTTTTTGAAGCTTGTATTTTACCTTTAATCTGTACTATTACGTCAGCCATTACCTACACCCCCTTTTTATTTACATAATAATTATTATTTCTTTGACTTAGCTACAAATTCTTTAGTTTGCATAGTAGACGTAACATCTTGCACTGTCTGCTTATGCATTCCGTCTACAAGTGATTTCAGAGTAGGATTATTCATATCATTTATACGTAATATTTTATCCATTTTTGTATCATCTATGCCATTAATAGACTGAACTATATGATTAATTTCTTCTTCTGTTGGCACATGTAAATATGTCTTCATAGCTTCAATAACAGACATATTCTGAAGACCTACAGCTACATCTACATCAGCACAAAAACGATTATAATCCTTTTCAGCGTACTTCATAACATAATCAAATAGACCACTTTCCATAATAAGGTCGTAATCTACATAAGATTGATAATCTGTATTAAAGTTAACATTTATATACATGAATAGACCAGTGAATAACTTTTCCATTTCAATGTACATACACATTTCCGCTGTTGTAGATACATTATCAGATAACATATCTTGTAGTCTATATGACAAATTCATTGCAGCAATATCTACATAAGCGCACTTCTTACTAATACTAACATAAGGTTTAATTTTAATATTTCTTTGTAGATATAGTTTAAAATCAAGTGGTGAATCATTCACCATATGTTCACGTAACTCTTTGTATTCTATAGGTGCGTTCGACTCTCTAAATTCTATCATAACTATTACTCCTTTGACTCATTATTAAAATTAAATAAATCTTCTAACTCATCTTCAAATGTACGCAAATCGTAATATGTAGACGTTACAGATACATCATTATGATGCGCAACATATTTACTAATAAGCTTTAAGTCTTTTCCCTGTTCAAGCAAGCGCGTTACGCATGAAGCCTTAAATAAATGAGGATTTATACGTCTGTACAAAAGAGGGCTAAGCGTTTCTTTACAAAAAGCTTCTATCCAACCTTTATCCATTTGACGAATCTCTTCTCCCCATTTTGTAGTAAATATGTATTCGCTTTCATACCCTCGATGCTCAATCCAGTTTCGCCAACTATCTAAGACTTCAAGAGGTATCATAAATCTTAACGGCTTGCCTTCAACGCCTGCACCTTTACCTCTTACAACATGACTAAGTACATAATTGCTACCCTCTTTGATGGGATAGTCAAGTATCTCTGTTCTAAATTGCACTATCTCTGCAACTCTACAACCTACATTATATAAAGTAATCACAAGAGCTAATGCTAAGTAATCGTTTAACTTAGTAAAATACTTAATCATCTTATTATACTCATTTATAGATATGGGTATCTTTTCATAGGTTTGCGTAGGATTTATTTTTGGCATACCTTTAGTAAAATTTCTAAAATGACGGCACTCTTCCATGTCTTCTGATACTATATTCTCAATATAGTTACAAAAACTAGATACAGCCGCCTTTCTTAATTTGATTGCACTGGAAGATAAGCCTCTATCTTGCATATATCCTAAATAACCAATAAAATCACGTTTTGATATTCTGTAAAAAGGTTTATCTCCTGCTTCTTCCATTATATAATAAAAGAATTGTTTCAAACAACGCAAATACTGTTCTCGCGTTTGTGGGCTTAGTTGTCTGTTGTTTCGTATAAACTCAAATGTTATTGATACATTCTCTTTATTACATTTCTCTTTAAAATTTTCGTCTGTAATATCATGCAAACGTTCTGCCATTGGTTTAATCATATGTAAGTCAACACGCCTTTGTTGAAGTTTCTGTTTGGGCGTTTTTGGCTTTGGCGGTTTAAAGGGATTCTTTTTATATTTTACCTTCCTTCCCTCAGACTTATTTTCCACTATCATCAAACTCCTTACTTAATCAAGTATTTTAAGAAAGATTCAATATCATAGGCATATCTTACCTTTAATAATTTACTATCAATCAGTACTCCATTGTGTTCTACAATATCTTTTTCATTAATAGAAAATTTTGATGTAGACTCGTAGAACTTATTAAAGTTATCAATGTCTAACCAATATGTATGAGCAGCACTTCTAAAGTTAAATATGAATCCTGCTCGTACATTCTTCATTCGACTAACTTCATCTAATCCATCTATTTGTGTCAATTTAATCATTTTATTGCCTTTACCAGAACCTTCTTTTTCAAAACTAAAGCTAGTATTTTTAGTACTTTTTAGTTCCATAGCAACAAAATACCCTTCATATAATGCAAAACAATCATAAGGATTGTTGCACGTAAATGATGTATGTCCTCCACTAAAAGCAGTAGCAGAGTCTTTTATTCTAAAATAATAAGCGTTCACTTTGCTGAATGATTTTTTCCAATCTTCTTCAAATCGTTTACCTTCGTTTTGTTGTGCCATATACTTAATCTCCTTCATTTCAAGAAAAGCCGCTGTACCAACTACTAATATAGGTTGAAATACAACAAGAAAGAACAAAAACCAAGCCATAGTTGTCTCCTATTTAAATTGCTACTACTGCAACTATAATTATGAACCATATTAAACTAAGTGCGCCCAAAATTACATACATATTTTACACACTCCTTTGTAGAAATGAAAGGGGGTAGAATCGCCCCCTTTACTATTATCTACATAATCCAATTACTTAACTGGTGTAATAACAGTACTCTGCACTGTCTCCACAGTATTAGCAGAATCATCTACGTGAGTAATAGTAGCTTGAGGTTTCTTAGTTGTAGATTTATTTAGTGCCTTAACACGAGTTTCAGTCTGATGCTTTACCGTCTTAATAATATCTTCAAGATTAGCACCAGAAAGATATAGACACTCAAAATCACTAAAGAGATAAGTCTTGCCATTGGTACAATCAAAACGACCAAGGTCAAGGTCATAACCTACTATATCTACTGTTTGCCCACCATGAATCTTTCCTCTTAGAAGAACTTCTTTCATAGTTGCCTCCTTATTTAACTTTATAGGTTTAACAATATCTTGTGTCTTGCTCATCTCAATAAAACATTCCCTTGAACAACACACATTCTTCCATGCATTTCCAATCTTAATACAACTTCTGCACATATAATATTCGTTTCCGCAAAAGTTACATTTACGATTTACTAACATATAATCACCTTTTCTCAAAGGGTGTCTGCTTGCCTATCATTACGCCGCTTTTTCGCTTCATCTCCAAAAACAACATGGGTTCCGTAAACGTCGTCAAGAGCGGCAGTAAAAGGCGTTTTTGGAGGTGTCATTGTGATACCAGTGTGGCGATTCATTCCGTAGAACGAAGACCGTCCTCTGTCGCCTTTGGGTTTTGCATGGGTAAAACTATCTCTCCTAAGTGTTGCCATAATTACATTCCCTCCTGTTCTCAAAGGACGTTTGTTTGCCCACTTGTACGATACGGAGTCCATACCTCTTTCAGCCCACCACTAGGTATACGAATATATTCAAAATATCCATCTGTTCTATATGTAAGCAAGTTATCCCTTTTACTTGGTTTAATAAAAAAGGAATTGTGTTCTACTGTAGGCATATCTGCCCATTCACTGACTTTCATTAGTATGAACCTCCATATCTTTAAAATCTAGTGGGTAAAAAATAAGGGATGAATTAATATCCATCCCTTAAATTTTGCAACCAGTTTCACTTAATTTATATTCTTTATGTTATATTATAGTATTAAGTTACCTATTTGTCAACTGGAATTTTATGGGCCAACTGGGTCTTTAGTGTCCTCATCTGCTTCTGCTTCATCCTCGGTATATACCTTGAAGTCGTAAAGCTTAGAAGACATACAGCCCTTAACAAACTCCATAGAGAGGTTCTGTACAACAGGGTCGCCATCAGCGGACAAATCGAAGTTCCAGTTGCCGTCAATCTGTGCCATACCGTCAACTTGGCAGGGGAATAGTTCACCTGTGCAAGTGTCTTTAGCAAGACCATAAGCAGTACAAAGAACAGTAGCAGGAATACCATCACCAGTTACGGTGATAACCTGTGCATTATCAGCGGACTTATACTCATAGGTTACAGCAAACATCTCACCTTCAAGAGGCTTGTCTGCATCCGCAAGAGCAATTTCCTTTGTGGAAGTAGTATAAGTAAACTTGCCTTCTGCGGCAGTATCAGCTTGTTCGTACTTCTTAATATAAGTACCGTTAGCAGGGTCTACCTTATAAAGGAAAAGAATCTCAGAACCAGCAGTACCCTGTGCAGTAAACTTAGTAGCAAGTTTACCATCTGCACCAGCAGTTAGAATCTCGTAATACTGAATATTAGTGCTACCTTGGAAAAGTTCAGTACCAGACTGTAGTGCCATAACCTCCGTATTGAAGGTTGCGTTCGTAACACTTAGTGTAGCCCTACGTGAGTGTGCAAAACCGCCACCAACGTAAATATTTCCACGTCCACCAGTAGGATAAACCATTTCTACAGTATTCTCAAGACCACTAGTTTTAGTGTTGGTAAGATATGCTGCAATAGACTTGTCTACGGGCTTACGAAGGAGAATTTCAAACTTTAATATTAATCTGTATATCGGCAATATACAGCCATCAATTACGATGCTCATACTTTCATATGAGAATAGACTACATCATTATCTCAAAGAGATACCCTCCACTTCGAGCGCCATAATGCCTTGCGCCCTACTCCTAAATAGGATAGTCGTTGAACCTTATTCTATTTTCTTTCTACTCTTTCGTTTTTTGTAGTTAAATTCGTATAAACACGATATATGCGACCATAGCTTTCCACTCCTAATGGCATATATTTCACTTTCACAAGTATTGTACTGAACAGCAATATTTTTTATAGGTACATTATCTGCAATCATCTTACAAATTTCATGCACCTGTTTTTCTGTTAACTTAGCAAAGCTATTATGTTCTCCTTGTTGTGAATGTAGTCCATGTTTAAATGCGTGTCGTAAATTTTCACTACAAGTTACCCACTCAAGATTGGATATATGATTATTGAGTTTGTTTCCATCTTTATGGTTAACTTGTAGGTGATAACGTATAGGTTTGTTAGTAAACGCACATAAGACTACTCGATGCACACCATATTCTATGCCAACCCCGTCTATGTGCATATATGTTGCAACATATCCCCTAGACGTTATATGCGTTGGCATAAAGCGTTGTTTTACTAAATCATATATAGTGCCGTCTTCATATACTTGATACTGATACTTGTCAGAGTCAGAAGTTATAATTACTGATTCCACGATATCACCCCTCGTACATATAATTTTGTCTCTACTTATATTATACGATAAAAAGTGCCATTCGTCAACCAATATATTTGAAAATTTTAGAAAATAGAACCTTGGTTGCGGATTGCCCAATCTTTTATACTTATTACTATACCTTATGGATTAGATAAGCCACTACAATGTTACCATTGTAGCTTAGTATATAAAAGCTCTAAGGGTTTTCCCGCAATTAAAAGGGTTTGCTGTACACATCACTGTGTAAAGGGTCAATGAAATTAACCTGTTGCATACTAAATTCCCTAGGCGTTGCTAGTACGGTCGTAGCTCTCGTTTCAGCCATATGTATTCAACTCCATTTCTAATCAATTATTTTACTCCAATTAATTTGTTCCCAATTAATTGGATTCTTTTTAGTATCTAAACATCCACTATATAAAGCTCTAGTCGTACCGTCCCAATTAGTGAACTGCATAAATCTATAGTATAAATTATATACCATATAAATAGGCATTGCCCACAATTCTTGATACGATATTCCTTTAGCTATTAACGAGGATGTAATACTGTCTAAAGTTACAGTAGGTTCTCTCTTGTGTTTGATATCATCCATACGCCCTTTATATTCCATTTCAAGAATATATTTTTTAGCACGTTTAGTTCCACCCTTTACAACATTATGCTCTACTGTATCACGCCAATTTATTTTCTGAATAAAATCTCGTGTAACCATATATAAAGCTTCATTAAATACAAAGTCATTGTATCTATGCTTATACATACCACGATTATCCTTACTAACGTTTAGTAATGTAAGTGATTCTGTCTCTTTATCTATTTGAATAACAAACAAAGGAGAAGTATCTACAAAAAACGCTAGTGCGTCACTAATTTTATTATTTATTAGCACACAATTACGAGGTACACTTTTTCTTCCATCTTCAAGTTCGTCATATACTAATACTTCAACAGCATCTAAAAGGCACTGTTGCATAAAGAATAGCCACTCACTTTTTATCTAAGCTCCTTATAAATCAGATTACAAGATTCTTGGTCAATAATACTAACGTATTAAGTATCACCAAGCTAACCCCGTGACTTCCACGGTTCTCATATATGTTATAAACCTCATATCTGTTTCAATCCTTCATATAGAATATTTATTGCCGCATTGACATCCCTATCGTGGTGTGTGCCACATCGTGGGCATACCCATTCACGAACGTTCAAATCCTTTACATCCTCATTCTTATATCCACAACAATGACATAGTTGAGAACTTGCAAAGAATGTCCCTACTTTTACCAACTGTCTACCATACCAATTAGCTTTATATGCTAATTTGATAGCAAAGTCAGACCATGATACATCCAATATAGAACGCGCCAACTGACGTCTTCCCATCATCTCTTGTATGCGTAAATCTTCCATACAAATAACATCATAGTCTCTAACTAGTTGTGTAGATAATTTATTTAGAAAGTCTTTACGTTGATTAGTGATATGTTCATACATTCTAGCCAATCTTATTCTTGCTTTATTCCAATTTGAGCTACCCCTTTGTTTTCGGTCTAGCTCTCTATGTAATCTAGTAAGTTGTCTTAAAGACTTCTCTAAATACTTAGGGTTATCAATCCTCTCACCATTACTCAATGTAGCAAACTCTTTGATACCTAAATCAATACCAACTTGTTGATTAGTTTTAGGTAATTGTTTTGATTCCACATCAGTACAAGTAATAGATACATAGTATTTACCACTTGGTGCTTGAGTAATAGTAGCATTCAATATCCTACCTTCTGGAATTAAGTTCCCTCTAATTTTTACTAAGTTTAATTTAGGGAGACGAACATAATTACCGCAATATCTAACAATATTATTAGAATTGGTAGTTCTATAAGAACGACGAGAGTCTTTTTTCCTTTTAAACTTAGGAAATCCAGTATGCTCTTTAAAAAACCTTCTATAAGCGACATCCAAATTACGTAAAGCATTTCCCAATGCCCATTTATCAGGCTCTTGTAACCATACTAATTCCTTTTTAAGTCGTGTTAAGTCTCTGCTACATTCATTTAGCGATAATGTACGATGTTCTTCGTCATATATTCTAATCTTTTCCGCTAGATAATGATTATATACAAATCTCACACAACCGAATGTCTTCTGAATTAGGGCTATCTGTTCTTTGTTAGGATATAAACGATATTTATAAGTCTTTTCCATCCTCGATTCACCTCCTTCGCATTTTTATCTTCTACTTATATTATATGATAAATTTGCGCTCTCGTCAACCGAAAATTGGAAAATATTTTTATAACATATAATCTGATTTTAGAAACACACGTCACATAAGGTCGCTACTCCTTATGCAGTTCTCTTATGAACTTCCTACACTTTCATATAGGTATAGACTATATCTTCATCCTTTCGGATGTTACCCACTTCCATCGCCAAACGCTTGCGATGTACTCCCTCACGGGATAGTCGTTGAACGTTTCTCTGTTCGAGGCTTCGCTGCTCGGTTGCCCATTTTCTACCAGTGTTTAGGATTTAACCTTGCACTATCTACATATTTCTTTCTACTTTCGTAACCATCACGATTGAGCTTATTTCATCTCTGCGTTGTGGTATATGTAGCTCTTAGGGTTTTCCAGCATTTCAAGTAATTATTTTTCACACACATCTCTGTATGTGTGGACTAATAAAGATAATCCTCATACCATACTTTATTCTCCACCCAAAGGATATCTGCAATATCCACAATAGAAGTGCTAAGAATAGAAGTATACTCTATATATCTATCTGACTCTTCATGTAGCGATAACGCTTCATTCCCCTTTAATTCCTTTATATCTGTTAATGTTGGATGTTTTAAATAGTAACTATCATACAAATGGAGAGCGTCCCCATGTTGTAAAGCTAACTTATTAAAATTCATTCAATACGTATCTTTCCATTAAACGGTATTTTAGAATATAAGGGAAGTGAGGTATTACACTCTATATTACTGCCTACATAAAGTTCATATATTAACTGTATACCGTAATAGGAACTACTATAATCTTTTGTTCTAAAACCATAATATTGAGAAGCATTAGTTATTGGAATAGTCAAGTGTTGATTATTAAACATTTTGTCCAACTCACTTGCTACATAATACGGTCTAAATCCACCTTTAATCGTCCATGCGTATAAGTGATAAATGATATCAAACTGTACATTAACACATCTGAATCCTCTATTAGTATCTACAGAGTTACCGCCCGTGAGTGTTACTGTAAGATACCCTTTTTGATTTAACTCCGTATCTGGTAACTTAGGAACTGGAAATATATGTTTAAACATTAAACAAGTTGTATCTTCAATATCTGGTTCTTTAAAGGGGTCATAATCAGGTCTTTTATCTGTTGGATAATAATACAGCAATTTACATAATCGTTGGTTTTTTAGTAGATATTCACCAATAACGCCTATAACTATATCATTTAATTCTGTAAAAAACGCCATTACCAAATACCTCCCAACTCAAGTAATAATATAGTTTTCTCGCCTGTATCTAAGTTTGTACAAACAATCTTTAATATTCCATCACTATATAACCTGTGATACAATACAGCAAAGTTATTACCATCTGATTCTAAATCAAAATAGTTTTCTGGAATATCATATGCTTGTATATCAAATTTGGTATCTAGCTGAACACCATCTAAGTATGAATAAATCGAATATTGTTGTTTTTGATTTAGTTTAAGATATGTAACCTCTGGTGATATAATATCTACGGCGACACTTGATTGTGTCGCTACTACCTCAACATTAGTTACAGAACATATTTTAGGATTATTAAACATTCGACAATATAACTTACAAGTACCAACACCTACACACTCAAACTTGCCATTGTATTGATTAATTTTACAAACTTTATCATCAGACGTTTCATAAAATACTGATTCATCTGTAGTATCATCCATAAACAACACTTTATGATGCAGTTTATCAGAGAATCCCACGACATTTTTGATTTCCTCAACAGTTTCTACAACAAACATTGGGTCGAAGTAATCAGCTACTCCAATATCCATCCTATCAGCATCAGCTATAGCGTCTACATCGGCATAAAAAGATAAAGTTTTTGCACTGTCTTTATCAAATGTATACTGTCTATCAAATTTATGTCTTTCTCTTATCTTATAAACATTATCATTAAAAACAAATCTTCTGTTTATACCTATATCTTGTGTGTGTTGATTTAATTGACAAGTAACACCTATACGCCCGGAGGGTACATCCATGGTATACTCTTTATATGGTTGAGTTTCAGTCAAGCTATAATCAATATAACATGGTTCATGATGTATCAATCCATATTTATCTTCAATATTCAACGTATTATTACACCGTCTAAGATAAGCAGAAGAAGTTACCGTTTTTAGATTATCTGTAGAAAAAACCATCCAGATATTATTATCAAAACGATATCTAGTACCAAGCTCTGGTTTCTTATTAAGGTCATTATATATAATTTTCTTGTAATCGTCATTAACACGTTGCCCTGTTTTTGCGTCTACAAGAGAGGTTATTCTACACTCTACTGGTGCAAACTCTAATGAACCAAATCTTATTTCTTCTTCTACATCATATTCAACTGTAGAGGCATTTTCAAACTCTTGATTGACTTTCTCCTGCATACCTTGTACCCAATATTGTTTAGGCGTAAGTATACTTTTACAAAAGTTATCGTAGAAAGCCATGTTTACACCTCCAAATTTTGAATCATAGAAATAATATGAAATACCAGAGATTTTACTATTTTATGATTTATAGTTTCAGAATCTTGAATACCAGCAAGTAGATTAACTATAGTAATTAACTCAATATTTTCACTACGTCTGCTAAAACCAATCATTTCAATTTTAATACGTTCGACATAGTTATTATATGAGCTATAGTCATTACTTTCTTGACAATCTTCATAGATTCCTAATATAGCAAAAATTTTATCAACCAATTTACGTTTATATCTACTAAATTCATCGGCTGTGTATATAACTTTGCCATTATAATCCATAATTACCACCAGCCCATTCCGTCCACGGAGTATTATTGAAATCATACTTCCACATATCTTGTGCGTTGATTTCTCTAATCTTATCTCTCGTTTCGGTTTTTTCTCGAAGGTTCTTTTCTTCAGAATAGTGCTTGAAGTCATTATCGGTCAAAGTTAAAGACATTTGTGTAATATCAAGACATACTCTATCCATCCAAGCCTCTACCATTAAGCCTGTAAGTATGTCTTTTTCTTTTATGCTCAACTCAACATCAAATTGAGCTAATTCTTCATTAGGATGTTGAATCCCCTTACACAAATCAAACTTAGCAATAGCCTTAAACAGATACGATTTGCACAAATCGGTTGCCACTTGTGCGTCAGTTAAGAATAAGTTACGCTGTTTCCAGTCTTGTACCTTACTTAAAAATAACGCATATATTTCTTCAAAGGTAGTTACATTTGGCATATAATCACCTTTACTTCTTCATGTTACGCTCGGCAAATTCCTTTTTATCGTTAGCTTTCTTCTGAATATCTACACCAATGACATCACTTATAATAGCAATCTTGTTCCTATCAAGTGGGACACCTGCATAAAGCTTATCAGCTAACACATTAGCTAATGCTTCACGCTGTCCATTAGGCATTACACCAACAATATCTCGAACATCTGAATCACTATACTCTGTAATATGGTCTACAATATCCTTATTGATAAGTTTGTTGTATTCCGTAGATAATCCGAGTGAATATACTGCGGCTCTATCTAGTATGTAGAACAACCCCTGCTCTGCAAACTTACTTTCATTATTTACATAATCAACAAGGTCATGATAGAGTACAGACTTCACTTGCCCGAATTTATCAAAAGTTAATAGCTTACCTGCACTCCTATTAGCTGAATTACAAAGATTAAGAGTACCATAATACATAGACATTACTTTAATCTGCTGATTAGCACTAGGTTCATCATAATGTTCAACAGCCTCAACTTTAGGTGCAGGCATATCTGCCGCTACAATCTTATCATGAGTTTCCCTCTCTGCCTTATCATCAAGAAGTACTTGAATCTTAGACATCAATTCATTTACTGTATTCTTTAATTCTGCATTTTGTGCTTCAAGTGCTTTAATATTTTCATCTGCACTTGTTGTGCCGACGACTACAGCCTCAACAGTAGCTTTACTTTCTGTAGATTCAGTTGTTTTTGCGTCCACTTTTGCAGACACGGGCTTATCTACAGATTTAGTATTTTTAATCACTGACATACTCGTTTACCCCTTTCAATTCTTTAATATATTAGAGGGGTAGCGGTTCGCTACCCCTTTATATATTTAAAATTAGCCTAGTGTAATAACACCTGCGATAGCATTGGTAGCAATACCAATACCATAAGACTTCCAAATAGTGGTACTCTCGTTGAGATTTGCAGCGTCCATATGAGGAATGGTGTTAGTCATAGAATTACCCTCGTATACTACCTTAACAAGTGACTGAGAGGCAGGAGAAAGGACATAAATTCTATCATCACGAAGCCCAAGTGTATAGGGTTTATCCCATACTGCAATCTGGGGCAGAGCTAGGCAATCAAAGCCAAATGCATTCTTGACATAGCCAATAGTAGCATAGTCAGAATCAAGGAAGTAACGATAGTTAGCGTTGTCAGGGAGCACGTTCTGTAGAGCCGCCTGAGTACCGACAAAGATAGCCTTAGAGCCACCATTGTAAGCAGTTACAACCTGACCAAGGCGTACTGCACTCTTCTGTGACCAACCAGCAACACGAAGTTCGCCATCAACAGGAGTGTCAGGAAGAGCTTCCATAGCGGTATCGAATGCAGTGTAGATTTCCTGTGTCATGTTAAGCTCAAGTGAAAGGATAGCTTTCATAACGAACTTGGCAAGAGAATCCATACCACAAAGTACACGATAGAAGTTTACAAACACAGTGATTTCACGGTTCTCTGGAACAATGCTCACCTGAGTGCTGTATTGCCTCTGGAACTCAACGGTGCGCTGGTCGCGTCCAGCCTTAGATACGTAGAAAAGGTCGCTAGGCTCTACTTCAAATAGAGCAGAATCGCCCCAACCAATATAACGGTTTTCAGAATATAGACCGATGGATTTATCAAGAATATCAGGGATAATCATGTCGATAAGGCTGTTGACTACTGCCATAGCCGCCCAACGATAGTTAGGATTCTGGGAGTACATTTCCATAGAAACGTTTTCGGAGAAGTTAATACCAGAGAGCTTACGAATTTCATCCTGCATCATCTTATTGACCTTTGCTTCTTTATCAGCAAAAGTGTAAGACTTGTCGTAACTTAGTTCTTTCTTACCCATAGTCTCTGCCATATACTGATACATATAATCTTTAAAGGCAGATTGTACTTTGGGAAGATTATCAGCAAAGCATATCATTTTACCCATTATATTTCACCACCTTATTAGTTATTAACGACTTCGAACTTGTAAGTCGTAGGATGAGACTTAACAAGTGCTGCGTCACCAATGTGTAGAATGCTTGTACCAATCTTATGTAGGCACATACCCGTACCTTCACTAGCAGAAGCCTTGAGTTTATAACCAGAAACATCAGGTACAAGATAATCAAGAGATTCAATGTTCTCGATGTTAGCACCAGTCATTTCAATGATATCACCAGGGATTAACTTAGTAACATCAATCATACGACCTGCAACATTTACAAAAGCGCGTGGGTCTTTAGTAAGTCCACGATACTCTACACCCATTGCGTCCTTGATGGTAACAACTTCTGGTGAAGTAGCCATCCAAAGTCCTTTATCAGATTCAGAAGCCTGTTCTGCCTGCCATACCTTACTTTCACCAGCATTGGTAGAATAAGCAGAGAGCTTAAAGACGCAACCATTTTCAACGTCCACATCACAAACTGCTGTGCGATTGTATGCGTCAACGTTATAAGCAGCTACACGCTTTTTAATAACAACATTATTTGCCACGTCAAAAACCACCTTTCTTTATTTATTAAAGTTCATCCCATATAGACCTGTGAGCAGGTTGGGCATTAGGATAGGGCATTTTTATTATACCGTCAGATACGGATTCAGCATTATCAAAAGCAAAAGCCTTAACTGCATTTGCCCATCCATCTATATTATCATATTCAGCAAATTTCTTTTCAAGGTCTGCCTTAGATTCGTCAGAGAGATTAATACCCTTAGATTCAATGCTTGCAAATACCTCGTGCATTTTTGCCATATTAGCGTCCTGCGCCATTTTCTGTTCAGTATCAAACTTAAACTGTTTTAAAGTCTCATAATCAGACATAGCTGCAAACTTAGCCATGTATGCCTTGTTACTAGCTTCTAGTTCAGCGTTCTGTTTCTTCAGGTCGGCACATTCAACTTCAAGTTCGCTACACTTAGCTTCAAGTTCAGACATCTTTTTACCATTGCAATTATCTACTTCTTTATCTTTAGCGTCTTCTTTACCATCGTCAGATTTAGAATCCTCTTCACCGTTTGTAGATTCATCTTTCTTAGCGTCTTCCTTATCATCATCTGCCATCTGTTGTGAACCGCCACAATTATCTACCTGAGTATCGGCATTATTAACCTGCGTACCACCACAGTTATCAACTTGAGTATCGGAAGCATTATCTACAACAGTGTCTTGAGCATTATTAATTTCTGTTTCTGACATTGCAACTTGAGTATCTTTTATATCTGCCACTTGCTTTTCACCTACACTTTCTAAACAATCCCTAAAATATGTATCATAAATATCTTGACTAAACCCAAAGATTTTATAATTCTCACCATTCAGTCCTAAATCTCTATAATGTCTTACTATATGCTCTTTAATTGCACCAGTAAACATATTATCCTTTACGACTTGTGAGAACGCCATATATAAACCTTGACATTGAAGCGCTAATGCCCCATCTACAATAGCATGATGAGGATATTTGCAACTTAATGTAGTTGGATGTTGAATATCTGATACTAGATATGCTTCCTTAAGCAAAGCGTCCTTATTAGCCATTCTAAGTATTGGATTCAATAAACTCCTACGTGGATTACACCATTTCTCATTTATAGAGAACTTATTAACTATACCCATGACATTTTTCTTTTGATTGTAGATATCTAAATATTTACTTCTATCTTCAGAGAACTCCAATAATTCAGCTTTACAACCCTTAACGGCGGGATTAATCCATTCACCAAGAATAGTAATGCCTGTTATAACATAATCTACAATCTCATCACCATCTTCATGTTCAATAGTATTACAATGTAATTCAACACTTACATCTTTACTATTACCATCGCGATTAAATATGTCAATTAGTCTACCACAATAACGTGTCCATATGAGTGCATTTATTACAAGATATGTCTTACCATTCTCATTAACAAACTCAATAGGATTACCCTCTTTAGGTACAAATCCACATGGAACCTCATCGTCCTCATGTGACATAGCATCATCCATATATGGATTATATTTCCATAATATAGGTTGATTGTAGATTGTGTCAGCACAACGCTTTAAAACTTCCTCATCTACAGGTAGGGTATGAGCATTAGAACCACTCGCAAAGGCTTTAATACGCACACGTCTAAATAAATGTTGTAGTATCTTGTTCTTATATTTAGTGTGTTCATCTTCACTAAATGCAATATCTTCAACAACATAAGTCTGATTTACCAATCTACTTCACCCCCTTCAATATTATGGCTTTTACAAAACGTTACAAGTTCTGGTGTACGTAGATAAATACACTTACCATGCTCACGAGCTATATAAGTAAATCCATTTCTTTGTAGAATAGCAGAATCAAATACATCGAATGCTAAAAATTGTTCATGTTTAAAATCGCTTATATTATGTATGAACATAAAATCACACCCTTAACCTTTAAGGGCATTTAAGACAACATTACGAGTATTGCTATCTAGTTCATCAAGATTAATCCAATCAAGGCTACTGGTATATCCACCACCGCGAAGGAGCTTGTCAAGCAGTGTGCCTAGTTGCACTTGCTGTGCAGGAACGTTCATATTATTTAAGTCCTTAATCTGTTTTGCAGTTAAAGCCATCATTCTCACCTCCGCAATATCATAAAGATATATACTTGTCTATATTCGCATCCATCAATGCTATGCCTATAGTGTTAGAACCATAGTTTTCAGATAAATCTATAAGTAATTGAGCAATATCTACGTAATCAACTAAGGTGTTAATTATACTATTTACAAACTTTTTAGTAGTATAATCTCCTTCCTCTTTAGACGCTTCATATACATCATACAAGGTATCTTGAAAAAGTAGCATTTCCCTCAATACATCATTAAAGAAGTCTATAGGTTTGTCATATTCTTTATCCCCTATAGGCGTTGCTGGATAAATAGTTTCGCACGAACGTTTAGCTTGATAAGCACCTATCTTATCAGCAAAATCAGCACCTAAGAAGGCATGAGCTAACTTCTCATGCAAAATAGCTTCTGTATTTACCATCTTCCATCTAACGGCAAGGAGTGACATTCCTCTATCTAACATACGATTCATGGCAAAACATTTACCGACTAGCTCATTTAGTCTATCGTTAAGTTCTTTACTGATTAATTCCATTTTATCTCACCCCTTACAACTCTTTTAATCCATTAGAATCACGTTCATAAGAAGCAACGGTATTTTCATTATCACTATTTTCTTTGCGTGGTCTACCAACTCTGCCTGTATGTAATGTACTATTACTCGTATTACCATAACTAGTAACACCTGTTGTAGTATCTTCCGGTGCAAAATGCAGTTGTGGTATAAGTACATCAGAAATAAGTTTATCAAACCCCATAGCTTTACTATTCTGTAATCTACGTTTCAATTGAAAAACATTCATGTCAAAAACACGAGCTACTTCTTGAAAGTCTACAACTCCCACTTGAGCTAATTCTTTAACAGTAGCTTTTCTATATTCCTTATCGTCAGGCAAATCTACATCATGAAAGTCGAACTTGAATTTATATTTAGTTGTCCTCATATTAATATAGTATTCAATAAAGTTTGCAAACATAGGGTACATAGTTTTCACTATGTTAGAGTCTACAGCAACAGCAAGTTTTGATTCATGAACACTAAGTTTATCTTGATGAAACAATGCAGAAGATGATGATATAGACTGCTTCGCTACAGTCTGCGTCTGTTCTGTTTCAAGATTCTGATTGTCTGTATCAAATTCAACTTGTTCAATTTTATCTACAGGTAAAGCAGTTAATCCGATTTGCTTATTTAATCCTTGACGTGCTACACCTAAGAACTTACCTAGCACCTCTGGTGTGATATTAACTTGGTTAGCAACCTGACCACTCTTGGTTTCTTTATTAAACCCTAAAATACCTACAAGCATTTTACTAGCTTGAATAAAATACTTATCTTCTTGTAAAGCACGTACTGTAGGTGTTAATGCAATATCAGGAAATAATGGTGAAAAGTATGGTATTAATGTAGCAATCTCAGGAGAAGTCTTAAAGCACCAGAATCCATCTGCTGGACTGCATTGATGCCAATACACATATGAACTGTGACGTTTATTTACTTTAGCATCTACTTTATACTCATTATTGTTTTGTTTGTAGACATCTCGATACATCTTTCTAAACACTTTAGGGAACATATTGATATCAATACCGCTTTGTCCCATAAAGTAATACATATCGAAATCAAATAGTACACCATATGAATGTCTACCAGTAATTTGACAATATTGTGCTGGTAATTCTTGCAACGTGTATTTAATACCATCATCCCTCAAGACACAATAAAATACGCCTTGACGTAAAATTTGACGCAATACAAGTTGAAATTCCTCTTTACAATTAAACCTATTCAAAAAATCATCTACAACTTGCAAGTCTTTCTTGTATTCTTTAGAATTATACTCACTATCTTTTTCAACATTTACACAATCGAACGTAATATTAAAACATGGCATATCAGAAAGATATCTAAGCAGACGCTTATAATACATATTATTCAACTCTAAAGCTATAGAGTATTCCCGTATTATTTGTTCACTTGCTTTGGGATTCTTTAATGCCTGTATTATACCATCAACAGTAACTTCTTGTGGGTTCATGTTAAGGTTCTGCATTTGTTGATTTACTAACTGAGGTGTAACAAATGCGTTTGTTCCATTGTAGACGGTATTCATATAAGACTGAGAAAATTCGAGAAAGTTAAATGCGTTGAGCACTTGATTCACTTCTTCTTCTGAGAGTTTTTCCTTTTTTTCTTCATCCACTAACTATTCGCCCTCCTTTCCCTAATATTTATTAGTGTTAAGCCCACTGAATCCAATCAAGCAAAGAAGAATTATCTTGTCTATTCAATTCATCTTCTAACACTTTGGCATAATATAAACCATAAACTAAAGCCATAACACGGTCTTTTCTCCGATTAGACTTCTCTTTTAATTTGATATATCCACCTTGAGCATATTGTTCAAGATTAATAGCTTCATTTATAAACACTTTAGTCTGAGCATAAGGATTAAGCAGCCTAGCCTTATCTTCCTGACTATCTATCTTATAATATTGATAATGTTCCTCTAAATATTCTATACCGATATCAGTATCTACAAGTAAAGACACATCACGTTTATCAAATATATTCTTAGCATTAATAATCATATTATATAAAAGCTCTGGTGGAGTTTTAACAGAATAGATAACCGGAACAGCATTACTTGATACTTGCAATGCACGATTTACCATCTTAACATCTTCTAAGTTGTTCACCATCCATGCAGGATAAGTAACACCACGAGCATCGTCGTATGTCTCTGTAGTTGCCACATCATATACACCAGCACCCACGCCTTGTGTATCTATGGCACACCAGTCACAATCAAACTCATAGAATAACTGTTTAATACGTCTATTCTGAACCATGGCATTAATACCATGTAAGCTTTCACCGTAAGCTACAATCTTCTTATATTTGCCACCATCAGGAATAAGCCTAATAATCCATATAGCAGTATTATCGTTCTGATTAGATTCAATTAATGCAATATCTACTGCCATAAGACGTACTTCATTAGGCAACTTCTCTTGATAAAATTTCCATTTCTCTCTACAATTCTTATACTCATTATATTCAAAGTCTGACATTGCAAATAGAGCCTTTGCATTATCTTGACATTTGGCTAGTGTAGCATACTTAAAGAAACCATTAGCAGTACCACGCTCTGGAATGCACATATACTCTGCCATCAACATATCAACATTCTCTGTATTGCTCTTGAATTGTTGTTCAATGATATCAGCGTTAATATACTTATTCTTGATACCCCATTCATAAGGGGATATATGTACACAATAACGCATGTCCCCCTCTGACATATACTTTAAGTATGATTCAAGCTCTTTATAAGACCATTCATCAGCACCACGAATAGACGATAAGTAAAGCTGTTTATTAGCCTCTATAGGTAATTCTTCCTGTTCTTTAGCAGACAATTCTTGATACATAGGTTGTCTTAAAGCAGTCAAAAATGGTACAAATACACGATTAATGACCTCTTTATCAGTACGCACAAATTCATCTACAATAAGAATGTGACAACGTATACCTAGTGCGTTCTCACTGTATGGCACTGCAAATATTTTAGAAGTGTTGTGGAACTCAATAGATGAATTTTGGTCACTTAAGTGAACATCTTTTATTTCCGCTTTTAAGTTAGGTGAATCGCGCATAAACTCTTTAACTTTAGCAAGGAAACGCTTAGATTGCTCTTTGGTAGGAGCAACTATAACTATCTGCGTTCCCGGATATAAATTAGCACGTTCTAACGCAAACAACAGACTTATTGTAGATTTAGCAGAACCACGGCTACCAACAAATATTATAGCATTAAAATAATTCATTTCATATATTAATATATTCTGAAAATCATGCAATCTCAAACCATAATAGTCAGTAATCAATCTATGCGGATTAGCTCTAAAAAAATCAATCCATTCTAATAGATTCTCTTGATATGTAGCACTAGCGTCTTTCTGTTTTTTGCGTTTAATGACGAGTTTATTGTCCTGATTGTCCATCACCATTTTCACCGCCATTCGCAAGCTTATCAGCCATTAACTGCGCGTTTCTATCAGCCACTAAATCTTTAACCACATCTACTTGATATTTGGACATCCACTTATCATAGAATCGGGTATACTCATTCTCTATACCTTGTGCTTTAAAGAAGCAACCAGCTGAACCATAAATGTAATTTCTTATTCCATCTACATCATCAAATATATTTTTACCAGACGTAGCAGGTCGCATAAATTCAATATCAGCTATCTCCATACCCAATGATTTATGCCTATTGGCAGCCTTGTCCTGTTTTTCAATAAGACCAGAGTTATTTAATAGCTCTGTTAATGTTTTGATTTTCTTATCTACAGGAGTACCATTTTGTCTATCTTTGAAGATATCCAATTCTTGATAACAAATTTGTTTAACAAGTATATCTAATGTTTTATCATTAATACCGCCTAATTTCTCGTCCCAATCAAGCCATTCACTTTCAAGATAAGCAAGTTCCCAGTTCTCAAAAGTCGCACCCCATTTAGTTTGTAGAACAGCGGTATCATATTCAATAATCTCATAATCCTCGGAGGCTTCGCCACCAACCCTAAGATTGTTCATCTTATCTCTTTTGATTTTAGTAATAGTATCATATGAGCTTAACTTTTCAATATTGTGCTCACCTTGACTATCGTCAAAGCAAGTACCCCAACCATTAGCCTTTGAAAAACTAAGTCCCTTCATGTACGCTCCCATGATATTAGTTTTATCAAGTGTATGTGAATTGGGGTTTTCTATTTCATTAATCGCCCCTAAATAATTAGCATGAATATATGGTATATCTGCTTTTCGACAGGTATAATACACTGCCAAATTTTGGTCGCCATATTGTTTTAAATAATTATCATATATTTCTCTAATACATCTTTTACAATACACTATCTTTTTTGTGAATTCATGACTGCTGTCATTACTCACATAAAAATCAGATAATGAGCTAGTACCACACTTAATACAACGTACTCTATACGATTCTCTAGCATTACGTTCTCTTTCTTCTTCTGCCTGTCTGTCAATAACCTTTTTGGGTTTAGTTTCTACAATTATTTTATCTTTACGTGGTCTACCTCTTGTTGCCATGTGTAACCACTCTCCATAATCCCTTTAGTTCAATATATAGGTGCGTTCAAATGTTTTTTGATTATCTTCAAATAATAAGAACTTAGCACCTGCTCTGGACATCTTTCTAATCTTTTTACTATATAAATCTACACCCACAAGACTAGGTACTTTTATAACTTCCTTATCCCCTGTAGAACTATATCCTACACTACTTTGCTCGTGATGATGTAAATGCCCTTCAATTAATATATCAATAGAAATGTTGTGATAGTTTTCCCAGAAGTTGATTTCGGCTTCATCCTTCTTAGAATCTTCACCATGATACGCTAATACATGAACTCCTTCAATCTCTGCGTATGCAGTTTCAGTGAAGGGAGCAACTGTTATATGTGAATTACTTTGTAACCTTAAGTTCACGAACTCCCTAATAATCATACCTAAGTTTTCATTAGGGAAGTTCTTCTTGGCTTCTAATAATCTTAATTCTGCATGATTACCACCTAAACAATAATACTCAACATTAACTTTTAGGCGTTCGCTAAGTTCTACAAGCCAATAGCTAATAGTGTTGGCGTAGTCCATTACGGATTCAAGTACTCCCATCTTAAGTTTAGCTATATCAGACATACGCAGTATATTTTGAATAGCATCGCCTAAATCAAATACAATTAACTTGTCATAACTAAAATATCTTTCTGCGTCTACAACAACCATATTAAGCAATTTATCTAAACGCTCTTTTAATATTTCGGGACTATAAACATTAATAGCTTCACCATTCATCGTGGTCAAATTAATATTCATACCATTATGAGCGTCGGCTATACAAAGCAATCCTGTACTGCGTCCTTTAGTTTTAAATTGTCCTTTAGTAAATTCGATAGGTGGCAGGTCTTTCACTATATCACATAAATGTTCATATAACAATTCTTTACGTGCATTTTCGCGCAACCATTTGTTCGTCTCTAATCGTTCTGTTTGAGCTTGCTTTTTAAGTATTTCAGCTTTTAATCTAACTTCTTCTAATCTACTTGCTCTATCAGCACTGGTATGTAGATTAATAGCGTCTTGATAACCTTCAATGTAAGCTTTATACCATTTCCTATAAGAGCTTTCATCTTTTCTACAACCACTTGCATCATTAATAAGTTTAGCTATGTCATTGTTAGATAACTGAAACACATCTTTATTCGTAAAAAGTCGAATTGTATACTCCTTTATACTCTCGTTGTCTTTCTTTAACAAATCCATTTTTAAACTCCTTTGTCTCCTTTTATTCCATTCCCTATTACAAAATAATGTGATAATCTTCTGGTATGTCGTGCGCCTGTAAGTTAATATGCTTCTCCAAATCTTCATGAGCCTTGGTTACATTGCCATTAGCACCCAATTGTTTCAGTCCATCAAGACAAGCTAATAAACTATATACGATTACAGCGTTTTCTTTTTCAAGGTTATATAATCTTAAATTAATTTTCTCGTCTTGTGTTTCTGATTCAATTTTTAATGCTTCATACTCTTTTTTATGCTCTTTATTATATACATCACGCATCATAATCCATTTAGACGCTGCAAATAAAAGGCTTCCAATAGTAGCAATCCCAACTACTATTGAGATTACCGTTGCCAATAGTTCCATTACAATTCCCTCCAACGTATTGTGATATTATTTAGATAATGCAAGAAACTATAGCAATACCTTGTATTAGAGTGTGGTTCTATATGAAAAAAGAGCAGGGGTTATTCCCCTACTCTTATTCATTCGGTTAGTGAATATATCTGTGTTATGATAATAGAAAGGAAGGATAGAATAAAAAGTTATCTACCTTCACTTGCTACTGCGTACTTCATTCCGGTCGTGTCATAGTCATAGTAATCTTTATAATCGTCAGAAAGTTCGTCATATTTTAGTAGATAAAACGAATTTTTCACACTACGTCCTACAGAGCTTGTACGCCTTTTAGCAGTAAGACGACTGTAGTCAATTTTTGGCATTTTCTTCCTCTTCTACATCTGTAAATATTTTACTATTTGCATAATAAGAAGGAGGACTAGAAAAATTTTCTACCTTTTCTTCTGACAACATTGGGACATGAGATTTACGCTTTCTTGTTCTACCCTTCATACGCACAAACTGATAATCCGTAATCTTCATCAGTTGCCCTCTCCTTCCAATTCATCCCAAATCTTTATCTGCATATCTGCAAATAACACTTCTTTGCCAGTCCATCCTGATATACAGAAACATCTACGCGCCATCTGTGGTAGCACATTATTATTATATCCTGCTGTTTGAGTGCTAATCACGTTAACATTATTGTTTACTTTGCGCCTATAATCAAGAAGGATTTTGTATACATTGATATGCGGCTGATAGCTGACTCCATGACCATAACCTAATTTAGTGTATTCTTTCATATGAGCATCTGTGCCATATAATCCACCTAAACCAGCTTGTTGGTCAGAATAGATAAATATGTTGTCATATTTATCTTGATTCTTCATAGCTTCACGGAAGAATATCCAAATGCCGCCTTCTGTAGCACCACCAATACCTTCACCAACTTTATTGATTTCTGCCAACTTACGTAGTATTCTATCATGTTTAGATATAGGTACAATTTTTAGTTTATCACCAAAAACACCTACATAACCTTCATCTGAACATTTAGCAGATATAATAGCAGATAAATTGTCTATTTCAGCTACTGTTACTGTACCATATTCAGAAGTAAAGCCACCCCACGCACTTCCTGAGTTATCAGTAAGACACATAGTTTTACCTTTTAACCTAGGTAGATTCTGTATAGAGATATCTACACAATCCTCTAGTGCATCAAGGAGTATATCTCTATGATGTATTCTACTATCATGTTTAATGACTTTATACGCCGACCAATATCTAAACGGGAATTGTTTGCCACGCTGTACACCAGATTTAAGTTGTTCTATAACTTTATCTAGCACCTGTACATCATCAATTTCAGTAAATATACCACGTAGATTTCTCAATAAAGCCATATGTGGTATATTGATATTCTCAAGAATATATTTCCAATCTTTTCCCTCTGATTTTAACTGATTCCATGTAAGTTGATTAGTTTCAACATCTACATCACCAGTGCGCATAAGCTCATCAATAATCGCTGAATGAGCATGACATAACCGAACACCATTTATCATTCCGATTTCAGCGTTCTTGTATTTATTAACATTATACCTATCCAATGAGGAAAGTTTATTAGCCCACGTCCTTTTTAGAATACTAGGCATTTTAGCTTTACCCTCATTCTGATAAAGATAGTATGCCATTTGCACCATAGGTTCATCAGCCCTACGCATTACTTGTTTCTGATAATCATTGAAACAAATCTTATCGGTAAACTCTTTGCGTTTAGGGTGAATAGCCGCCCTAACCATAATGATTTGCGGATTAAGCCGTATATTATATGTGTTCCTAAGTTCTACAGCCCAATCTAACGTACCAACATAATCATAAGTAAGCGCATCGTCAATAGCCGATATCATCAATTCAGTAGTAGTCTTGCCTTCATAATCTTTGGATATAATTGAATCTGCACCAAAAATTGTTGATATCCGATACACATAAGATTTGCTTGGCTTCTTTTTATTTAATCCACCGTCTCTATAATATGATGGTTCGCCAAAAATGCTCGAAGCTGTAATCATCTTTAATGTAGTAAGTGGGTCATATAAATAACTCTCGCCACCATCAAAATTAGTTACAATCTCGTCTAATCTAAGGGTCTGTTCGCTACGTTTTTCAGCGACTGCTTTAGATAATTTAGACATAATAATACTCCTTTACTCCCTTTATTTCTTTAACTTATTGATGCACTAATTGCGTCTACAACATCCAGATAATCGTCAATTATATCTAATATAGTTTCTCGATTTTTATTATCTGAAAACTGTCCAACACAATCAGTCATATACTTATTATATTGTTTTTCATCATCCTGTATTAAATCTAATACAGAGACATTGAATAAATTAGCTAGCTTTGACAATCGTTCAAAAGTAGGAAGTACTCTTCCTTGCATAAGGGCTTTTACTTGTTGTTCTGTATACCCAAGAGTTTGACTTAATTCTGCATCAGTAATATCCTGCTTATCTGCTAATTGTCGAATATGATATCCTAACATCCTTGCTCTTAGCATCGCCATGACACTCCCTCATTATTTTTGGTAGTACTGGGTCTACCGCTGGTCTACTGATATCTGCCTTTACAGTTTTTAGGCTATCACTCTTTATAGGCTTTCTTTCAAAGCCTACATCAGGATTCTCCCAAGCCTGTATTACTCCACTGACATATGCCATTTTCATACTCCTTTGGTATTTTTGGTTTATGAACGGGTGTCGTATACACTTGTTCTCTCTGAGGTACACTATATGGCGGATTTTTAAATGTATCTGAATATACCTGAGAGTGAATATATACTTTACTCATAATCATTATCTCCATTGTGTTTAGAATCATCAAAATAATAATATTTACCCATCGCAAAACAATCTATTTCTTGTTGAAAGGTAGATACTACTTTTCTAAATAACGCATTTGATAAGGCGCTTAAGGGTCTTTCAGCAGATGATAACCTCATACGCCTTTTGCGCTTGGCCTTGTGTTGTACTGTCTTAGTACTCACTCTTGTTCCTCTCTTATTCAACTAACTCAAATGATTTTGTTCCGGCAGGCGTTTGTATTTCTGTACCTAATTGAGTAATATCGCATATGTACGTAGCGTCTTTGCTAATTAGTTGTTTACCCGATACCTTTTTAATATGAGTATATTCAACATTCACTCTGCCAAAGTTGTCAACAGTTCTGCAACTAACAACCTTACCAACAAAATCTTTTTTCTTCATTTTCACTCACCTTTTATTTTCATTAAGGAAATGGTAGGAATTGCACCTACCCAATTACTAATATTTCCATATAAAGCAATGAGAATAAGTTGTACAGTAGAACTTGTTTTCAGCCTACAAATCTAATAGAAGTAACTGTACAAACTGCTTCATTGCTTTAACAAAAAGGAGAAATAACAATGAAAACTTTGAAGAACTTGCGACACGGATTGAAGATTCGCACTTCCATAGCCTTACCCTCTACCCAAGGGAATTTGCGTCCGTGATAAACTAATGAGAATATTAATTGACTGTGTATATATTCTAAAAAGAAGGTTGTCTAAACAGGAAAGGAGGTGTGTTCGGAAAGGAAGAACATAAGTTATATTATAGAAGAAGTAACAGTCAACTCTGCTTCATTAGTACTTATCAGTTATTTGCTTTCTTCTCGTTGCATTTCATACACCTTATCTAATAGTTTATAATATCTGTCTGATTTACGAGAAGGTGTACTGCCGTGTGATGATAAATATATAACCTCAAAAGCTGTAAGGCGTTTCTTACCGTTTTCAATATCTTTTTTATGTTCCATAAATTACCTCTTTCAAAATCTACTCAATGCTTGTCCTATCATCTTTTTAGTAGTATTTCCATAGAAGTCTCTTAAACCTTCTTCATAAAAACAAGCATTTTGGTTTTGAGCCGCTTTATATATACCATTATTCGGACACCCAAAGTCACTAACGTATATTATACTAATATGCGGTTCATTTTGCAACTGGATTGGAAATAATGATTGCATATTATGTCTCCTTACAGATTCTCAGGTTACACATTTATTTGTGTAGATTTTCATACGTCATTAAAACATCAAAGTACTCATCAGCAATATCTGGACAAAATTGTTCAAGCGCTTCCATATCTCGCCATGGTCTACCTTTAGCCCTGCCATCTTGAATATATCGTTCAAAGTCTCTTTGATATTCATTATAATAACTATTCATACCTCTGCATTTACAGAAGTCTCTAAAATTTAACGTTTTAAACATTCGTGGCTGATTACACCAACTTGCAATACTTGTATATGTACCAGAATATTTACTGGTATACGCTTTTTCGTAGCGCATAATATAAGGTAAAGCATTATATGATGCAAGAATCTTAACCCTTTCAAATGTGCTTCTAATATCATTTATCCAAAACGCATCATCATATTTATCTTCTCTATCAAAACCACATAAAACATAAAATTTAAAACGACACCTGACTTTTGTAATAGGATAGAGTGATTGAATACGCGCTAATTTGCTTTCAATAATCTCTCTATCTGCAATATTATCAAACGCAAATGTATATCTCCCGTCATACTTCCAGTGCATCAATTCATGTATTTTCTCGTCAGTAAGTAAACGTTCGTCAAGCCCTTGTCTAAATTGAAATCGTTTACCTGTTGCCTTAACTTCATCAACAATGTTTTTCCATTCTGGACAAGCAAAGAAGTTATCATCAAGAAAACATAACTTTGGTCTTTCTGGGTCGAGAAACTCACTTACTGGTGAATGCTGATTACATCTTGTATAATTTTGATTAACACAAAATGGACATTGACGAAAACAACCACGAGTTAAAAAACCAATTGAATAATCAAGATATGCGGCGAAATCTTTTCTTTTACCACCATTATTTAATTTGTCTTGCACCCACTCATCATACAAATGATAATCAGGGAATATATGTTCTATTTCGTCTGGTAGCCTCGGCGCTTTATCATAATAAAAACCAGTCCCCCCTATCGAAACATTAGGTAAAGATAAAACGTCTGTTGGTACTTCTGTATCAGTAAACACTTTAGATATGTATACTTTATCAAAATCGTCTAAAGCATTATAACTTGTACATAGCTTTACAATATCACCTGCATTCTTATGAAATGAACTGATTTTCATAGAAGCTAAATTAGGAAAACGATGTTTTTTACGACCTATAAGGTCAGCGTCTACAATGCCTATATTCATTCAATCAATCCTTTGTGTACTTATTACCCGCTAGGGGTAAAGGAAGAAAGTATTAATCCTCTTCCTTTGTAGACTTGCAAGTCTTCTTATAAGTCTTTGCTGGTGCAAGGTCAATCATACGAGCTGCAATTAGTCCTTTAAAAAAGTTCATAATAAATAATCACCTTTCTTAATTTAAGTAGTAACAACGAGAATAATGTAGAACAGTATAATATATGTATTTATCAATACACTTTCTTGTTCCTTTAACAGTAATAATCATCACAAATTATTGAAGTAACTGTTCTATCTGCTTCGTTATCCTCTACCTATATTATACGATAAATTCTTTCATTTGTCAAGTAAATTTTTAGAAATTTTTCATTTTTTTATGTAGATTACTGAATACACTTCTTAAGTGCAGAGGCAGCTTTAGCCTTGACAACATCGTGTTCGGGGCTTTCCCAAGGTTTGCCATCAAGAGGGCTTACACCAGAACTTGCGGGAATAGTCACTCGTGAATAAACAACGTCATTAATCTTTACACTGTCGCCAGTTGCCATTTCCTTAACATACGCCTTAGTTGCGTCCTCAAGAGACATAAGTACATCATGTGCCATCTTCTGAGACATGCCAGAACGAGCTGCAAAATACTTCATGAAATTTGTGTTAGTCATAATAAATTACTCCTTTTCAATTCTTAGCATTAGTTTTTAGACGTTTCGGTCTTTGATTTCTTCTTACACCTATATTATACGATAAAATCCGTCATTTGTCAAGTGAAAATCTGAAAATTTTTCAAAAAATTTTATCGTGGTGTAAACTTTGGTTTAAGCATACGATATGAAGTCTCTTCTACAAAGGTAATGCCATACCGTTCTGCTAAATAGATAATCCATTCATCTACAGTAAACTCATCAACAGTTGCTTCCAATGTCGGGAATTTTTGTTGAATATATTCCATAATACTGTAGGGGTCACAGATTTTATTATCCCAACACGTAGTCAAAGCGCTAGTTAGGTCATACCTATCTGCATCTTCAACTGCGGCTGACAATTCCTTATCATAATCAAACATGGTTATATCTGCTGTTTCATTTGCGCCTCACCAGATAATTCGGCAACTTTGACACTAGTCTTATTAATATCGTCAGATAACTCAATCTGCATCTTATAAGTTGTGTCTATTTCATATTTGGATGCTATGTATGCCATTGCTGATTCTGGTGATACACCTACATTAGATAGAGCGCATATTGCCCCACAGACTTCTGCAACACTGTCCATGCCTTTCTTAAATAGCGCTTTATCAACAGACATCTTATCAAAACCACTCATATCAAGTTCAATGAATTGATAATCAGAATCGTAATCTTCATCTGCTTTTCTTGCTATCATTGAAACTAGTTTTTCATCAAATGACATTGCATTTGCACCATCTTTTTCCTTAGACAATCGTGTCCACTCCTTTTAATTCAAGTACCTCATTAGGCGTAAAGAATCTATCTTTGCGTGTAGAATTGTACTCATCTATTTGTTCTGGTGTCATAGCCGTGTACTTTAGAATAATCTCCTTTATTACACCCCTAAAATACTCAGAACACTCTATAGCATCTACAACATCATTATGTTTACCATAAGCTCCATAAGATATATCATGATACATATAGTGAGAATACCTATATGCTCTGCGTTCTGAACCACATATTGCAAGAATAAATCCCATACTATATGCTTTGCCAATATTAGTTGTAATTATTTTATATCCTTCTGATTTCATGCTCTCTATTAATGATACAAGAGCCAATCCATCAGCCACAAAACCACCATTTGTATTTATTTGAATTTCTATCGGTTCTTTCTCTTTGTTAAGTTTATTATCTATATCTCTTATTTTATTTAGATAATAGATAACCTCCGTAACAGAATCTTCAGACACTTCATCGTATAACAGTATTTTACGTTGATTTACTGCTAATGAAAATTTCATCTGCGGAATAGAGAAATTGGGAGTTTTAGTTAAATAATCTAATTCCACTACTTTAATTCTCCTTTATTACATGGAATCAGCCAAGCTGGTAATAGGATTACGATAGTTGTGTTTGAGTTTTACACATCCAAAACAACTATTATCCTTAAAGACGTTTATCATGCGTTCTGCGCCACTATGAATAACATTAGTGTCAGTTTGCTCGATAATGTCTCCTTCATATATCTGTTTACAACCTGCATTACAACGTTGTATAATAGTCTTCAACGTGTATATATCAAGATTTTGAACTTCTGTTACAAACACTGCTGAATCACTATTAAACTCCACACCACGAATGTTAGCAGTAGGTATTATCTCTAATTCATTAGCAATAAGCAATGCTCTGACAGCATCAATACCACCAAATTTAGTAGATAATATATTCCCCAATGAGCCGCTCATGAGAAGTTTATCTTCATGATTGCCTTTTTCATAACCCAATGTTTTAGCTCCACGTAATGTATCATAAGAATACACTACATAGATTTTAGATATCTTACCAGCCTCTAGTAACTTCATAAGATATGACAAAGTTAAGAATGTCTTACCACTACCAGCCCTGCCATACAACATTGTTATGTCATTGTTTTCAATAGAATCCAACGCACAAACTTGAAACTCATCTTTAGGTTTTAATGTACCGAATGCTTTAGTCTTTATATTTTTATTAAGAGTTTGAACATATTTAGTACCATCCCATTTGAGCTTATCTATACATTCACCGCTATCATTATATAATAGTAGATACTGATTAATTAAACAATCATATACATTCATATCTACATGAGAATAGAAGTATGCTAGTTCTTCATCTGTAACTATAACCTTCTTATAACCTCTATACAAAGGTGATTTAGGTGTAGATACAGTTTCAATACCTAATATGTTAGCTTTGATTGTTAGATTTAAGTCATGTGTACATAAAGCTGCTTGATTTATGTAAGCGCTTGTAACTATGATATCATCGTTTGCATTATAGCTGTTAAATTGCTGTTCCCCACCACTATACAATTCACCAGCAATTACTCTATTCATATCAAATGATATAATTTTCATGCTAGTAGTAATTTGTCTAATGGCATTTCGAGCTTGCATTGCTCTTTCTGTGTCTCTGTTTGTTTTTAGATTATCAAGTTCTTCTATAACCACTATAGGTATCACAACATGATAATCTTTACTCAATGCTTCAATAAGATTATTACAATTCATTAAGGCACTGGTATCTAATACAACAGATTTCATTTACTCTTATTCCCCTTTAAGATGTGGATTTTTCTTAAAAAATGTTTTAACTTCTTTAGTCTCAACTACTGCGTACTTATGTCTACGCGATTTCTTTTTACGGTTAATTGTTGTGAAGTTTTTGTCATACTTCCCAAACCTAATTATACCCGCGTCCACCATCTCTTTAAAGATTCTCTTGTTCACCGTAATCATCTGGTGAATTTTCACTCCTTTTAATTCAATTTTATCTTTCACCTATATTATACGATAAATCCTTTTATTCGTCAAGTAAAAATGAGAAATTTTATTTTTTTTATTTCTCTCTTTCTCCCTTCTATTAGCTCGGAAACACTCACACTTAAAATATGTAGGAAACGTATATAACAAGAGGGACAGTCGATTGTATACGCTTCCTACACTACATATTAACATTGCATTTGACGCTTAAAATCTCTGCAATCAGGACATACAGGTTTCATTCTATTTTGTTGTGGTTTTTTAAAAAATGGACATCCACATTCCATACAATGCTCCATATGCCCTTTGCTAAATACTTCATTATAAAATATAATCGGATTATTAGTGTCATGTATGGTAATAACTATAGGTGAATCGTCTTGTGTTTCTCCAAAGAATTTATCAGTTAGACAATAATAGAACGCCGTCTGATTAGATTCTCTAATCTTATATCGCATGACTTTAGCGTCTATATATCCAAGTTGAAATAGTTTATCAAACATTCTGTCAAACTCTACAGTATTAGCAGTTAGTTCAGCCATACGCATTAACTCTTTTTTCTTAACTTTCAGCTTATTATTAAATGCTTTACACAATACTATCATAGTATATGTGAAACGCCTAAATCTGTCGTTCCCAATGCCATATAGAATATCCATCTCTTTCTGATTTAATGTAATAGGCTGATTTCTAAGTTCGCCATGTATATTTATATTAACCATAAGTGTATTATAAATATATGAAGATAGCAATTCGTTATCGCTATTCTTAATATTAATCTTTTCTTTCATAAGTTCTACAATTTCCTCTGTAGATTTGCCTATGTATTTATAATATTTAATTAATACTATACCAAACTGTAGCGCTCTTTGGTTTGATAATATTCCATATTTATCTAGTCTTTTACCTAAAACTTCCTCATTAATGATTATCACACAACAACCTCCTTTCTACTTTATAATGTTTACCTAAATATTCTACACCATCATCACATTCTACAACAACATTTATTGCAGACGCTTTAGCTCGTAGATTGTTCAATATTTGTTCACCGCATATTGACCACATCCATGATTTAGACTTATTATTAAAATAATTATAATAACAATATACAACATAATTAGATATATCTTCTGCGTTAGATGATAGTGAATATAATCTATCTTTAAGACATTTCTCAGTAGCCCTAAATAGGTTTTGAGACATTTCATCAAAAAGAGCAGGGTCATACACTATATCATCATCTGTAAGTAATTCTTTGAGTTGTTTATTATAGAAACTAAATTCTTCACTCATGACTTGTCTAATTTGCTTTAACAATGCTTTATCAGAAGGAGTAAAATATTTTGATAATAGCAATGTATAATCAAATGTTTCTGTAGACTTATGCTTCCATTTGTTATCAAATTCTACATCTTCAATATAATATGCTAACAAATTCATTGTACAATTATTTCTTGCCAATGGCATATATTTATAATAGTTTTTTACAATTTGACTTTCGCGTTGACTTTTATTCTCTTTATGAGATAATTGTGACATAGTTGAATGATATAGCTGTTTACACAATGCTCGATATGATTTAACATACAAATCATACTCTTTTTTAAGATTAGGGTACACATAACCAAAGAAGTATGCTTTCCTATCTACAGCAATCCTATTATTGAACGCTATCACTTGATTTGTAAATTTAACTTCTTCTACAGTCTCAGGTGACATATCGTTTGTAATTCTGATGAACTTCTGCTTCTTTGACCATAGTTTAGGAGGTGGAATGAACACGTCCCCTTTAGTAGCGTCAATAGCAGAGCCTTGGAAGTATCGTAACAACCTAATACGTCTATCTAGCTCTTTATATTCCTCACTATCAGGCGAATACACAGACTTCAAAGATATCATGTTAGACGCTATATTAGTAATAACACCTATCTTAGAGTTGAATGATTTAGTGTCCATTGTAGCAAAAGCATTCATATTAAGCGTATGTTCTTTAGCTTTTACCTTTTCATATGTAATTACCTTACCATTCTCACCTACAGCTTCAATCATATATGGATTATCAGTAGTAACAATTAAATCACCATCACAATCTGCGTCACTCATGGCGATAAGTGTCATATCCCATATATTCATTACATTACCACTGTATAGATGCTGAAACCATTCTTCACATAATTCGCTATTATGCACATCAAGAATACGATTTTCAGAAGGTGCTACTAATGGGCTTCTATGTGCTGTTACCTTTGTAGAACCTTTTTTAGTCCATCGTCTATTCCATAATGAGTTAGCAGGAAGTAATCCTTTCACTGATAGCTTAAATGCGTGTTCACATAAAGCATATAAATCAGGAATAATGAACTCATACGCACCTTCTACATATAATTTACCTATTTTCATTTTATCTATTTTGTTTTGAATTAGGTGAATCATGCGTTGATTAAAATAAGTATCATTCATTAAGTTTGGACAATAGAGTAATGCTTTTGTCAACATATCGTCTAATGTAGATGAAGATTCATCTAATACTTTTACAGGGTCTTTCTTTGGCAAAAGCAAAAGTACGGTGTAGAGGTAATCTTTAGACATAATCTTTCTAGCCCAATTGATTGAGTATTCTGCTAATCCCTTAATAGACTCTTCTGTAAAATTATTAGTTTGTATATATTGATAATTAAGTGTCGTAAGTATATTATCTTCTTTTTTATTTACACGAGCTACACTGAATATATGCCCAAATGTTTTATGATAATAAACATATTCAGACCAACTTTCATACTTCTTCCACATTTTAAATTGGCTTGCGGTAAGTATTATATCTACATCATCAACGTTATATGTTGTACCCCACAAGTCAGTAATAATATCTGTATGGGCAACTTCCTTAGCAAACTTATGAAAATCAAATACGCTGACTAATCCTTTAATCCATGCACTTCTAATTATGAATGAAGCAGGTGTATAGTCTAAACTTAAATCTTTTTGCCAATTCACTGCCATTGATGGCGATATTATACCTGCTCCATCAAAAGCATTAATTTCAAAATCTATTAGCTTCTCTTCAACGTCCTTTTCATTATCGTCATTATCGAATACCCAATCTACAAGTTGGTCATGTAGAGTGTATTTAAAATCATCTACAACACAAATGCGTGGAGTACGCACTTGCCTTGAGGCTGACGTATAAAGACTGAAATATGCTGAGAATTTAGCTAAATTAATTTTACCTATTTTACTTTTTGTTAATCCGCACATCATAATACTTTCAAGTTCGTTGTATAAATCTGAATCTACAAATAAAGCTGAGTTACGTCTTAATTGTCCTGCACCAGCACACAATCTTGTATATGTCTTAGAATAAGTTCTACCTGCAATGTTAATCGTAACCTTGAACATATTCTTACATATCATCTTGTAATCTTTCTTAGTTGTATCAGCTTTTACAGATATGATATCAGGTACAAACATAAGTAAATCTAATTGTTCATATAATGCAGATAGCTGTCTTATATTAGTCTCATTTGTATTTTGTTTATGTAAAATTTGGATAGTCTTTTTTACGTCACTAATTTGTGATAATATGTCTTCACTATCCCTTAATCTTCTGATAAACTTAAAAAGTTGATTATCACCTAATGCTACTACAAGACGTTCCCTGACGGCTTCATCATAGTCTAAGTGAATATCAAGATTGTTGTTGACTATGTACGAGGTATTGAGTTTAAGTACATAAAACAACTCCATGAACTTTGATTTCAAAGGATATCCCTCCTAGGGCTGTATTGCTATTATCTACATAATGGCAAGTAGAGGGTTGCCTTATGTAGATTGAAATTTTTCCTTCTACCTATATTATACGCACGATTTTACAAATCGTCAAGTAATTTACATAAAAATTTTTATATCTGCTCTTTTCTATAAGTTTATTTATTGATACGCGGTGTTCACACAATTTACACATATGTTCACATAATCTACACAAAATATACACAAAATTTTACCAATTTTTTACTTGACGAAACCAAATTTTGTGCGTATAATATAGGTAGAGAAAGAAATAAATAATAAAAACAATCGAAATTGATTAAAAATGATAAGAAAATCTACATAAGAAATAAACTAATATTACCATACTAATATATTAATTATATTATATATATTATAAGAATATATATTGTTATAATATATTATACATATTACTAAAATATTATATATGTTATTAATAATATATATTATAAATCAGAAATATTTATATTACTGATTAACAATATATATGTTAGTATAATATATATAAGCATAATTGAATGTTTAATTTTATATTCTATGTAATAAAATATACACTATTGTATTATTTATATAAGACCATATAAAATTTAAAATTTAATATATGCTTATATATAATTAACAATATTGTATAATATTAATAAGACATTATATATATTACTTATGTTTATAATATACATGTTATTAATATTATTTATAAGCATACAGAGATATTTAATTTGAAATATATCTTTTAAAATATTTATACTTCTGTAACATAAATATAAACATGAGTATAAATTATAATTTTAATGTAGTCTTATATAAGTAATACACTATTGTATATTTAGTAACGTAAATGTATAAAGTTAGATTACAATATGTATGTTAAGAACATTATATATTATATACTAATATAGGCAATTTTGAATTTTGAAAAGGAGAAATGATTATGAATTTTATGCGCACAAGAGGATGTAATCGTATTATTATGCCTCATTTTATATTACCTGTTAAGCCTAAATTGTCTGACGAACGTGATAAATACAGTGATTTAAATGTTGATTCAATGCCTGTCAGAGAAGGCAATCAGGCAATTCCAGTAAGGAATATATATGAAGATGAGTCTGATGAAAAATAATTTTTAAAAATACTTAATTTTTTGAAATTATGGTCGATATATATTATGGAAGGGGGAATTTGACCTCTACCTTATTTCCTTTTCCATCTCTACAAATAAATTTAGGGAGTGGTGTTGTGTATCAAACATATGAGGAAAGTAAACAAGCGTATGAGCGCTACCTACAAGAACATATAGCTAATGTAGCCGAGGCATGGCAATACATACAAGCTAAACTAGGTAACGAGCCTTTTGTTGTAGATGATTATTTAAGGCTGCAAATCACAGAACTTGTTGAAAAACATGATGCTAGTAAGTATGGTGAAGAAGAGTTTGACCCTTACAGACGTTATTTTTATCCTACACCTGATGATGTAGATAAAGATAAAATTCAATATAATTATGACCAAGCGTGGATTCATCATTATACAAACAATCCACACCATTGGGAATATTGGGCGCTCTATGATGAGGACAAGGAACGTGAGACATTGAGATTTATCAGAGACAATTATATAGTAGAACGTATTTGTGACTGGATGGCTATGTCAAAACAAAACAATAGTGGTATGCTTGATTGGTATAAGGCTAACAAAAAAGATATGGTAATGAACAAGGATGATGAAACATTCTTAGAGATGCTCTTAGAGAAGATAGGCAATTATCCGTTAGAGTGATAGGAGGACATTATGAATCCTGATTTACTATCTACAGAAAAGAAAAGTTCGGAAGACTGGTATCTTGATAGCCCAATGCACATTAGTCATTCAAGCGATATTCAATCTAGTACATTTCATGATGTAGATTCAAAAATATACACAGGGCAATATATAGAGTATAGATTAGCTGATGGTAAACTTATACCAATAGTACGAGAATATAAAGTGCCTGCTGAATTAGGTATTGACCAGTAACAAATATTATTAGAAAAAATTTTAAAAATTTACTTGACAAATTGGCTTTTTTATCGTATAATATAGGTGAAGGATAAAGTTAATCCTCTACTCGACTTTACCCTTCATTTATAGGTAAATAATGGATGGGAGTGAACAATGGATAGTCAAGGTTTACATTACGCAAAGAATAATAAATATGACGAATTTTATACGCAATACAGTGATATAAAAGCTGAATTATCGCATTATGTTGAGCATTTCAAAGATAAGGTTATTTATTGCAACTGTGATAATCCAGCAAAGTCTCAGTTCTGGAAGTTTTTTGTAGATATGTTTGAACCATATGGTATTAAAAAACTCATGGCTACATATTATCAACCAGATGGTGAAAGTTACTTATATGAATATTCCGGAAAATCTACAACCAGAATACCATTGTTAGGTAATGGAGACTTTAGGTCAGAAGAATGTATTGAAGTATTAAAGCAAGCTGATATTGTTGTTACTAATCCCCCTTTTAGCTTATTTCGTCAGTATACAATCCAGCTTATGGAATATGATAAGAAGTTTATTATTGTAGGTAGTATTAATGCTATTACATATAAAGATTTCTTCTCTTTACTCAAAGGCAATAAGGTTTGGATAGGCTTTACATTCAATCAATCTCTTGATTTTATTATGCCGGATTCATGTGAATTAAAAGGTTCAGCATATGTAGATAAAGACGGTTGTAAATATGGTTCTGTAGGTGGAATATGTTTTTATACAAACTTAGATATTGATAAACATAATGAGTTTCTCCCAGCTACTGGAAAGACTTATTATGGAAATGAATCTCAATATCCTATGTATGATAACTATGGCGCTATCAATATTGATAAAGTTGTAGATATACCAGATGATTACTATGGAGTTATGGGTGTACCTGTCACATTCTTAGGAAAGTATTGTCCAGAGCAATTTGAGATATTAGGTACGACAACTGGTAGAGATGAGTTTGATGAATTAGCATATCCAACTAAACGTTATGATAATCCTTGGCAACATAACAAAGACGGAACAGTAATCGGGGGGGTAAAATAAATACCACGGCAACAATTTTATTAAAAGATATACCATCTGATAAAGTTTATTATACAGCAGATAATGCAGATGGTATATTAAGGAGTGTGTACAGACGTATTTTAATACGGAGGAAAAGGAGTAAATAAATTGTTAATTACTAATGTCGAGGCATTTAATATTGATAATGCAATAAGAGGTATGAGAAACCCGATGGCATCTCATAAAAGGTCTGATTCTTATTATCGGAGCATTGATTCTCTCCGTGAGAGTCAATATGTGATTGGTGCTAAAGATTTGGAATTAGCGCAACGATTAATTACTGCTGGTACAGAGCATTGCAAATTTCTTAGACAAATATTTACTACAATGGATATTACAGCACCAAGGTATTGGTGGTCTGAAATGGACACATATAAAGTGGGCACTGTAGCAGATTCATATTCAAGTATGCATAAGGTACGTCCACTAACCAAAGATGATTTTGAGCCTGATACATATATTGATGGTGATATACAGGAGCACTGGGAACACACTCTTGAACTACTTAATAAAATTGCAGGGCTTTACCATGAAACCAAAGATATTAAGTATCTTCGACAGTATAAGCGTGTGTTACCAGAGAGCTTTCTGCAAAAAAGAACATGGAGCGCTAATTATGCAGTATTGCGCAATATTATTCATCAAAGGAAGAACCATAGACTAACTGAGTGGACAGATGGTTTCATTCCTGCATTAAGGAGATTTCCGTATGCAGATGAACTATTGTTCTTCAATAATGATTGAGGTGATTATATGCGTGATGAAATGAATATTATGGGTACGCCATTAGATACTGGACGTATTGAAGTTGAAATAAAATATAATCGCGGATATCATCTTACACCAGAAGAACGTAAAGAACTTTGGAAAGACCTTGGTGTATATAAAACTAAAACTGATGATGAAAAATAAGGAGGTAATATAATATATGTTTAACGATGGAATTATGCCTGACTGGGAGTTTGAAAAACTTTGTCAACAGTTCCATCCTCACTACATAGGTTACTATGGGATGGACAAGGACTTATGGAAGAAATTTCATGAGCTGTTTGGAGAGGGAAGTGCAACAAAAAAGAGCAACACTAAATCAAAGACTGAACAACCATCTACATCAAAAAGTGCTAAACCTGTAAAGCCTCAAGTTAATCATGAAGAGGATGAGGATAAGCGAGAAATGCCGGAGGACTTTTTAAAAACCCTATGGAGTGTTCTTACAGGTATGGAAGACGATGTTCCTAAAGGTAAACATGAAAAGTCTGAGCTACCTAAAATGTCGCCTGAGTTGAAGGAATATATGGATAAGAAAAGTAAAGTAAATCTGACAGATAAAACTAAATCAACATCTACAAAAGGAGAGAAAAATATGCACACAATTACTATTACACTGACGAACGGTAAAACATCAACATGGACAAGTGACCACTACGATAATTACAAATTGGTGGATGGATGTTTTGTAATTATGATGAATGGCGCTTATGTTGGCATCTACAATATGAGGTATATTACTTCAATCGTTGTAAGGTAATTAACTTGTTGATGTAGATTCAGAAAGGATATACATATGGAGCACATTGTCATCAAATTCGCGGACGGGACTTCTGACACATATAACACAGAGGATTGGGATAATTACGAGATAGTTGACTTTTTCTTCTGTGTCAAGAAGGACGGACATAATGTAGGCATTTTCAATATGCGGCATATTAAATCAATCACTATGAAATAATATACAAAGGAGAATAAGAATGCAATATAAATCCTATCAACACGTAGAGCGTTGGGGAAATGAGAATTAGCTGTCTTATAATATTTATATTATAAACCATTTGGTTTTAGCTAATTAGACTAAGTGTATTTTATACTACGTTATGCAAGAATGATATAGTTATCAACAGATATACTACCTAGTCTGTTGCTCTAAGGATAGCAATTAAATAATTCTGAAAGACAGGAATAGTGTTGCTATTAAAAACCTTGCAATAACATTGTCTAAGGTAGAACTACTCTAACATACAAGGGGTCATATAGGCATGGTGTATGTATTAAACATTAATAGCAGTCCTTTAATGCCATGTACAGAGGCTAAAGCTAAGAAGTTATTGCGTAATCATAAAGCACAAATAGTAAAATATGAACCTTTTACTATTCAACTCTTGTTTGAATGTGAAAATAAGATTCAAGATGTTGTGCTTGGTGTAGACGCAGGGAGTAAACACATTGGATTGTCAGCAACAACAGCGACAAAGGAGTTATATGCGGCTGATATTGAGTTAAGAAATGATATTGTTGATTTATTATCTACGCGGAAAGAGCTTAGAGTGTCAAGACGGCGTAGGTTACGGTATCGTAAGGTTAGATTTAATAATCGCACTCACTCTAAGCATAAAGGATGGCTACCACCATCTGTTAGGCACAAAATTGACTGCCATTTAAAAGTCGTTGAAGAAGTGTATGGAATCTTACCTATATCACGTATCATTGTTGAAACTGCGTCTTTTGATATACAAAAGATAAAGAATCCAAATATACAAAGAAAAGAATATCAAGAAGGGGAACAGTCTGGATTCTGGAATGTAAGAGAATATGTATTGTTTAGAGACAATCACACTTGTCAACACTGTCATGGGAAATCTAAAGATGATGTATTGAATGTTCATCATATTGAAAGTAGAAAGATAGGGGGTGACGCACCAAATAATCTAATTACATTATGTCGAACGTGTCATGAGGCATATCACCGTGGCAACATCGAATTGAATTTTAAGCGTGGTAAGTCCTATAAGGACGCTACCTTTATGGGAATTATGAGATGGGCATTTTATGAAAAACTTAAAGCGTTATATTTGAATGTGTCCATGACTTATGGATATATTACTAAGAGTATTAGGATTCAATATAATTTGCCTAAAGAGCATTATATAGATGCTCGATGTATATCAGGAAATCCACAAGCTCAACCTTTAGGTTATTACTACTATCAGAAAAAAGTACGTTGTCATAATAGACAGATATATAAAATGAAAATACTTAAAGGAAATAAACGAAAACGAAATCAAGCTGACTACACTGTTAAAGGATTTAGGTTATTCGACAAGGTTAAATATAAAGGTATTAAGTGTTTTATATTTGCTCGTAGAGTTAGCGGGTATTTTGATATTAGACAATTAGATGGTACTAAAATAAGTGCTAACGCTAACTATAAAAAACTACAACTATTACAGATGCGTACAGGGTATCTAACAGAACAACGGACGCAAATTGGATAATGACTATATCTATATAAAGGAGTTATATAAAGTGCAATATAAAAGCTATCAACATATTGAGAGGCTTGGAAATGAGAACGTGGAAGGTATTGAATGTGGGAAGTGCATGATATTCCCTAAGATTGACGGCACTAATGGTACGGTGTTCTTAGGGGACGATGGGCAAGTTCATGCTGGTTCTCGTAGACGTGAATTAACGCTTGATAAAGACAACGCAAACTTTTATGACTATGTTCTACAGCAAGATAATCTCAAGGCGTTCTTTAAGGAGCATCCTAATCTTAGGTTGTATGGTGAGTGGCTAGTTCCACACACACTAAGAACATATCGTAAGTCAGCATGGAATAAGTTTTACGTATTTGATGTTGCAGTAGACGATGAGCATTTTTCTGATGGGTTAATGTACTTATCTTATGAGCAATATCAACCTAAACTAGAGAAGTATGGGATTGAATATATTCCCCCTCTTGCGGTTATAACTAATCCTACTTATGAGAACCTAATCAAGTGTATGCAGAAGAATGACTATCTCATCGAGGATGGTCAAGGTGTAGGTGAAGGTATCGTCATCAAGAATTACGCTTACTGCAATAAGTATGGCAGGACTACATGGGCTAAGATAGTAGCTTCTGAATTTAAGGAGAAGCACGTTAAGACTATGGGTGCTCCTGTGATTAATGGCGATATGATTGAGGAACGTATCGTGCTTGACTTCTGTACTTCTGCTTTTGTAGAGAAGGAGTACGCTAAGATTGTTGAAGTGTGTGGCGGGTGGAAGTCTCAATACATACCTCGTCTACTCAATACAGTTTATCACGAGCTTGTCACAGAAGAGATGTGGAGCATTGTACGCAAGTATAAGAATCCAACTATCAATTTTAAAACACTCTACTGCCTTATTGTAGATAAGATAAAGAGTGTAAAGCCTATGCTATTCTAATGTATAGGGGATTAATCTCCCCTATACTACAAACTTAAATTTACAAAGGAGAAATATAAAATGTCAACTAAAATTGATTACATGCAGAGATATCAAGCGTTTCGCATATTAGAAAGAGGTAAATTTTCAAATGGATATTACACAGCATACAAGTATTCACAAGAGATGTTGAGTGAACTTAAAGAGGATGGCAATGAAGCATATTGTGTTGTAGACCAGATTGGTAAATATGTGCCTGACAGAGTTTTCCAATTGTGCAATGACACAAAGCTAGTTATGGGGTCTGTGCCAACTTGGTTACAGGGTATTGCTTGGAAACAAGAGGGCGAACCTACTCCAATCAATTGTTCGTTAACATATTGGGAAGACGAGAGAGTGCAGTTTCGCATCTGCTTGTTTGATTGCAGGCAAAAGAATTGGATTAAGGAAGACTTGGATGCACTAGAGATAGCTATGACTGACGCTATTGCATCTGCAACGGACGGAAAAGGTATAGTAAGATTTATGTCTCAAGACGAACTTGTCTCACGTTGTCATGACCTTTCACAAGCTGAACGCAACAGAAGAATGAGAGAGACAGAACCTGATTGGATGTGGATATCTCGTAAACACTATGAAGAGACAGGCGTGTGGAGAGATAGATACTGGAATAAGATTGAAGGGAGTAATCCGTTATTTTAACAGACCCTAAGAAAGTATCGTATAATGAAGCACTAGCTCATGTTATAGCCCGTTTTCATCGAGCTTATAAATCTCACATATTTACGTGTGAAGTGTGTGGTAAAACTATCGAGCCTATGATAAAAGTATGGGGAGATGAAGTACTCTTTTATTCTGACCGTAGTGAGGCAAGGGGAGGTTTGGGTAATAAAGTAATTAAAAAGAATGCGTGTAATGATTGTTTAAGAGAAATCAATGCGGGTATTAACATTAATGATTGATGAATATATTAATTTGAATAATTCGGAGGTAGAATTATAATGACAAAACAACCAACAATATATATGCTAGTAGGACTGCCTGGGGCTGGGAAAACTGAATATGCCCATAGAGAAATGAAGGATTGCGATATCTTTTCATCAGACGAACTTAGGGAAGAATTGTTTGGTGACAGGCGCGACCAAGACCATAATAAAGAGTTGTTTGAGGAACTTCATAAGCGTATCTACAAGAATCTACAAGAAGGACATGATACGGTATATGACGCTACTAACATCAACTACAAACGGCGTATACAGTTTATAAAGAATATTCCTTGCGAGTGTGAAAAGAGGTGTATCGTGTTTGCACCTAATATCTCGACCATACTTTTACGGAATGGACAGAGAGAACACAAAGTGCCACCAGAAGTAATCCAGCATATGTACACATCATTCTATATTCCTTGGTTCTATGAAGGTTGGGATGCGATAGCATTGTGTCAAGAAGCCATTCCTGATAAACCATATAGCATTCGTGATATATTCTTTAACCCATCCGGTTTAATCTACTATGACCAGCATAATTCTCACCATACTCTTTCGTTAGGCGACCATATGTTAATGGCTCATCAGAATGCTCTTAAGTATTTCCCTCAACTTAAAGACAGTGATTCTTCTGGGTATAAGGCTATTGAAGAAGCTATCCTCCTTCATGACATAGGCAAAGTGAAGACACAAGTGTTCCACGATACAAAGGGTAATCCCACATCGGAGGCTCATTATTATGGGCATCATTTGGTTGGTGCTTATGATAGTCTACAAGTAGAGAGTAAATCTGACGACCGTCTTTATAGGGCTGTACTTATTCAATGGCATATGCAACCTTACTTTCTCAAGAGTGAGAAATCACAAAAAAAATATCGTAAGCTCTGGGGTGATAGTCTATACGATACCATAATGGCTATATATGAGCTTGACAAATCTGCTCACTAATGTAGTTGGTGATGTAGATGATTGTCACACTCAAACAAGTACACTGTATCAAATTTATTGAACATTATACAAAGCATGAGTTTGACGGATTTAATACAGAACAAGCTTCCGATTTTATAGCGCGTTACTTAGAAGAAGCTATTGCAGAATCTACAAAACCAACAGATAAACAGCGAAAATGCGCTTATGCCATTTGTCAAAGACAACATATTACACATAACTGTTTGACTAAAAGTGAGTATAGCGCATTTATCGCTGACCATACAGACCCAAATTGGATTAGATAGGAGGTGATGCTAGTGTTATTTGATAGGTTAATTGCTAGTCGTTGCTACAGTGATGCGTTTGAAGGTACTCAATACCATCATGACATGGAAGAGAACCTTGGAGCAATGTCACCTGTACGCAAAGCAAATAGGACTATGGAAACAATGCCTCGCCAATCTATCTATCGTACATCAGAGCAGAAGTAACTATTACAATACTTTATAGAGGAAGGTTGATATAATTGTACTATCTACAAAGTGATGAGCATCCCGTAAGAGTTGCAGGACTGCATAGAGCTATTCGGTCACTGAGTGACATTCTGTTCTATGAAGCTAATCAAACTTATCTACAGGTTTGTGTAGATGATAATAAAAATATCTATGTATGCTATTTGTATGAACCAAATCAGCGTAAGTTGACACAGACTTATACAGTTACAAAGTGCTTTGATGGTATCTACAAGTATAGCGACTTCACGGGTCATGTTAATACCCATGATAAGTATATATACTATCTGTTCAAACCACTAGAGGACGAAGCTACATTCACGTATACAATACCACTGTCTGCTACTCCGTATTCGTATGACCAGTGTGTAGATATGGGCGAAGAGTCATTATTTAATTATGTGGCTGAGTGTAAGTCAAGTTGTGTAATGGAGCTTTTGTCTGGCGAACGTCCACCTATAAAAATAAACATGCCCTCTGTAACACCGTAAAGAAAGGGTGATGTAGATGTGGGTATAACTATTAATCCTGATATATTTGGTGGATATGACATTATTACTAGCTCTGTATGTGGTAATCATATCATATATGGAGAACCAGAATCTACTATTGACAACGAAAAGGAGATTGACACATGATAGTAGTAAATTTCTTTGCACCACCCGGCGCAGGCAAATCTACAACAGCAGCGTTTGTGTTTTCACAACTCAAGATGGAAGGCATTAATGCTGAACTTATAACAGAGTTTGCTAAAGATAAGACGTGGGAACATAATAGTGTGGCATTAGCTAATCAAATGTACATAACGGGTAAACAGTTTTATAAGCTCTCAAGAGTAGATGGTCAGGTTGATATCGCAGTTGTGGATTCACCGTTGCCTCTTAGTATTCTCTATAACGACAATCCTATACTTGGAGAGGACTTTAATAAGACAGTCATGAATCTGTTTAACTCATACGCCAATATGAACTTCTACATTAATAGGGTCAAGGAGTATAATCCCAAGGGATGTAACCAGACAGAGGCAGAGAGTGACGAGATAGGGCAACGGCTCAGAACTATACTCACTCAGTATGACATACCGTGTACTGAGATTAATGGCGATAGAATAGGAGCACGCTTTGCCTTAAATACTATATTAGAACGGTACAAACAACTCAAAAATAGTGCAAAACTATAAAGAGTTTATATAAAATTTTGAGTTTCTTCACCATAATTGGGTTTGAGGTAGTTATTTTGTTCATTTTTTGATATATTTGTTTAGAAAATAACAAGAATATTATATTAAATAGCGTACAGTTGTTATCGGCTGTGCGTTATTTTTTTTATTTAAATTACAAATAGTATATCAAGTTAATTATCGAGAGATAATATAATATGTATAATTATTATTATCTAAATAATTTTAAAGGGTTTATTTATGATTATTTAGATAATATAATTTCCCTCTTTTTCCAATCCTTCACGTTATCTTCAATATACTTGTATACTTGACATACAATATCATTACTCACAACTTCATTCTCTATATTAACATCCTTGTCCACTACGTCA